CCTTGAACGTCGTCCAGAGCGACACAGAGCTGCGTGTCGACGACGTTGTAGGCCATAAACATCGAGCGGTTCTCGTCGTAGGAGTTGCCCTCGGCAGACACCTTCCCGATCCCCAGCTCGTCGTTAGCGATGTATTCGAGGGACCACGACTCGCGCTGACCGTAGAGGATCTTCTGCATCGCGGCCATCATATCCACGGCGGGGAAGCCGGGGACGTACCGTTCGGTCTTCCACCCGCCTACGATCCCCACGTCGGACATCGCGTGCTCGTTCAGGTCCTCGTTGGCCTTGATCCGGTTGACGATGTATTCGTGGTCGAAGTCGATGTAGTTCCACCCGGTCGCCACGTCCGGGCGCTTCTCCTGTATGTAGCCCACGAAGTCTTTGAGCAGGGACGTCTCCGTCCCGAAGCGCTTGAACGTGATCGGCGCGCCAGCGTACTCCTCCGCGTGCTCCGAGGACGACCAGTGGTCCTCGATGTAGCCACGGATCTGACCGGGGTCGACCTGCCGATCCGGGTCGAGGCAGAACAGCGTATATTCCTCATCGTAGCTGTCGTACGCCGTCAGGGCCTGAATCTCGTTCGGAGCATCCGAGGCGAAGTCATCGTAGAACTGCTCGGGAGCCTCCGCCTCGATGTCGATGTAACATATCCGGGGACGGATCGGCTCGTCGACGTCTTCGGTGGCGACGGACGTGACCTCGCTGATGTGGAACGAGGCATCGTCGGGGACCCTCACGTAGCCTGAGAGCGCGTAGTCAGCCGTACATCGGCGTTCGTACACCACGTCCGACTCATACCTCTCAGACTTGTCGTAGTGGTCTCTGACCGTTCTCACGTCGCTTGGATAGCGAACCACGACCTGCACGAGAGGCACACCGTCGTACGACTGAAACCCACCACGGACGTCCTGAATGATGTCCTCGCAGTCCTCGAAGGACTCCGGTGGCGGGGCGGCCTCTGGTACGAAAAGATAAGGTTCTGTACCATAAACGTCCTTCACGATCCGCCGTCCATCGGCGGCCCGTCCGACCATCTTGACCACGAGGTCGTTCTCGTCCTCGAAGGTCAGGTCGGTTACCCTAATGAGTGTCTCGCCCATACGAGAGCCCCTAAGACGTATTGAAGTATATATCTTTTTATTCCCTACACCGACTCCCAGATCTGCTCCTCGAAGGCCTCCCACGGAACGAACCGGATTCGCTTTCCGAGGACGTTCGGCTCGTGAGAGTAGACGCCATCGTCGTCGACAGCGTCCACCTCGAACTCACTGACCTCGGTGTTCCCGAGCACCGTCTCCACTTCTGCTCGCACGGTGTCTCCGATCTCGATCCCGTTCATTCTTCGAGCACCTCGACGTCCACAGAGCCGACTCGGCTGAGCTTGCTCCACTTCGCGCCCTGCCGGGTAGTGCTCCGGTACTCCAGAGTAAACGAGTCGCCCGGCTGACCCTTGAGTCGCTTCCGGCACAGATCCTCAGGATCCTCCTCGAGCATCACCGTCGTCCACCCGTACTCGCCTTCGAGGTCGCACGTCTGGTTGTCGAGGTTGACGACGCGGGCTTCGACGGTCTGGGTGTTTCCTCGGGCTGCCTTCTTGCTCTCGTAGCTGACTTCGACTTTCGTTCCAACGTCCACGTTTGCGAGCTGTTCGGTCGTCGTGACCTGAGTCATCATCATACTACCTTCTACACGGCATAGCCATATAAATCTATGGATTTCAGTATCCCTCTACTCCGGCTCGTGAGTGCTCGCGTGCATCGCAGCGTAGACAGAGTCGTCCTCGTGAGAGTCCTTGATCGCCTCGAAATTCTTCTGACCCTCGGCCACGAACTCACCGTGAAACGCTCTGAGGAACTTGTCCAGCCGGCGGACGTACAGACCGACTCGGATCCAATCCTCCGGGGACTCGATCGTGACTGCCTCCTCACCCGCCATCAGGTAGAGGATCTCCCCGACCATCTCCCACGAATTCCCGTAGTCGTCGTTCTTCTCGACGTAGAGCTCGGCCAGATCACGGAGGATCTCATCGGGCGTCTCCTCGATGAACTCCGCCAGCTCGGCTTTGATCTTCTCCTCGCAGGCAGGACAGTCGACGTATTCACTTGGTGGTGCGCTCCAGCGTGCTCCGCACTCGGGGCACTCGTATCGGTTCATACACTACTGACTCGACCACCAAGAAATATAAATCTATGGACTAAGAGGCAGGCCCGTTCTGCTTCTTCTGATCCTCCTCGGACTTCGCCGCCTGAGCGAGTCGATGCCAATAGACGAACACCGCCACCGAGATGAGGAACGTGATCGACCATAGAACGAGTCTCCCCGGACGTCCGGGCGAAAAGATCACGATCACCTGCTCCACGATCTTCCCAGCCGACACACCCACGAACACCGATCCGAGGACGTCTCTACTGAAGATCTGATCCAGAGCCTGTCGCGCCTCGAAGTCACCGTCGAACATTACAGGAGCTCGTGATCTACCCTCCGGTTCGCCCATTCACTCCGACAGTCCGGCGAACAGAAAACAGGGTTCGCCCACGACACTTCGACACCCTCTCCCGGTCTATACGCCTCGGTACACGAATCCAGATCGCAGGTGGGCACGCCTCAGAATTTGGCGCGCCGACCCTTGAAACTATCCCAGAGTGGTGCCAGCCCGATTACCTTCTTCCGGGTGTAGCCAGCGGTATCGCATCAGAGCTAACCACCGTTCGGCGATAGCCTCCTCGCCGATGATCTCCTCCAGATCTTTGCCTGACTGACGCATCGATCGCATCTGCTCGTAGCAGTCACGAGAGCAGTACCGATTGGATCCGAAGACTCCGAGTTGACTCTCGTACTCCTCAAACGTATCCGCGCACGTCGGACAGGTTACTTCCACTCTCGCGAGGGACTGATCGTGGATCTTCGCGTGATGGTTCTTCATCCCGTTCTCTGTGGCGCACTCCTGACCACAGGTGGGGCAGTCCACCCCCATCAGAACTTCACCCTCCGTTGCTTCGCTCGATCGTAGTCCATCCCTCCAAACCCGACAGCGCTGGCGTGGCAGAAGCCTTCATAGTCACACCAGTAGCACTTCGAGTCGTCTGGCTCCGGGTCGAACTGCTCCCGGCGGATGTCCTGCACACACCGCTTCGCGTGCTTGATCATCTCGTCCCAATTCTCGTCGGACGGCTCGAGCTTCCGCTCCGTCCCCTCGTCCAGATAGACGAACCGGATCGCCTCTGGAGCCTCACCGTAGAGTTCTTGGTAGCCGCGCATATACACGGCTCCCTGAATGACCTCACCCTCCTCTCGGACCGATCCCGTCTTCCAATCGAGGATCTGTCCGTCCTCCGTGACGAGGTCGATGAAGCCCTTGAACTTCGCGGAGATGTCTGCTCGGCCCAGAGTGAAATTGAACTCCGGCTCGATGTCCTTCACGACGGCGTCGTCCTGATAGGCGCAGACGTACTTCGCGCAGGTCTCCAGACACTCCAGACCCTTCTCCCACATCTCGTCGTCGACGTCCGGGTTCCACTTCCGGTATTCGCTGATCAGCTCTTGGCGGAGCTGGTTCTGCGGACGAGGTGGTTCACGCCATCGGTCTTGCTTGAACACCTCCTCGATCGACTCGTGGACTGCAGAGCCGAGTTCGAGGTGACCCGCGCTCGTCTTCGTGCCCGGTAGTCGCTCCACCTTCGACAGGTAGAACGCATACGGGCAGCGTTTGTGCGCCTTCACGGAGGAGGCTGAGAGCCGGAAGACGGAGTCCTCCGGGTCGACCAGCTCCTCCTCGTCTTCCCATTTCTGTCGGTTCATAGTGCTTTGTCTCCGTCTCGTAGTTCGTCGAGCTGCTCTTTCGTAGCGTTCGGTTCGTCCCACTCCCAGATCGTATCCTCGGGATCGTAGTCCTCGTGCTCGCTGATATACTCCAGAGCCTCCTCTGGATCGTCTGCCTCACCGGGGAAGATCGGACCGGTGAACGCCACCTCCTCTCCCTTCCCACACCGGCGGCACCGCTTCAGCTCGGCGTGACGACCGATCTCGTTGAACGTCGTCTCGTACTCAGTCTTCCGGTGTCCGGTGAGCAGACAGATGAATCCGTGGTTACTCTTCATATGGTTCGATCTCCTCGATGTGGTTCGCCAGACGGTTCCGGCGTTCGACCTTCGCTTTGTAGGTCGTGTCGATGATTTGCCGCCCGGTCTCCTGATGAACGTAGTAGTAGCTATCGGGTGCCATCTGCTCGTACTCCTCTGGCCGAGGGACGTCCTTCGACAGCGTCACCCGATCGCCTTCGTTCATAGGTTCGGGTGTTCCTCCGTGTCCTCTCGGTACGGATCGAGACTGACGTCTTGTTCAGTAACCGATTCTCTGTTGATGATTGCTTCTTGTTCCATATGACAGGGTTTACACAACGTGACCAAGTTGGAGAGATCGTTCACTCCCGGCAACCACTTACCATCACGGTAGAAATACCGTCGTGGAACCATATGGTGGACAGGTAGATCTCTCCACTTTTCACGATGTTCTTCGTTGGTCAGACCACACAATACACATCTATGATTATCTCTCTTCCGAGCCTGTTCACGAGCCTCTCTCCATCCCGGTGGGTATAAATCAGAACTGCCCCCAGACCAATTCGGGTTATCTTCACCCAATCTGGATTCAGACATACGAGCCTTCGCCTCCTCGCTGATCAGATCCACACCAACACGATCCTCCGCTCGGCACTCCACCGAGCAATACTTTCCCTCGCTTGAGTACCAAGATTTCAGCTCGAAAGAGCATCCACAGGTCTCACACTCGTATTCCACCATTTCCACTCTATGCTGCTCATTTTGATGAGCTGACCAGCACTCCTTGGAGCAGTACCGACCTTCTCCATTCGAAGGAAGATACTCGAACTCCTCCCCACACCACTCACAGATCGACATCTCTGTTACCAGAGACTCTCCGTGAGTTCTGGCGTGGTGCTGTTTCACACCCGCCTGTGATTTGAGTTCTTTGTCGCAAGTGGGGCAAGCTGCTTTACTCATACTCATCGAGAACCTCCTGAATCACATCGTTAAAGGACTGACCTCTGTCCTTCAACTCATCCAGACGCTCCCAGCTATCGTCGGATACTTTGATTGTCGTTGCCACGGTATAACATTATAACTCTATACTATTATACCTTGCCTCTTAGACCTCGGGATGGTCCGATTCCTCCCGATAGGGGTTCAAGGATATATGGCGAGCCATCCTGAGGTCGGTCACTAAGGCTCTCAACTGCAGGCCAGCGTTTGACCCGTGGAGGATCCGCCACTCGCAGTCAGCCACCTTGTCGACGAGCAGACTCTGGCTGTCAGCCGGGATGTCGTCGTACTCGAGGACCACGTCCATAATCACATCGCAGAGCGCTTGGACGTCGATCCCATTCTTGAGCATCTGGTCGATGAGACTCATCGCCGTGTCCTGATCCCCGTTGATCGCGGCCTCCACCATCTCGGCGACCGTGTCTTCGTCCACCAGACTGACGACAGCCTCGAGGAACTCGTCCACGACCTTTCCGTCGGACGAAGCGCTCTGGAGCGTGTGGATCGCCTTACGCGCGTCTCCTTCCGCCTGAGTAGCGATCGTCCCCAGCTGCTCCCGTTCGTACTCCAGCCCCTCATTCTCGGCGACGTCCTCGAGTAGATCGATGATCTGCTCCAGCCGGAGCGGGCTCATCTGAAGCGGAGCGCACCGACTCTGGATCGGATCGATCAGCTTGTTCGGGTAGTTGCAGATCAGGAAGAACCGAGTCCGATCGTGGAAGTCCTCCATAATCCGGCGCATCGCAGGCTGGGCGTCACGAGTCATATTGTCGACCTCGTCGAGGAGGACGATGTTGAAATCGTGCTGGCCCATCACCCCGCCCTGCGAGGCGAAGTTCTTGATCTTCGTCCGCACCGTCTCGATGCCACGTTCGTCCGAGGCGTTGAGCTGGAGCAGGTGGTTCCGCCACTCGTCACCGTACTTGTCCCGAGCGAAGGCAACGGCGGCAGCCGTCTTCCCTGTGCCCTGAGGACCCCAGAGGAGGACGTTCGGCATCGCGGCGTCATCGACCCAATCCTTGAGTCGGGACGTCTCTTTCGTGTTCCCCATAATCTCGTCGAGGGTACTCGGTCTATACTTCTCAACCCACACCGTGTCTTCTATTGTCGTCATCGTTGTATCGTTTAGGTTTATCGATTTATAGTTCTTTGGGTTCGTTACTCCTCACCAGCTCGCCTGACCGCCTACTACATCTCGTAGTGCCTCCCGATCATCCCAATCGATATGAACGTCACACTGGATCGGCTCTCCAGCTCCTTGAACGACAACATACCGGTGGTCCGGGTATAGCTCCATAAACTGTTCCCCCTTCCGCAGACACCTATCCGAGGCATACCCTTTCACCTCGATTACTACATCGTCTACGATGAAATCAGGGCAGTAAGACGAGTTCTTCAGCTCGAAGATCTGACTCTCGTACTCGTATTCTACACCCACATCGTAGAGTAGTAGGTCTATTTCTTCTTCCCAACTCGAGCGTACCTCGTGACCTGTCTGGGGAACAGTTCTCCACTCCCAACCACCAAACCTACGATCACCAGCAGCCTCGGAGATAGACTGACTTCGTAATTCGTAGGCGCAGTCTCTACTACACGTCTGATTTTCTTTCCACGGCTGAACCGAGAACACCTCACTGCATATCACGCAGGTACGGTCTTCACGCTTCGCCTGATGGTGATCTTCGCCTGATGGCGTGTCGTACTGATCGCCGACGAATGAACCCTTCTTCCGCTCACTATCCCACGAAAGGCGACACTCATCACAGCAGAACCAGCGTTCTTGACAGTTCATCCGCCACTGCTGGATAGTATCCTCCTCACCACACCACTCACACTCCACATCTGTAGTCGTGAGAGACTCTCCGTGAGTCTTAGTATGGTGTTGCTTCATTCCCTGCTCCGTACTAAAAGACCTACTACAAGTAGGACACTCCGACATTTGGCTACACCCAAACGTCTTTAACAGAGCAGGACTCATAACCCTTCGGGAGGTTCTGGCTACACCCATTACTCAGACCTCCCGTTCCACGAACACTGGCCTCCACGCCATCCGAACGTCGGACACTCCTCGCGCTCGCCCTTCTCGTACACGCAGAGACCCTTCTCTTGGATCGTCTGGCACGACATCGTTCGGTAGCGATTGTCGTAGATGTGCTCGAGCTTGTCCCGAGTGATCTCTGGATCGTAGTCGAACCAGCCGAGCTTTCGGAATACGTCCTGCACACCGTCCACGCCCATCCCGCTGTTGAACATCAGCGCCGCGCAGTTCAAGCGGACGTCGTGGTCCGGGTTCCGGGTCATCAGTCGCTCGTACATACAGGGCATCTTGAGGACGTCCTTGACGAACGTCTCGAACTGCTCACCGTACTCGGACGGAGAGACCTCACCAACCTCAGCCGTATCCACGTCGACCACTCCGGCCTCCGTGTCTGGTTCGTAGTCCTCGAAGATCTCCATCTTCGGACGGTCTCCGCTCGGGAGCGGAACCTGCCGAGGCTCCTCAGCCATCTTCAGTAAGTCGTCGGGCGTGATATCGACCAGCTCTTGGACGGTGAGCGGGATCGTGTAGAGCGACAGGGGGTAGCCATCCGAGGCGACTCGAGGACAGTTCGCGATGCGGCAGAGGCGATTGTAGTCACCCTGACGCGCGCCCTTCTCGTCCAACGTCTGAAGGGACGCCTCGTCCTCGATCATCCTCGTCATCGTTCTAAGCTCCCTGTCCGGCTGCACACGCGGTTCCGTCAGGATATGAATGTGGATGCCGAGTCCACTGAAGATCGCCAGAGCAGGCCACTCACGTTCCTGTATGTAGCGAGCAGCCCTCCGAGCGTCTTCGACCACGTCACCGAGGACGTCGTCAGCCACCATCCTGTCGTCCCTCATCTCGGGGATGATCTCAGACGCCCAATCGGTATCCCGATCCGTATCGGGTTTGTCGACGTCCAGATCCAAGAACACCTTATCGAGGATCGAGCCACCGGCATCGCCGATGTGACTGATTCTCGTGTAGAGATTGTTCTCTCCGTAGTTCGCATCCAAGAATAGGTCGAAACACGCCCGGTCGAAGGCGAGGAACTGATCTCTGTGCTCGCCGCGTTCAGGTCCCACTAAGCCGACGTGACGTGGGTACTTCCCGAACAGCTCTCTATTGACCGGGCCTAATTTCATTGGTCTCGCCCATCCCATTGTTATTGTCTCGCCTTATCTCGTTCCATGTGTTCGCTCATATGGCAGAACCGACACAGAACCTCCAGATTGTCGAGGTCATTATTCGTCGGATCCTCGTCGACGTGGTGGACTGATAACGCTCGGTCCTGCTCCGACTCATCCTTACCACACTCCTCACACTGCCTACCCCGTGACTCCCGGACTGCCTCTTTGAATTTAGGGGACAACCGCTCGCGGTCGGCTCGTCCACCCTTGAACCGCCAATGATCTTCACCCTCGGTGTGTGGACCGTTCTCCTCGAAGTACTGTTGAAGGGAATCAGAGATTTTATGACCCCAATCAATGTCTCTGTCCTTCATCTGGAGCCGCTTAAGGAGACGATGACACTGATCAGAGCACGTCCAACTCTCGACCATCTCAGCTCGCCACTGATTGATCTCTTTCGTCGTTTCGCAAACAGCACACTCCATCTCTACTCTCGTGAGCGACTCACCGTGAGTTTGGACATGATGCTGTTTGACGGCGTTCTCGGACACGAACATCCGGTCACAAGACGGGCATGGTACATCCCTCTCCCGAGCAATGCACTCGATCTTCTCGCCGTGAGTTTTGGCGTGGTGAGTTCTCATGCCTTCTTGACTCTGATATTCGTTTCCACAGGTCGGGCAGATCGGCCCACAATTCAAGCAGTCACAGTCTGACATCAAGCTGATTTAGGAGCGTATAATTGATTAATCTTACGCGCCTAAATCACTCTGCTGCCCCCAGCACATGGCGCACCGTACCGTGACTTTCCTCCTTGAGGATCAGCAGCGGGGAGCCCTGCTCGACGTGGAGCGTGACGTTCCCATCGAGGGCCTTCACGACCTCGGAGAAGCCGCTCCCGTACAGGTTGTCGACGTCCTCGCCATCGACTTCGCCCTGCAGTTTCGCATTCACGTAGTTCCCCTGATCGCTCCCCACGTTCAGCAGGAACTCCTCGTTCTCGACCACGATCGGGTAGAACTCCAGCTCCTTGCGGAGGTCTACGACGTCGAGGATCTTGTCGAGAGTCTCGGTGTAGGTCTTGATGTGGCAGTTCACCGGACGCTCCTCGCCCTGATTGATGAGGACGTTATCCTCGTTGAACAGGCCGGGCAGGTCCGTCGGAACACTCTCCAGCGAAGACTCGCTCGCCGGGAGCGTGAGACCGACCTCGAACGAGTGAGAGCCGGGCACACTCACGCGGAGCTGCTCTGCCAGCGGACCATCCTCGGACCCGACGAAGTCGAGCACAACCGTCGAGGACGTCCCCTCTCCAGCCAGACCGAGGTAGTCGAGCAGGCGCGGCACCGGGATGATCGCCTGCGCGTCTCCGTCGATGGACTCGATGTCACCCTCGACGTAGTCGTTGTATGCCACCACCGTCCCACCGGGCGTCCCGGCGAGGAATCGGACGCGACCGTCCGAGATGTTCACGTAGATCTTTTCGTGGTAGCCGACTGCGGTCTGCTCTACGAGTTCGCGGATCTGTGCCTTTGACGCTTCGATCGTCGCTTGTGTGTCACTCATCGGTCTGTGGGTTCTCTGCTTTGAAGTGGGTAATCTCTACGCCCTGTTCGACTCGGACCTCGAGGTCCAGCTCCGTAACGATCTCGTTCTCGCGGACGTGTCCGAGCTTCCGGAGCGTCTCCACCACGTCGGCGAAGACCGCGTCCGAAGGCGCGAGGACAGCGTCGGCGAGCGGGATCGGGAGCACTTCGTCGTTCTCGTTGTCGGGTTCGCTTTCACTCATCGTTAGTCTCGTGTTCGTCGATCAGCCGGTCGATCACGTCGTTGGCGCTGACGTTCTCTCCGGCCATGTCGTTCACCTTCTTCGTTACCTCTGACGGGGTTGGTAGCCCCACGACGTTCTCGTCGATCCGCTCGACCTCCTCCACGTCGTCCGGGAGGATCCGATTGAGGACGTCCTTGATCGTCTCGCCCTCCTGTTTCAGCTCCTTCAGCTTGTCGTAGGTGCTACCGTGGAGCCGGATGGACGATTCGTCGCTGCTCGTCATTACTCGGCACCTTGACGGTAGACGATGTCAGGATCCCCGGTGAAGAGATCCACGTTCAGCTCACGCTCCAGATCGTCCAGATGAACCTCGTCGTCGGACGTCTCTGCGTCGTGGAGCGTATCGATCGCCCCCGACACCTTCGGGAAGTCCGGCCACGCCATCCGACCGAACTTGATCTTGGTCAGGGCAGACTTCTTCAGATTGCCCATCGGTCGTCCCTGATCGCCCTCGAAGATGTGGACCATCTCAGAGCACTTGTAGACGTTGTTCTTCTCGCCACCCGGCTTCTTCGGCGGCTCGTCTGCTTCCCCGCTCAGAACCGCTCCGTAGTCCTCCGAGGACGTCGCAGTCCAGCAGATGTGGTAGTCGGTACCGAGCATCTTCTCGCGGAACTCCTCGTTATGGAGCCGCTTGATCGCCTTCCAATCGGACTCGCGTCCGCCCTGAAGCGCACTCTGGAACTCGATGTCGTCCACGGACTTACCGGGGTACGCCATCGAGACGTACTTCTGCTGCGCCCAATCCCAACAGAGAGCCATCGAGTCGACCACGATGGTTCCGCGGGTGCCTGCCTCCAGACCGTCCACGTCACCAGCGAAGATGCTGTCGAGCGTGTCGATCGCTTCGGCGAGCGCGTTCGTCAGTTCGTCGTAGTTCTCAGGGGACCAGTAGACGATCTCTTTGTCGAACTTGTCGAAGATCGCGTTCCCCTTCCCCTCTGTGTCGATGAACATTACCGGACCGGGCATCGAGCAGGCGAAGTGAGTCTTGCCGACACCGGGGTTCCCGTAGACGAGGAACCGCCAGAGGTGATCGGCATTCTCAGCCTCCTCCTTACTCTGAGCCGACGGTGCGATGTCTGTGATCTCTGGCATCGTTTGTTACCTCAGATCGTACGCTCCTCGTCCGCGCCAGCGCCACCGGAGTTCGTCCCGCCACGGGAGACGCTCTCCTCGCTACCGGACGATCCGCTGTCACTGCCACCGGTGTCCTCACGCTCGGTCTTGTGGACGGCCTCCACACCGAAGACGGACATCGTGACCTTCCCGTCCTGATTCGGCGTGATCGACCCGTACACGTCGAGGATCGACCCGTCACCGAAGTCGACCATCTCGGGATCGATGAAGGCGTTGAGGCCAGCGTCACCGTCCTCGCCTCGGACGTCCTTCCCCAGATCCCGAGCGTCGACGAACGAGTCGTCCTGCAGAACCAGCCGGGCACCGTTGTCACCGACCCGCGCCTGGTGAACGTAGGCGTCCCGGATCACACGAAGGTCGACACCGAAACCAGCGGCGAAGCCGCGGTCGTTGGTGAGCGACAGGTGGTCTCCGATGGACGCGATCTCCGCTTCGGGCACGAAGTCGAGAACCATCTCCTTTCGTTCCTCGCGATCCTTCTCCGCCTCGAACTTCTCGACGTGCGTGGACGCGACGGCGTTCAGAGTGTAGGCGTTCGACCCGACAGGCTTCTGCGCGTCTCGGATGTCGAACTCACCCTTGATGGGCTGGAACGGCTCGTAGAAGTAGCCCATATACGGCTCGGGATCCATCTCCTGCCGGTCGAACATTACCGCGCCCAGACGAACCGGGCTGTCCTCCGGGATGCAGAGCGCGTAGCCGATGAAGACGTTCCCGTTGTTGAACGGGTCGTCCTGCGCTCCGATAGTGATCATCCGAACCTCGCCGTCAGCTCCCGAGTTCACCCACGAATTGAACTCGGACTGAACGGTGATCTGCGCCAGCTTCTCGCTGTCGTACTCCTGGAGTTTGTCCTCGTACCACTCACGGACCTCCTCGAGGGTGACGTTGTCTTCATCCGCGACACGGTCGGCGAATGTATCTGCTACCCAATCCTCTTCTTGCGCCTCGTCGGCCTCGGTTTCGGATTCGCTCATTTCTCGAACTCCGGCCTACTCTACTATACGACAGCATATAATAGTTGTGGTCGGTGTCCGAGTGAAAAAGAGCCGCGAGCGACCTACGGAGTGCCGACGCCGTCTTCCGTGATCTGGATACCGAACTCCTGATCCTCTACCTCGGGATGGTTCCGCAGCTCCACCTCGGACAGCGCACCCTGCCGGGACTTCATCATCAGGACGAAGTTCACCATATGGTGCATCAGCGTGCCCCCGTACACGGAGTGAGGCCCACCGTACTGACTCGGGTTCGCCGAGATCTGGCAGGTGAGCAGAACCGGGACGTCACACACCGCGGCCAGCTCATCGAGCTTGTCCAGATGCCTGCTCATCACCGTGGACCGGTCAGGGAGGTCCTCACGACCTGTGAACTGATCGCTCATCCGGAAGCGAGCAGTGAACGAGTCCACCACCACGCAGCTGATATCGTTCGGCCCGAACTCCTCTTTGACCTTCTCGTAGGCCATCTCCTGCTGGTCCAGACCGTAGGCGGGGATCTTGTAGACCTTGCTCTGGACGTCCTCGTCGTACATCTCACGGATCCGGTTGCCTCGGTAGCGACCCCGCTCCGTCTCGATGTAGACTGCTGGCAGATCGTACTCTTGGACTGCCTCGCCCAGCGCTTGGAACGAGATCTGCGTCTTCCCCGACCCGGTCTCACCAGCGAGCGCGACGAGGAACCCGGACTCCCATCCTCCTCCGAGGATGTCGTTCAGGTTGTCGATCCCGGTGGACACCTTCGTCAGGTTGTCGTACTCGTCGGCGACGTCGTCCCCGGTCATTATCGTCACCGCGTTCCGCTTCGCCTCGTTCTTGAAGCCACGGATGCGGCTCTCAGAGAGGTTTGACGCGGTCTCTGCGATCTCTGCCGGGTCACACTCGGCCAGATCCTCGAGATCCGACACGCCCGCGTTACGGAGCTTCTGAGCGTTCTTGTTCCCCAGCCCGTCGATGTCTGTTAGGTTTTGTGCCATCGTTGATCACCACTGCTCGAAGACCGACCGCGTCCGCTTCCGTGCGATCGACGGAGATGCCGACCCCATCGCCACGTCCTGACCCGTATCGTAGAAGTGTGAGCTGAAGCTATACTCCTCGACAGCGGAGTCGAAGTCACCCTCGATCGACTTGATGAGGAACTCCATCGCGTAGTAGATCTCCAGCACTCGGGACTCACTGAACCAATTGGACAGGAGCTCCCAGAACGGAGACTTCGTCTCGATCTTGCCCGTCCCCTCATCGATCTTGACGTGGTCGAGGATGTCCGTCCCGTAGTCCTCGAGGTAGGCGTCGATGAACCGGAACCGGCGGAGCAGGTGATTGAGGTTGTGCAGGTCCATAACCACCGACCGCTCCGTCGCCGGACGGTCAGCGAACAGGGACTCCGTCCCCACACTCTGATCCACCTGACGGCAGACCGTACACCCGCAGGGCATCCGCTTCGGAGCGAGCGTATCGTGGTCGACTTCGCCACCGTTGTCCTCCCCTCGCTCGGTCATCCGAACGACGTCGAGGTACGTGGACGGGAGGTGCATCTGGGAGTAGAACGACCCCATCTTGAAGCCCGTCCCGTCGTGAGTGACGAACGTGTCCGTCTCCATCGCGTAGAGCTTACAGAGGATCCGCGCCCACGCGTTGCCCTGACCGAGTGCGTGGAACACATCGCAGTCCACGTTCTCGGCGAACCAGCCCAGACCGAACGTCAGCAGGCCGGGGTTGTCAGCAGACCCGAGGGCCAACGCCCACGAATCCCAATCGCGGATCGGCTCGATCGCCTCGTACCACTCACGGTGAGCTTGATCGATTGGGCCGCGACCGTCCTGCCGGGGGATCCCGTGCATAATCGCCATTAGGTCGTAGCCGTCGTGACCGATCTCGTCCACCCGATCAGACATTATTTCCGTGTTCTTGCGCGTGACGTTCGTCGCCTTCTCAAAGGTCTGGTCGTACCAGTCCTGCCACGTATGCTCAGTGAACTTCCCCTCGGACTTTGAGTAGGAGTAGGGCGGCGTCTCGAGGATCGTACCGACGTCGGCGTTCGCCATCTGCCACTCCGCGATCCGCTGCGGGTGGATGTAGTTCTTCCCGTCGTGCTCGTCCAGATCGTAGGTGACTTCGAGACCGTTGGCGTTGGCGATCTGGTAGCCACCGGAGTCTCCCATCACGAAGACCTCGCCGGGGAACGCCTCCATATGCTCACGCGCCGTCTTCTCACGCTGGATCGACGGGGACATCGTGAGTGGGTTGATCAGGACGAACGGATGCTGTCCCATCAGCGAGTCGGGGTACCACCAGCCGAGCCGCTTCCCGTTCACGGTCTTTCCGATATCCTCATCCAGCCGCGTCTGAAGGCGCGCCATCTTGGACGAGGCGACGGGGATATACGAAACGTCGTTCGTCGAGGCGACCGGTAGATAGCTCGCTGCTCCACCGTCACCGGACGTATCGTGCCCGCCTTTGTTCTCGTCCATCGCTCGCAGTTCATCGATCCGGTCGAGGATGGTCTCCTCGTGCTCCGCGATCGACGGGCCGAGTGACTGCTGCTCAGGCTCGCTCTGTTCCGTACTGTCGGCGACTGTGGACTCTCCTTCGTCGTCCGTGACGTCTGGGTCGTCCTCGTCAGGAACCTCCGTCTGCGGCCCCTCACGGATGCTGTGCTCGCTTACCTCGTCCCCGAAGACAGGTTCGAGCCACTCGTCGTTCTGTTCCTCTCCATCGTCTGCTGAATCTTCCCCGGTCATAGGTCTCGTCGCGGCTTGGTCTTAGATGCCCACATATAATAATGTTTGTGTTTCTATTTCTCTACCGACTCAGAAGAAAGACTCAGGGGTCTCGTATTCCGCCTCAGCCGTCTCCGGTTTGACGTTCAGATTCCCCGTGTCGGTACGCTCTACGTCGCGAGCATCCACGATAAAGTGAGTGGCTCCCGGCGACCACTCCACATTCGACGACCATCGGACAGCGAGGAGCGGAGTCGCTCCGATGGACTCGGCGAACTCGATCATCGCATCGAACTTGTCGCCGTCCTCCTGAATGTATTTGAACGACTCGGCGGCCGAATACTTCTCCTCGATCACGTACAGATCCGTCCCCTCCTTTGACTCGTACTCGTAAGGACCGGACGGGAGCTGAATCTCAGCGGGACGTCCGACGAGGATATCACCAGCGTCGTGCCCAGAGGTGTAGCCAGCTCCTCCACGGATGTCCACGCGGATCCCGTGCAGACCCAGCTCATCCAGATCGTCGAGTAGCAGGTTCTCGGTACGTCGTCCCATTACCAGAGCACCCCGCTCAGGTGGACAATCCCCAGACCCATCAGGCCGATCCAGATTTGACTGATGAGCGCGTTCTCCTGACCCGCTCCGCCACCGCCCATCAGGACAGCCGTCGAGTAGACCACCGACGTCGTGGAGGACACGGTCACGATCAGAGCGACTGCCGTGACGATGAGATCCACCACCATCAGCTCAGCTTCCCCTTGATCTTGGACGCGGTCTTCGGGCCGATACCATCCACGGACGTCAACTGATCGAGGGACGCCTCGCACAGATCGGACACCGTCCAGAACTCCCCTGAGTCCTCGATTCGTTTTGCCATCTTCGGACCGATGTCATCAGCGATCATCGCCGCCTGACCCACCGGACCGAGGTCTTTATCGATGGAGATCTCGGGACGTCCCGGAGTCCGACGAAGTGGCTCGAATGCCTTCCGTCCCATATCGATCGCCATAAACGCCAGCTCGCGCTCGGACCCGCAGAACATCGGAGTCGTCTGCCAGCGGACAGAGAGCGAGGCCACGAAGGCTCGGACGGCCTCTGGGTTGATTCGACTATGCGGAAGGTGCATCGTATCGTACAACGTCCCGCTCACGAGGACGTGGACGTGATCGTACTCTCGGTGCATCCTGTTCAGCTGGTCCTCCAGATGCCCGGACTTCATTGACTCGACGAAGTCCGACGGTTCCTTCCGCTCTATGCAGACGGTGTCGTTGAAGATGATGTCCCCGATCTCCAGCCCCGACCCCTTCGCGTCCTCATCGTTCTCCACGACGTCGTGCTCGAGGACGTGGTCGGACTCGACACACGCTTTGAGGATCTCTTTCTGACTTCCAAGCTCCACCTCACGGAAGTCGATCTCGGCGAATAGCTCTGCCATTACGAACAGAGGATACCCTGTCTATAGGTATAAATCTATTGATGGAGAGAGGAGATTACCCACTTGTCCAGATCCACCGTCCAACCGAGTAAGAGGGTAATGGGAACATTACCCTCGTACTCGCTCTACCCACCGTCCAATAGAGAGGGTACTCTGATGGACTTCTTTCAGAGAGTTCCGTCCTCGCGGTACCCGCTGTCCCAGAAGACCCCCTCCCCTCCTCATCCGCTCTACTCACAGCATAGGAGTAGAGATAGATAAACCTAATCATCTGGTAGCGAGAGGAGGTGGAACTCAGAAGGGTAGTGATGGGAGACCGGGAGAGGGAAACTCCCGGTATGGGTTCGGTGGGCGAGACCGTTGACCGAGGCCATCACGACACCGAGGCGGTGTCGTACTCTGTCCTTGAGTACCGATCAGTAAAAGTCTTGCTATCGAGACGGGAGTTCTACGACCCGTATGCCTGCTCCGCGTACTGCATCGCCTGCTCGGAAGCCTCGGCTGCGACCTCCTGAGCAGTTTCGAAGTCGTCTGTCGCGTCCAGAACCTGCTGCTCGACTTCGTTATACACACGCTCACTGACAGCCTGCGGATCTTCTTCACCGGTCTGGAAGACGTACTCGTCGACGATGTCTTGAGGATCGATCCCCATCTCATCCATCGCAGCATCCGGATCTTCCATCGGATCACCGCCACCTCCCCCAGCCGGTACGTAGTAGAGCCCTCCCTACGGACCCTCGATCACGTCTGCACCTTCTGGGGCTTCGCCCCGGCTGTCGATGCTGACCGCGTTGTCAGGCACCGACTGTTTCGCTTTTCCCTCTTCACCCTCCGAAGATCCAGCCTGAGCGATCAGGCTGGCGAGGCGGGACTTGAACTCGTGACTGAAGGTATCGTTGCTCCCCGGATCGTCGTCGGTGAGGACGAGGTGACGCTCGAGCCACGTCGCCGCTGCCTTCTCCGTGGACGCATCGATGAGCGGATCGGCGTACATCGAGCTCATCATCTCGATCGTCTTCAGGGCCTTCTGGTCATCGTCCAGCGCGACGACGGCCTTCACATCCGCGTACTTCGCCACGTCCGAGGGACGGACGTCCACCTCGATCTGCTTGTAGTAGTAGGTCCCGAACTCGTCTTTGTAGAGCTGAGCCGTGGACGGGGCATCCGACTTCGAGGCGACATACCGACGCTTGTCACCCTGTCGTTTGAGCTCCTCGTTCACCGATCGGAGCTCGGCCAGACGTTCCTTCGTGGTCTCAGCTTTGTCGAAGTCCTCGGGCGTCTCGAGTTCCACCTCTCCGGACGCGGCGTTGAACGCTGTCGTCCGGGTGTATTGAGCGTCTGGGTTCTCGTCTACCAGATCGGTCTCCTTCTCCTCGACGGTGGGTGACTCGAGTCCTTGATCGGCGAACTCCTGAGTGGACTCGCCGGCCTCGACTTCTTTCTCGTGGGTCTCGATTGGCAGGGACGTGTTGACCTCGCCGTGCTCCTCCTCAGCTTTCTCAACTGAGTCGGAGGCGTGGTCGAAAATCCCCGCGGACACTTGTTCGATGTAGTCCATCCTTCTACTCCTGATTACCTGCGCTCCGCAGATAAATACTCGGTCGGTTATACTCATCGAGGAATCTAAATCCATAGATATAAGTACCTACCCGTCCTATGAATAGATGGAGATAAGAAAGATGGCGAACTCAGAACTCGGCGACGTCGAACGAGCGAAGGTGGACAGCGCGAAGCGGATGATCGAACAGAGCGGTCTCGACAAAGCCCGTCGCCTCGTCCGTGAGGATAAGCGCGATGCGGAGTCTCTCAAGATGGCGATGACCGAGCTGACGGAGGAACTCTGATGTCCCATACATCAACCCCACCCGCAGAGATCGAGGCGACCGTCCAGACCGAGCACCTCGGCCGGATCGAAGTGACGGTTAGCGCACCCGCAAAACAGATCTGGGACAACGAGGATGTCGACGAGGCAGCCTGTGAGTACCTGCTTCAGGAGTTCGACGAGGTTCACTCGATCTACGAGGTTCTGTGAGGACGCTCTGTAAGCCTCTTAGACTCCTTTGAAGGCGCTCGAATATTCTACGACCCATCAGGCATACCTTCCTTCGAACTCCTGTCTACGGCTAACTCTGGCCGACTCTTCAGCAGCTCTTTTGGTCGTCGGTGCTCCTACCTCAGACTCGGAGGCTTTGGCGCACCGGATCGACCCTTCACCTCACCGTCTCCGTCGCACCGTGAGCAGGTCTCTTTGGTTGGTCGCATCGTTCCGTTCGGGCCGGGCTTCACGCATCCTGAGACGAATCCATCGCCGTTGCATTTGGGGCATCGCATCGTTCTTATCTCCATCTACTCCTAATGCCCCTATGAATATAAATCTATTGATTTCGAGGATAGAGTGCTACCGACTCAGCACTTCGACCACTCGCACGTCGGATCGGAACACTCCTCGCAGCCCTCTCGCATCGTCTTCATCGCTCCGCAGTTCGGGCACTCCGGGTTGTGACCTTTGCTCACGATCTCCGAAGCGGCGGACTGAGTTCCGCCGTTCTGGATCGGCTCCCCACTCATCTCTGACTCGACGTCCATCGAGGAGTCTTCCACCGCACTCATCGCATCCTCGATGATCGAGTCGCCGACGTCCCCGGACTCGAGGTAGGTCTCCAGCGCCGTAGCGATCCCGTCCGGGATGGACTGAATCTGCTGGCCTTCGTCCCAGCCCGGATTCGGACTCTTGATCCCCTCGAGCTGGTCGATCACCTCAGCCGGATCAGCTCCAATCCGGAAAGACAGACTGACCATCCGAGCGAGTCCCTCCACCATCGACTCCGTGAATCCACCGGACTTCCCGATGGTCGCAAAGACCTCGTGCAGCCCCTGCTTGTCCTCGTTGATGGTGACGTACATCGCCCCGTAGCCCGTCTGCACCCGGATCGTCTCACCGATGGTGCGCTTCGGACGTTCACGAGCAGAGAGGTCTCCCACGCGCGCGTCCAGATCTCCGTACTCCACATCCAGATCCGTCGCGCGGACGACGTCCCCGAACTCCTCGCTGTCGAGGAACGCTTCGAGACTGTCGTGACCGGACTCCTCCAGCCACTCAGCGAAGCCGACGTCGTCGAGCTCTTGGTTGTCAGCGCGAGTGGTGATCACCTGTTTGGCCCTCGTCCCGTCCCGGTAGTAGGTGACTCCTTTGCCACCGTTCTCGTAGACGTACTCGAAGGCCTCACGCGCGTCTTCCATCGTCGAGTGGTTCGGCGCGTTGACGGTCTTGCTGATCGCGGAGTCGACACCCTCCTGCAGAGCGCACTGAACCCCCGCGTGCTCCAGAGCAGAGAGCTCGCCCGTAGTGACGAACAGCTCCTTGAACTCATCGGGGACGAGCGTCAGGCCGTCGATCCCGTTGAACTCGTTGTTATCGATCTGCTCACCAGCCTCGCGGAGAACCTCCTCGGAGTCGATCCCGTTGGCCTCGAGGACTCGCAAGAAGTAATCGTCGGCCTCCGCCAGCATCTCGTCTCCCTGCACGTCCCCGGAGACGTTCTTCCGATACACGACGTTGTAGATCGGCTCACACCCGCCTGACGTGTTCCCGATCATCGACGTCGTACCGGTCGGAGCGATCGTGGTCGTATTGTGGTTGCGGAGCGGATAGCCGTCTTGCCACGCCTCGGGGTCTTCACCGGTCTGCCTGCTGAACCACTCTGGATAGGACGTCGGGTCGGCGTACTTCGAGTCCTCGTGGTTGTTGAAGACTCCCCGCTTGTAGGCCAGCTCTCGGCTCGCCTTCTTCGAGCGGTGGTTGATCCGACGCATCACCAGACGAGCGATCTCGTTGGCGTCCTCGGATCCGTACTTGACGCCCATCTGCACGTACATCTGAGCGAGTCCCATAATCCCCAGACCGATCTTCCGGTTGTCCCGGACGGTCTCTGAGATCTTGTCGATTGGGAAGTCGCTCATCGTCACGACGTTGTCGAGCAGACGGGTGCCGACGTCGACTCGCTTCTCCAGCTCAGGCATATCAATCGCCGCATCCACGAACTCCTCGACCGTCCCATCGAACTCCCGCCAATCGGGAGCTCCTCCAGCGACGACCGTGGACAGGTTGATGTGCCCGAGATTGCACGCCTCGTACTCCATCAGCGGCTGCTCGCCGCAGGGATTGGTCGCGAGGACTTCGTACTCTCCTCCGCTGGCGTCCGGCGTCGACTCCACGGGGAACGAGTGGTCTTGGTTGATCCGATCGAGGAACACCGTACCGGGCTCACCGTTCTCGTGTGCGCCCTCGATGATGTCCTCCCAGATCTCCTCGGCGGGGACGGAGAGCGGTTCACCAACCTCGACGTGGTCACCCAGCCCGAACAGATCGTAGAGTTCCTTCGTGTGCTCCGTAGCGATGTGAGCCTCGCCCGTGCGCGGGTTCTTGAAAGTGAACTCCTCCCCGTTCTGGACAGCGTCCATAAACGGTTCGGTGATCCCGACGGAGATGTTGAAGTTGCTCAGGTGACCCTCGGCGGCGTTGCGGAGGTGATCGGGGATCTTGCCGTCGTCACCGATGAGCGAGCGGGCCTCCTCCAGAGCCTCAGCGAACGAGTTGTGACGGTAGTCGTCCGGGTCGTTCAGCCGGAGCGTCTCCGCGAGCGAGACGTCTTTGTTCTTTGCGTGGATGAACTGTATGACGTCCGGGTGCGAGACTCTCATCACGCCCATCTGGGCTCCTCGACGGGTCCCACCCTGAGCGATGGTCTCACACATCTGGTCGTAAGTCCTCATAAACGTGATAGGACCGGACGCGATCCCACCCGTGGAGCCGACCGCGTCACCGTAGGGACGGAGCGGCCAGAAGGCGTATCCCATCCCACCACCGCTCTGGAACGTCAGAGCCGCCTCCTTAGCGGTGTCGTGGATGTCGTCGATGTCGTCCTCGGGTGAGTTCACGAAGCACGCAGAGAGCTGCTGAAGCTCTCCTCCGGCGTTCATCAGCGTGGGACTGTTCGGCATCAGGGACAGACTCTCCATCTGCTCGGTGAACTCGTCCGCCGTGGACTCGAGCGTCTGGAGTGTGTCCATCCAGCCCTGATCAGCTACCCGCTCGCAAAGCCGATCGAACGTCACCCACTTTGCGTTCTCCTCGGTCAGCTCTACCTCTGAGTCGATGGCATCGCCCTGCGCGTTGAAGGCGTCGTCGATGAGCTCCTGCCGACGTGGATGGTCAGGCTTGATCTCCTCGTGAGTGATCGTCACCGGGTCGTCCGTCCAGACGGCTTCAGCGACTGCGATGTTCTCGCCCACTCGACGGAAAAGGTCTTCCACCTGCTCGATCTGATTCCCGTTCCGATCGTGCTGGAGATAGCGAGCAGGGAGAATGTCGTCGTATGCGTTGTCAGTAAGTCGATCCTTCAGAGTCGCGCCGCGTGTTCGTTTCGGTGGAATTTCCATAGATGGCCTCGCCACGATGGCGATGTAGGCCTAAGACCGAGCACCGAATAAAACTTAGCTACCGTCTGGATAGTGCCACATCAGAGTCCGAACCCAACCACGAGGACGAACGTCAGCGTGTAGGTGAACAGGAACCACCACGGCTCGCACCGAATCGTCTTCAGACCGATCGTCTCCGAGTAGGTATCGTGATCGTGAGGGAGCGCAGCCAGAACCGGATGCCCGATGATCGCATAGGCTGGGAGGATGAGCACCATCGGCGTCGTGTAGATCATCTCCCCGGACTGCCAGAGGGTCGCGAACAGGTACCCGGAGAGACCGATGATCATCGCGTGAATCTCGTTCGGGGTGACTCCGTGTTTGGCGATCCCCCGCTGCACGATGGACGGGTAGGGTACTTCGACGAGCGTCTCGTCCGCGTTACTGAATCGTTCGTCTGCTTTCGACTCGTCCCCGGACATACGAGGAGATTAGCTATCCTCGAGATAAAGCTCTTGAGGCAGTTCGTCGTGGCTCACAGAGCACCCACACGGGACGAGAACCGGATCCATCCCCATCCCCGGTGACTCGACGTCCTTGATCAAAGAATCGCACTGAGGGCACTTGTGGGTCCCCTGAGGCTCCTCAGTCTCTGCGGTCGACTCGTTGAACATCCCGGTGGCGAACAGACTGAAGACCTGTGCGATCTCCGCCTCGTCCATCCCCTGATCCAGCGCGTAGGATCGGGCTTCGGCGAGCATCTCGAAGAACTCTACCTCTTCATCGGTCTCTGGAGTTAGGTGGATCTCGGATTTCATAGTGCGCTCACGTTCAGCTCGAGGACGTAGGCGACCTGATTCCACGTCGTCTCGAACGAGTCGATGACGTAGTCGCCCGGCTCGAGCGTGTTCGTTCCGGCGTCAGGCGGGGAGATCGTGACCGTGTTCCGGTTGCCCGTGGAGACGTCCTCGAGCAGATCGATACCGTCGGGGACTTCTCTGAGGTTCACTGCTCCGAGCTTCCCGGCGTTCTCCTCGATCACCCGCGCCTCGTCTTTGAGGACGACGATGTTCAGAGTCGCTCCGGGGATCGTATTGTTCGGAGATCTCTGGACGTCGGCAGACACCCGGCGGCTGAGGACGTCACCGAAGTCGAATTGGAAGTACCAGAAGTCGCTATCGTCGGCCCCTATATCTTCGGCGCCCAGCTGAAACTGACCGAGGTGCTCTGTCTGATCCGCGGAGAGGGTAGGCTCAGAACCGAACGTCCCGTGCTCGTTATCGTGGGCTTTCTCCTTCTCGGGGATCAGCTCGACCTCGACCTCCCACTCTCCGGCTCCTGTCCCACGCGGAGTCTCCTCGTAGTCGTCCACGTAGTAAGTACGGATGGGACGGATATCCTCCCGACCGGTAGCTGGCTGGAGCTGTATCTCGTTTGCTTCACTCGCTCGAGGGACAGCGTCGAACCCACCGTCGATCCGCTCCACGACGTCCACCTTCCCGGACTGACTGAGCTGAGGTCTAAGGACATCAACGAGGAGCTCCTCTGTGACCCTCCACGTAATGGTGAGCGAGTCGTGCGTGCGGACCTCCTCTTGTGTGTCCTCCACGATCCGTGGTCCGGGGAAGATAGCCCAGTCCGGGAGGAACCGAATCGCCTCGAGTGGTGTGATCGTGAGAGTCTGTCCGACGACTTCAGCAGTCGCTTCTGTAAATACATCGGCACCGAACACATCCACCGAGAGGGTTACTGTTTCGCCGGCGATCCCTTCAGATAGGGAGTCGGCTAAGAACGTATTCGTGTCCATCGTCTGCGTAACCGTCTGAATTTCACCGAACTGACCCGCTCCCAGTTTACCTCCACTACCCAGAGATGGAGTCCACCCACCACTGAAAGCCTCGGACAAAGAATCGGATAGCAGACGTGACACGGCCATCCCTGTAAGAGTCGGAACAATAGCTGCTGTTTCGGTTAACGGGTCGACGGTCAGGCTGGAGAGGGTTGGACTCTGGATCTGCGCTGTTTGCTGCTCATCTCCTAAAGTCTGAGAACCCACTAACCCACCACCTATCTCCCCGACAATCCCCGTCCGAGTCAGGGGATCACCAATCGTAGGGTTCGTGTTTACTGACTGCGGGCTTGTAACGATCTCGATTTCGGTTGTGACATCGGCTCCAGATCCGGTGAGAGTCTCCGTCTCCCCAGCAGATGTCTCTGTCGTATCCACTCCGTACCCAACCTTTTCACCGCCCAAAGTGAACTGACCGACCTGAATATCCTTACCTGCTTCAGACGGCGTTGAGAGCAGCGTCTGGACGTTTCCGGCGATAGCCTCCCGGAATACCGTAGCGGTGAAAGAATTGGTTGTGAGCGCCGTCACACCGCCTGAGATTCCCTCTGATAGAGAACCACCGAACGTAGACGTCTGAGCACTCGTAAGTCCGCCACTTGGATCATCATTACCCAGCGTTTCAGCTCCCATCGTGAAAGACCCGATCGCACCCCTCGATCCTGCTGAAGCGACGGGATCGGGAGTCGTACCAGATAGGGCAGCTGACTGGAGAGCAGCGACTACGGAGATGGCTGTCGTCGGAGTGACTCCAGATCCGATGAGTGTTTGAGTCGCCGTCTCGGCTGACGTGGTCGTTGTATCTACGGACTCTCCCAGACTCTCTCCACCCAGAACAAACGACCCCGTCTTAGGTTGATATCCGGCGATGAGATCGTTCATCCGAAGGGTAACAATTTGCCCTCCAGATGCTTCACTCAGCGATGCGCTCTGAGAAGGTGTGGTAGACGTCGTCTCGGTAGCTCCTCCGGCTGCTCGCCCGCTTACTTGGAAGCCACCCACATCATACGACCCGAGAGTAGCAGCCATCTTACGGACTGTCTATGACTGACGGAGCATCTATCTTACTGTTAGCCCCGTTCAGATTGACGAAGTCCTCGCCCGTGTTATGGAAGATAGAACCATATACGAGATTGTAATCCCCGGACACTTCTTGCACACCGTGGGCAGTCGGATTGAGAACGTGGAGATCTCTGATCCGCGTGCGTTCGACGGTCTCGCCCGCATTCACTGTCCCCAGTACGACACCGTGCTGCCCATCTTCCATTTTACCCTTTACTTCGTTATCCGTCCTTTCGCGGATGAACAGGTGACCAGCGTCTGCCTCAGGATGCTGAACCGTATTGATATCGAACGTCGTACCATAGGCTTCGGCAGCCGTCGCCATCGCCCTCGTCTGGTTAGAGTCCCGAGCGTTGAGCTTCACATCGCAGTCAGTCAGGGTTCGGAGTGCGCGGAACGGGGGACGCTGATTTCCTCGGGTCGTAATATCGATATCGCAATCTCGAGCGTGCCCCAAGACGAGCACGCCTTCCCATCCAATATCCCGACCAGTGGCTTCGAGATTAACATTCTCGTAGTAGGTATCGTCGTCGGCGTTCCCGTAGACGCAGATCCGAGCTCGAGTACCGTAGATATTTGCGTTCGTGATATCAATATTCCTGATCCGCACCTCGTTCCCGTCACCAGTGTTCGCAGCGGCTTTGTTGATTCGGATCCCGTTCGCGTAGATAGAGCGGCCGACCACGTTGTTGATCGCGTATCCGTCGATAGAGCCGACGAAGCTATGACAGGTGATTGCGAGCAGATCGTCCTGAGTCTGACCGAGAATCCCATCGACTACGTTATCGCAGTCACCGAAGTGAACGCCATCTTGGTTGGTAGACTCCCCGAAGTTGAACATCCGGAGATTGGTGGCATAGACGTCTACACAGTCAGACGGGCTGATACTGAACGAGTTCGACCTGAGGATTACAGGATCCTTAAGATACAGCCGTCTGATATTGTTCAGAGAGACCGTATGCGTGTTCGCCAGATCGTAGTTCTTTCCTGCCTGACCATCTACGAATCCACCACCAGCACAAGCGAATACGATATCCTCGTCCATATCCTCGAACCGAGTGAACCCGTCCTTCGACCCGAGGTTCTGGATCATCACGAAGTTCTTCTCGACCGTATCAGGCTCTTGGTAGATTCTTGCTCGGTTGATGAACGCTGTCCGTGAGGGGATGTAGATCTGCGTCGTATTAATCGGGACATCGTCTTTCACTTCGATGGACCAGTAGTCGTCCATCGCCAGCATTCCCTCGTTCAGAGCAGTAGCTCCATCAGGATCCCGAGCGAGTTCACCCTCGGGACCGTCTACCACGAAGTCACCGTCGACTCCCTCCCGACGCATAATTGCGTCAGCAGAACGAGAACCAGTATAGACAGCCTTGAAGTCGCCGAATTTAGCCGTCACCTCGTTGTATTCGACGTTCAGCCATCTACGAATCTTCGTGGTTGCACTCATCTACAGCGTTCCGTGGTAGGACTCTTGCAGGAACGGGATGAGCAGATTGTCACCGTTCCCGTTGCTACTACCGAGCACTCTGTTTGTAGACGCGACATCGTCTACCTGCTCGATCTGCTCAGCCAGCTCTCCTTGAACCCAGAACTGGGTGTGATTTTCGGCGCGGTTCTCTACGATCTCCACGAACTGAACGTTCGAGCCGAAACTGAGAAAGCTCGAGGCATCCGTCCGCTGAGCTCCAGAGACGAATTCTTGCGTCTCGAGATCGATGTACGACCCGGTCGTATCATCGATCGTGCTGGGGACGAATCCGATGTTGAAGTCATCGGCGGGAGCATTGTTCGGGTGCCGATACCCGATGATGACTCTGCTGATAGGAGCTCGCCACTCGTCGTGTGGAGTGCCTGTGATCGCGGCAAAGTCACCTCCTGTCGTACCGGGCTCTACAGCAGCTCCATTCCGATTGAACGAGACACTACCACCACCACTGCTGTTTGTGCTGACCTCTTTGGGAGCCGTATTGGATAGCTGCCTCGCGTACCCGAAGACCGTGGCGGCTTCTCGGACGTCGTTCCGGTTAGCCGCTTGCTGCAGAGTCACGGCTCTACCCCCTGAGATCTCCAGACCTCTTCCCAGAACTGCACATCCACCGTATCACCGGTACCGTTGCTCTCAACGAATACTCTCTTACTCACGTTTGAGACCGTCGTGTCTTGGATGTTGAAGGTCTCGCTACCATTGACGGGATTGTGAATCTTGAAATCCACGTCACCCTCAACGAGACCGTGATCGTAGATCTCGATGATGTTCATCAGTCCATCGAAGCTGATCACGGTAGGGGAGACGGTCGTTCCGTTCGAGTTCAGGACGTTGTTGGTGGCATCGTAGAAGATACCATTACCCGTGGTCGGATCACCGGGTGGATATCCCAGTTGAACAGTATCCGTCGGTTGAACTCCATCAGGGAAGCTGAATCCCCCGATCAGGTAGTTCGTCGCGGAACGAGAGAACCCAGTTGCTGTCGCGTTCAAAACAGCCGTATCTCCTCCCGTCGCCCCGGCTGTGACACTCGTAGACGATGCTCCCGACGTCACCGACCCGCCGCCTGTCGTACCTGCTGACATAGCAGCGGGCAGAGAATCGATGAGACTATCACCGAATCCTCTGAGCGCTGCCATCTTTTCCACGTCGTCTCGGTTCGCTGCGAGTTGTAGTACCATTGTTATCAGTTTCCGTCGTCGTACACGAATCGGTTCACATCTTGCACCCACGCGACGTCTGCTTCTTCAAGCGAAGCCGGGACGTCGTCGATGGTTGCATACTTCGGGAAGGGCTGACGTACCGAAGATTTGACGGTATTGTGAACCACGTCATCGGTGGTATCTACACCTTGATCGATGAGTTCGTCCGATCCTCCCGGACCGTGACGGGAGGAGTGAGCCGAGACATCCACCCCATCGAACTCGCCTGCCGAGTTAAAGCGGAGTTCTGTGGAGGATGCTTTGTGCTCTACGACGAGCTCATCAGCACCTTCATCGATGTAGAACCTCCAGTTGTGAGTCTCGAAGTCTAACTGGTCGCTGTCGAGAGTGACTGTCATTCTTTACACCACCTTTAGCGTACCGTCTACTTTGATCTGCCCGTCGATCTTGTACGGACCAGCAACGGTGTGACCATATTCAGCTGGGATCTCCAGCACCTCTCCCAGCCGAACCGACATCCGCACCAGAGCAGATAGCCATTCAGACTCCGGAACGTCGTAGTTCTTTGCTACCTCGTCGGATGAGGTGTCGATCGTGGCTACCTGCACAGATGGATTACTCGGCGGAGTTGCCGTAGTATTTGTGGTGATATTGATCGTGTCGTCGGAGCTCAGGTCGATGCTCACGTAGACGTAGTTCACAGATCCAGCAGCGAGACCGATCCCCGACCGTGGCGACATCAAGACCACATAGGTCACTCCCCGATCCCGAGTCTCGGACGTCTGGCTTCTTGGGCTCCTGAATCCTCTACAAATAGCATTCCAGCCGAGAGATCGACTGATGGATCTCCGGAGTTGTACGTCAGATCCACTCCATTCTGAACGAAGCTGGCGAGATTCTCTTGATGGACGAGAGCGGCGAAGTTAGCTGCATCGACGTTGTCCCCACCGGGAGCTCCTGTCCCGGCATCCTCGGGGAAGACAAAGTCGACGGTCATTGCCCATCCTCGTAGAGGAATCTGTTCACGTCCTCGACGAACACCGATTGACCCGTCGGGACGTTCGGGACATCGCTACGAGTAGCGTATGTCTGAGTCGTTTCACGGACTCGGTTGAACAGCGTGGTCTCGTTGTTATCGTTGTCGACTTCGGCCAACTTGAGCTTCGGCTGACTGGCTGGTTCACCGACTTGGATGGTGATCGTATCGTCGGTAGATAGATCGATGTCCAGCCAGATCGCATCCACACCCGAAGCGCTCAGAGACAACCCCGTACGAGCTGCTACGATCACAGAGTAGGCCACTCCTTGATCTCGGACTTCGCTCGTCTGAGCCTCTTGAGCACTCGCGTCCGTGACGACGCATAGACCGGCATCTACATCTGTAGACGTTCCGTAGGTGGTGTTTGATAGACCCAGCCCCGAGATAGCGACGTCTTTGAATCCCGTAGCGTAAGCCAACGTAGCGAAGTTCGCAGCGTCCGCGTTGTCACCCCCGGTCGCTCCCGTACCTGAGTCCTCCGGGAAGACGAAATCGGTTGCCATCTATCTATTCCTCCACCACCGTCCACCCGGAATCGTGTTTACGGAGCTCCGGGATGTTCGATACGATCGCATCCTCCAGCGAAGTGAGAGTCGTATCGGTGTATTCATCGAGTGCTCCGGGGATCTTCAGAGCGATGTGGTCTCTCGATCCGGGTCGCACTCTTTGCACATCTCTCCAGCTCTCGAGGGGACTGGTATCCGAGACCGTGGCCTGCTCCAGAAATTCCGCGAGTTTCTGGTCATCTCGAGCCATCGGTGGTACTTCGGTCACTCCATCTGGAACGAATCTACATTCGATCATTGGTCACCACTTCTGACGACATCGGCAGTCGCTGTCTTCGGTTCAGCCTGCCCGATTTGAATTTTTCGGGATGTCTTGCGTGAATCCAGATCCTCCGTTATATCCTGTTTGGTTTTTGGGATCTGACACTCACGATCGCCATCGCCGTGCTCAGAGCACTGTCCGTCGATGCAGTGCTCCGCTCTTTCCTCCTCTGCGAAGATGATTTCATCGTTACTCATTTCAGTTCACCTCGAGGCCTGCACCTTTGAGTGTAAACTGGTCGACGCTGTTCAGGTCGTAGGTCTGATCCAGAGGCCCCGTGAAATACAGGTGATCATTCGCCGCGCCGTCTCCTGTATCGGAGGCTTGGAAGTTCACTACGACGAAGTATGCATCGATATCTTGGGACGAGTCGCTCGTATCGAAGACCTGATCCACGATGACCGCTTCCCAATTCCCGTTTGCGTTATCTTGTACCGTGAAGTCGGCTCCATCGAACGACGCCGTCTGACGCGCATAGGAGCCACCCGTCGGCTCCGTGGTGATCGCGCCGATGTCCGAGCCATCGGCGAGGGCATCGGTGGCATCGTAGTAGAGTCCGATCGAGACAGACGCGGGTTTGGTGAGCAGGTCGAGGCGGAACAGGTCCTTGATGGCGAACTCCTCACCGGTGTCGTGGACCTGTGTAGTCATCTGTTCCTCTGACTCTTGATTCTCTGGCGAGGGTGTTAAACCTTTGTCCGAGAATCAAAGGCTAAGAGTCTCTACCTACAGAAATCCGTACTTCGAGAAAAGAGCGGAGTTCACTGACCGCTGTCACCACGTCCGTCCGATGCCCCGTCCGATGGCAGCTGATCTTCTTCGGCCATATGACGGATCTCCTCGTTCAGGTACTTGTCCTCTATCGCCTGTCCATCCCGCGTGCGCGGATCGAAACCGACCGTCTTGCTCTGCTCGATCTCCTCTTCTTCGGGGATATCGACGGACGCATGACGGGCGGCGATTCGCTGAACCTGCTCCTCGATGAAGCCCTGAATCCCGTCCGGGTGCTTCTTCGCCTTCTCGATGCGGACACCGTGCTGCATCGGTTGCTTCGAGTTAGGCAGCATAATCTCGAGCTGGATGCGCCCCTGACGCTGATCGACGATCTCGTAGCTGGCCTCCTCGTCTTGTGGCATAGTTCCCTATACTCTATCCGTCACCAAGTATCTGCCGGTAAACATCGATATCGAGATGGGCTTGGATGTGCCCGAGTGTGTCTGACGTGATCTCGATCGTGTTCACTTGACCGGGGTTGAGCAGTCCTGCGATGTCCACCTCCTGCTCGAATGTCCCCGTCCCTCCTCCCAGAGCTGTCCCGACACTCTGCCCGTTTACGAGGACGTCACAGTTCGAGGGGAACTCGGCAAACTGGATCAGACCAGCCTCTGGATCGTGCGTATGACCACCCTCGTTAGCTGGAGTGGTCGTGCTCTCCGTGGTTCCCAGCTCCGTCGTACTGGTACGGATCCCGCCCTCACTGTCCGTGTTCCCAGACACTCCGGGGTTATCTTCCCCAGAGGATCCACCGACGTCAGGAGCTGTCGATCCCGAGTTCCCGCCCACGTCTGGCGCTGTCGATCCAGACGATCCATCTACGTCCGGGGAAGATGAGCCCGATTGACCATCTACGTCAGGAGCCGTTGAATCCGACTGACCGCCAACTCCCGGTCCTGTATCCGCTGACTGTCCGAAGACTGCAGGCTCGGTGAATCCGGTGGGAGAGGTGATCGTGACGTCGTGCGTGTGCTCTCCGAGCAGTATCCACGCGACGTGGACGTTCGTGTTCACTGCACCACTCGAAGCCCTGACGTCTACGTCGATGAACCCCCAGTCCTCTGGGATCATTAGTGTGACAGACGAGGACTGTCCATCCGGGTCGCTGGTACCTACCACGGCAGTCCCACTCGCGTTCGGTGTAGCGTCGAAGCCGCTGGATCCGTCGGACGAGTCTCGAGCACGACACTCGAGAACGTTCTCCGCGCCGGTAGCGTGAACGTGTACCACACCCATCTCGTAGCCACTCTCGCTGATCGTCTGTACCTCCTCCCAGCCTGAAGTGCTCCCAACGAAGGAGATCTGATCTCCAGACGCTGCGACGGCTCCGTGAGGTGTATTCGCTGTCGACGACTCGGTGATATTCTGCGAGTGATCGTGGTTGTCAGCGTTGAACGTCCCCTCTTGGTGACCGTGCTGACTGGCGGCATAGGTCCCGTCCCCGTGCGGGTGGTTGTCGGCTCCGAACGTCCCATCCGAGTGAGGGTGACTGTCGGCCCCGAACGTCCCGTCGGAGTGAGGGTGGTTTGCAGCGCCGTAGGTCCCGTCTGAGTGGGGATGATTAGCTGCTCCGTATGTTCCGTCGGAGTGGGAATGAAGCTCCGCAGAGGCGTTTGTCAGCGAGATCTGGTGCGTGTGAGCGAACTCGGCTGCCGGGATATCGTGAGCGTGAGACGGGTGCGTCACCGACACCGAATGCGTATGCTCCCCACCGGCAGCAGCTCCAGACGAGTAGGCCCGGTACGCGAGTCCCTTGACGAACAAATTGACACGGTGCTCGAATTTGACCTCGGCTGGGTAGTAGAAGTCGAACTCATAGTTATTCGAGGCGTTTACCGGCTGACGTCCTCCACCCGTCGTCATCGTCACCGGCGATCCCTCAAAGGCCAGATTGTACCGATCCGTGTCCTTCCGATCCTCGGACTGCGGATCCTCGAGGGCCTGCTGACGAGAGCTCAGAGTCACCTGATAGGTGAACCCAGAGCTGTCGATCATCGTCGTCATCTTGACCACGCGCGCGGCCTGACTGATGTTCTCCTCTGGGTAGTTGACCGTGAACTCGTCTCCGAGATCGACGTCCAGTCCTCGGATATTGGCGTTGGCCTCGATGTGCGTGTTCTGGATATCGTCCGTGATCGTCTCTCCCAGACGCTCGAGCGAGTCGATGTCCGTGTGATCCTTATTCGAGCGGACGTCCCACTCCTTACGGTCGCCCTGAGACCAGTGAGAGGCTGTGTATCGATTGACGTTCGCGTAATCGGAGTCGTTTTCGTAGTCGTAAGGATCGGCCGAGGGGACGAAGTTCACGGTCTGCTGGGCACGACCCTCACCTGCTCCGACGAGGCGAAGATGTGTCAGATCCGTATCGCCACCCTTCTTCTCGGCATTGAACTCTCCGGCGATGTTCTGATTCGCGGGACTGAGCGTCGTCGCTGTCTTATCGGCTCCGAGTGAGGCGACGTAGTCGACCGTCTTGTCCGGTCGGTACTTCAGCTCTCCTCCACCCGCTGTCTCCGTCTCGCGGATCTTCTTGGCCTGCGAGGAGTGACTGAAGACCATCGTCATCGGCGTGCGGACGGTGCTGATCGTTCCTGCCGAGAGCTGTGGAACAGAGCTGACTCCGTCGGAGATGATCGTACTGTCTGCGACTCCGTCCCATCGTTCACCACCCGGAGTCGGATCAGCGTCTCTGGAGTAGCGCTCGAAGGACTCGACGATGAACTCCGTCAGCGATCCGTTCTGGGAGATATCCCGGAGGACTCCACCGAAGTCGGCGTTGGCGTCCGTGGTGGACGTCGTCTCGACGATGAACATCTCGGTGACGCCTCGCTCGACGTCGCTCTCGGTGAGATCCCCGCGCTTGATGAAGACGCGTGCGATGTCTTGCTTTCCGAACTCCTCGTCGATCTCGGCCTCCGACAGTTCTACGTGGTTGTCGGTCGGCCCGTAGCGTAGTAGCATCTGTTACTTAGTGACGTCTCGGGTTCGCTTGTATTTGTCGTTGCCCTTCGCATCCACCTCGGCGAGCACCTTCCCGTCCGCCGTGATCTTGATCGGCCCGTTGAGGCTGCTGTTCTGGATCTTCCGGGCGAGCTCATCCACCGACGCGGAGATCGAGTCCAGCTCTGCTCCGAGCGCGTTCTGGAGTTCCGTAGCGATGTCGTTCCGGTCGTCCGAGGAGACGTCCACCGCTCCGCTGATATCGACGGTGACCTTCTGTTCACTCCCGCCTCCACCACCTCCACTCGAGGACGGAACCGAGGGCATCGTGGGTGTATTGATCATCGACTCCAGCCGGGAGAGCGGGAGGACAGCTTCGTTCTCCATCCCCTCACCGATGATCGAAGCCGTCGCTCCGGTCACGATACCACCGGACGCTCCGAACCAGAACGGATTGTCACCCAGATCTGCGTCCGTGAGCGTGTTCCCCTCTCCGGCCGGGTTGACAGCGTTGGTGGCATCGGCGGCAGCATCAGTGGTCCCACCGACGACGTACTCCGTGATATCGATCGCTCCCTCGAATAACCACTGCCCGAGCTCGATGGCTCCACTAAAGAGCCACTGCCCCAGACCGATCGCCCCCGAGAACAACCATTGACCCAGCCAGATCGCTCCAGAGAACAACCACTGCCCTAACCAGATAGCCCCACTGAAGATCCAGCGTCCGAGCGCGACCGTCCCCGAGAAGATCCACTGCCCGAGTTTCACGGTACTCGAGAAGATCCACTGCCCCAGACTGACCGTCCCCGAGAAGATCCACTCGCCGAGTCCAACGGTTGAACTGAAGATCCACTCACCGAGGGCTACGGTTCCGCTGAAGATCCACTGACCAAGCGTGATCGTTCCCGACCACAACCACTGACCCAGAGCGACGGTCCCGGACCATAACCACTGACCGAGGGCCACCGTGCCGGAGAAGATCCACTCTCCGAGAGCGATTGCCCCACTCCACATCCAGCTCCCCAGACCAATCGCTCCAGACCACATCCACTCTCCGAGTCCGATCGCCCCGTCCCACATCCACTCGCCCAGCTCGATCGTCCCCGTGATCAGCTCATCGATCGCCATCGAGCCGAGATCCATCGCTCCCTCGAAGAGTCCCGATAGGGAGCCGACGGGGTCAGACAGGAACCCCATCAGCATATTCCAGCCCTGAATCGCCAGCGCAGCCATCAGTCCGAGGAGGACGGCGACCGGCTGGAGGAGCGTCATCACCGGATCCATAACGCTCAGGAACCACGTCCAGATCGATCCGAGGACGTCGAGGATCCCACCGAGCATATCACTCGCTCCCCCGGCGATCCCACCGATAGACAGTCCACCCAACATCTCGGCGATGCCTCCGATGGAGTCCATCAGCCAACCACCGAACTCCATAATCTTGCCACCGAGCCACTCGAAGGTGAGCCACGCCCGCTGAAGAACCCAGACGAGTCCCTCAAAGAGCTTCGTCAGCGTCCACATAATCGGACTGAACGCTTCCATCCCCGGAATCAGAGCCGTGATAGCGAAGATGAGCAGGTCGAGGATCCCGATGATCTGCCCCACGACAGGGATGAGGTAAACGAGACGTCCGCTCAGAACCCGTAGGACGGCCATCAGGCCGATCTTGCTCAGGATGGCCCTCACCCCTATGCTCGGGAGAAGACGTCCAAGAATCGCCCTCACACCGATCTTAGGCAGGATCCCAGAGATGAGTCCCCTCGCCCCGATGCTGGGGAAGATCCGTCCGAGGAACGCTTTGATCCCGAGTGACGGGATCTTACTCGTCAGCGTCCGGAAGGCTGCCTGCCAGAGCGTCTTGAACGAAGCCTGCGCCACGACCGGACCGAAGGCTCTCTGGAGGAGCTGGCGGAACCCGGCCTCCAGGATCTCCGTGATCGACGCCTTCATCAGCGTAGACCCGAGCCGGTTCGCGATGAACGTCCCGAGCTTCGGGAAGGCGAACACGTTGATCAGACGAGCCGCTGTAATTCTCGGAAGCATACTCAGGATCCCACGACTCAGGATTCGCCCGATCGCCACCTTCCCAATCGCTCCGATGATAGCGATGCGGAAGGCGTCCTGAATCCCGAACTGTTCGTCCCCACCGAGCAGAGCCATCTCTCCAGCTCCCATCAGTCCACCGATGATATCGACGGACAGGGTCGCGTTGATAATTCCGGCGACGATCTCCGTAGCGAGGAACGCGAGCGCGTCTCCGATCCCCTCCTCCCCGAAGACGGTGTTGAACTCAGCTGCGAGCTTGAGTGCCGAGGCTGCTATGGGTAGGAGGAGAGACCCTAACATCGATGCGAAGGGCCGGAAGAACAGACTCATCGCCAGCCCGAACATCGAGACCACCGTCTCCAGCAGCGGACTCGTTGATGCCAGAGCGTCCACCGTGTCAGACAGGTATTGCAGAGCGAGTCCACCGATCGCTATGACTGCCGCTCCTCCGAGGAGTCCCTTCCCGATCCGCCCGAGGGTACTGTTCATCCCGTCGAGCTTCTCGTTCACGCCCTGCGCCATCTGCCCCGTGCGTCCGCTCGCGCGATCTCCTACCCGCCCGATCACGGACTGCAGACCCTGCTGCACCATCCCCGGATCTTGCTGTTGAGGCTGAGCTTGATCCTGCCCGCCCATCTGCGCGGGTCCGTCTCCGAAGAGGACGTCCATCCCGAAGTCGCCCTCTTGCATTTTCTCGAGCGCGCTGAGATCCATCGACTCCATCGCGTCCTTCATCTCACTCACACCAGTCGCGGCTCGGTGCGTCTCTGAGGACATCTCCTCGACGTGGTCCTGAGCGTCGTCGAGTCGATCGATTACGTCAGAAAGTTCGACGGCGACCTCCAGATCCTCGAGGGATTCTTCAAACGACGAACGAAGGCGACCGGCCTCTTGGCGGACTGCTCGGTCGTCCACCTCCGGCTTGACCTTCGCCTTTAAGCCGATTTCCATTACCGGGAACTTCAGCTGCCCGGTCGTTAAGCGTTTGGTCGGTCAGACTCTGATTCGCGGAGTCTCCTCTCCGGGTGGCGTAGGTTTCATCCACTCCTGCATATCGTCGGCGTACCGGGCCATACACTCGGGACAGTCGATCCCGTGATATTCCTCATCGTAGTCGTCCGACTGCGTCGTTCGGACGTCCTTCGCCTCGGGGTCGTACCCACAGAAGGGGCATTCAGACGCGCGCTGTGCGACGTTGTCGTGGATCTCGGTGATGCTCATCATCGTTAGTAGGGCAGGAGTGCTCCGCAGTCTCGGCACGGTTCGCCAGCGTAGTTCTCGTCGTGGTGGGCCATCCCACATTCTTCGCAGCGGATGGTCGTGTGCGGTTCGGGGTCGGTGGGTGAGTAGGTGTGCGCCATCGTTCTTATCTCCATTTACTCATACACACGATAGCCATATAAATCTATTGGTATCGATATCCCTCTACTCCAAAAGAGCCGAACGAGCCTCAGATGACTCGGTCGGGTTTGCTCGCGTCTCGCCCGTTCTCGTCCAGCTCGCCCTCAAAGTACCCCGTGTGACAGTCCTTGCACACCCACTGAGCCCGTCGATCGGACGAGCGCGGGATCTCCCAGAGTCGGCTGACGACGTCGTCACACCACGCGCAGCTCCGTCCCATCAGGCGGCCCTCCGGAGCGTGAAGTTGCCTCGTAGCAGCTTCCGCCGAGCCGAGCTGATGGACGTCCGCATCCGTCCACGACCCTGCCTCGTGAACTCGACCATCCGGTTCTCCCAATCGACATCTTCCACCTGCCACGTCCGCTCGCGTGAGACGAGGAGGTCGCCCTCGCTCGGGTTCCATCGGCGCATCAGACCTCGACCTCCACTTCGCCGTACTCGATCTCGACGTCCTCGTCCCCGTTCACAGACTCGATGGTGGACATCATACCGCGCTCGCCACCGAACGAGTCGAACCCGTAGTAGCCGGTTCCGTTGCTGCCCTCGTCCAGATCCAGCGTCATCGAGTAGGACGTCATCTCGACGATCTCCCCGCTGGCGTTGATCTTGTCGTGACGCTTGTTGCCGATCTCGACGTGGTCGCCGACCTCGAGCTGGTCGGCCATCGGGTAGCGCGTCTCCGTCGGCTCGGCCAGATCCTCCGGCTCGAGTCGGACCAGATCTGCGTTCTTACCGTGTGCTGCCTCTGCCTCGAATCTCTCCTCGCCGCTCAGGTCGCTGGTGTTGAAGTGCTCCATCGTTCTTATCTCCACTTACGGGTAGAACGGGTATCCATATAAATCTATTGATTTCGTTATTCCTCTGCTCCGCGAGCCTCGAGGAGTTCCGCAGCCTTCTGCCCACGGACGCTCTCCTCTTCAGCGATCTCTCGCAGCTCGTCGGTTGACCATCGTGCGCTCATCAGTGACCACCTCGGCAGTCCGAGCAGACGATGTCTCCGTAACATCGGTTCGCGTCGGTCTGTGAGCCACAGACGTCGCAGGTGTTGACCTCGTAGCGTCCCATCTCCAGACCTCCGCGAGCGTCTGGTGTCCGACCTCGAAGGCCTCACCACACTCCGAGCAGTTCTGTTCTCCGGTCGCCGTCAGTCCGACATCGCCCTGAAACGCATCGCACGCCGGGCAGTGAATTGGGCAGCTCATCTTTCTTATCTCCACTACCCTCTAACACGGGTATGAATATAAATCTATTGATTCCGAGGTCTACTGATTACGTTGAGTCACTTCTGCACCGATCGTGACCTCGATACGATACTCGATCCGCCCCGGATCTCCAGCGGCGAAACTCGAGTCGCTATCGCTCACCATCCCCGTCCACGTCCTCTTGGTGAACGCATCGTTGATCGTCACCTCGACTCCGTGGAGCACGTTGTTGATCTGCCGGGAGACCAGCGCCAGATCGGGGACGTCCCTCTCCGTGATATAGCCGTTCACTGAGAAAGTGCCTTGAACACCTGACTCGGAGATCCCCACGTTCGGGACGTCGTACTGATGCACCAGCCCGAGCGTGTTCAGATCGATCTCCCGTTCGTAGCTCCGCTCCTCCACATACCCGAGGTTGAAGGACGTTGTCGGCGTCTCTATCGAGTCCGTCGTAATGGTCGGGTCACGACGATTGTTCTCCCGTGTAACGTACTGTGAGCGATTTGTGGCCTGCTGAACGCCATCTGACACCTGCCCCTCGAGCGTCCAATCCACGACGGTCGGGGATCCACCCTCCTGCGACCAGCGGACGGTGTCGAACAGGAGACCGGGTGACGACTGAGTCGGCCCGATGGTCTCCTCTCGCATATCGTCTTCGACCTCGTAGCCCACGCCCTGATTTGATTGGACGAGGGACTCTAGATCGATTAGCCACGTAATCAGCGCGTCGACCGGATCGCTCCCGATCCCGGCGTACATCAGCCTGAGTCCGTTCCCAATTCCCTGATAGCGCGCGTTCCGCTTCCCGGCGAGGCCTGCGAGGACTGACTCGTCGTCGTCCTGTCCGGGGATGCTCCGCTCGTTCGTATCCGTCTCGGCTTCGACCGTGGAGTCTTCGACGAGGTACAGATCCACCTGATCTCCCGTAGGTTGGCCTCCTTGAACCTTCGGACCGTTGATGTGGAGCTTGGGATCTGCCGTCATTTGAAGTCGATATTGTCGATTGCTTCGCCCACTCCGCCAGCCACGGCGTCCTTCAGCATCTCAGCGACCTCCTCGATCATCTCCTCGGCGTGCTCGTTGAATGAGATCAGGTCCCTGACGGGGATGTCGTGGGGTGCGACACCCGACCAGAACAGGAACCGAGCCTTCATCTCTTGGATTTCAGCGCTTCCCCCAGAGACGAGTTTCCCATTTCGGTGTCGCCGGTCGTGTTCAGAGCATCGACCTTCTCGAACAACCACTCGCCGACCGGGATCGGGTAGTCACCCGGCTGCGGGTGATCGTTCTGGTACTCGTCCGTGAAGGTGGGCGCGTTTGCGGGCCACTCGATGATCGCTTCGTGCAGCAGCTCCGTCTGATAGAACCCCTGCCGAGGCGTCCCCTCGATGGACTCCTGCTCGACGTCCACGTCGAAGGACTCCTCCATCATATCGTCGGAGACCCGCTGGAGCTGACCGAACGTGAGCTCCTTTACGCGGATCTGCGAGTCCTCGACGTCACCGTAGTTGTCGAGGATCTCGTCTTCGTCTTTGTCGTCCAGATCTTGGTGACCGATCGAGTTCTCCCCAGACCAGACCACGACCGTCTCGATGAACTTCCACCGCTCACCACGGAGCTCCGTCTCCTCGGCATCGAGGTTGCCCCACTTCTCCTCGAGGTCGGCAGGCGGATCCTCGAGGTCGTTCTGTTCCATCTTCCCCTGAGCGACGTCCTCGATCCGTTCCTTCTCCTCGTCGATCTCCTCGAGTCGCTCGTCGATCTGTTCCACGCGGTCTTTCAGGTCCAGCGTATGTTCTCGGAGTGCCATATTTCTAAATATCCAGATGGAGACTCTTTAAGCTACGGTCTGAAGGTCAGACGTGACCGTGACTTCGATGTCTTGGGTCATCCGGCTGACGTCCTCCTCGAGAGTCTCCTGCGGGTCGCCGACGTTGTTTCGCGAGTAGGACTCTGGGAAGTTCCCCAGAGCGGTGAACTCGACCGGGTTGGAATCTGTGAGAGCCAGCCCGTCGTCGATCACCATCGATGCCTCGATCGCTGCCTGCTCCATCGTCTCCTGCTGAGTCGTGCTCGCCTGAGAGCCGTAGGCGTTCCGACGCTCGCCATCTTCGACTCCGAGTCCGACCAGCCCCGTGTATTCGACACCGGGCTCATATTGCAGGTACGAGGGGACGGCGACGATACGAGAGCCGAGCTCGTACTCGCCCTCGACGTTCCCCTCCAGAGTGATCGTCGCGTCTTGGATCAGCCGGCGGAACTCTGGCGTACTGTCCTCGTCGATGTCCACGTTGAGCGTGGAGTTCCCGAAGTGCTGGGCACGGTAGGACGTGTCGGGCTGCGTCCCGATCCCCGTCGACCCGTCACCGTAGGGGAGCGAATCCCCGGCTCCGGTGTTGAAGGTGTGATCTTGCGCGTACAGACCATCGATCGAGATTCCGACCGTGTCCTCCGTTGCGACGTCGATATCGATCGAGGAGGCAGCGCAGCCCGTGTAGACGACCTGCTCCACGTTCCCACTCGGGTAGTGGGTCTCCTCGATCAGGTGCGCCGTCTTCGGCGGTGTCCGGGGATCTGTCTCGTAGAAGTGCTCGTACTCGGTCCCGGCAGTAACCTCCGTGACCGTCGGGTCTCCGAAGAAGAACTGAAGCCACCACGAGTTCGTGAGGACGAAGTCGGCCGTCCACGACCCATCGAACTGAGTCTCGATGATGTCCTCCGCGGATCGGCTGAACGGACGGAACATCCGCTCGGGATTGTTCTCCCGATCCTGCGCGTCCATCGTCTCGTTGATCCCGAAGATCTTCTGGTCGGCGTCGGTGCTGACGTTCTCGGTCGGCACTCCGGGATCCTGATTGAAGGCGTCGTCGTCTTCCCAGAGGTAGACCCAGATCGTGTGAGCACCTGTGACTGACGTACTCATTCGTCATCACCCTCGAGGTCGCTGCCGGTGAGCTCCTGATACCGATCCGCGTAGGCATCCTGAGCCGTTGTTCGGCTGTCGGTCCTGAAGGCCTGCTCAAGCAGTTCGGCATCGTCGACGTCACCGATGTTACTCTCGAGGTCGCCGACCGTGTACCGAGTCAGGTCGTCCTCCTCTACCGCCTCAGCGAAGCCCTCAGCGAAGGTGTCTGGTTCCTCCGCATCCTCCGTCGTCTCTTCGTCGGACTCCTCTGTGGCGTCCTCAGGCGGCTCAGGATCGACGTCCTCTTCAGGCTCCGATTCCTCCGCCTCTGACTCGTCGCCGGACTCGTCGACCTCGTCGTTTGACTCCTCGTCCTCGGCCCGGAGATCTTCGCCGTACTGTTCCTCGAGTTCCTCCACGTACTCACGGACTTCATCGTATCCGCTTTGCTGGAGGTAATACATCGCTCTCACGAATTTCTGTGGTCGTTCACTCATCGTTGGTAGTTTCCTCCGTATCTGCCTCGTCTGTTGGTTCGTCCTCGTCGGACTCCGCATCGTCCTCGTTCAGCTTACGAGCGACGACTGCCTTATTCTTGTCCCACCACTCTCGGATCGCTCCGATGTCGCGGGGGACAGTCAGGCCCGTGTGCTCCTCGATATCGCTACGAAGATGCCGGAGCCGAGCTGGACGGTCGAGCTGACCGTTCTCGTATTCCGCTTTGAGTTCTTCTCTGTTCATACGATTGGATCCTGTCCGATCTTGCTGGCGAAGGTGATGAACCGCACCGTCCAGACACCACCCCATCGATCTGCACCACGTTGTTCGACTTCATTCTCGAACGTGTCGAAGGTGATTATGTCGTACCCCGGATCTGGTACCGGAGCGTTGTCACCCGTCCCACGCCGATACTTGTCGACGATTCGTTTGACCTCCCCGGCGAGGCCTCCGTAGGTGTTCGTGACCGTTCCGACGAGGGCCTCGCGACCCTCGTTCGTCTCGATGTCGACAGAGAGGATCGTTTCGGAGTGCTCCTCCCGATAGCCGACAGAGCGGGGCTCGATCACGGGATTCCCGCCATCCGTGATGAAGATGTAGGGTTCATCGGCTTGAACCGATCGACGTCTCGGTGCCTGCGATCCTCCGACGACCGTACTCGGCTGGGGCTGATCTGTGGAGAGTGGGTCGTCTGCCGGGTTCGCCCACTCTGCATTCAGCACATCCTGCAACCAATTAGCGGTCGTCATCGTTCACCCCACTTTGCATCGACAGCGTTCACGGCGTTGAACGTGTATTTCTTGCGCTCCACGACCTCATTACAGTCCGTGAGCGCCTCGTAGAAGCCGTCTCGTGTCCATCCGAGGGCTTGCGCCTTCGTATAGGACGGCTCGATGTAGCCTCCCCTCTCGTGGAGCGGAGCAGTGGGGTGACGAATCTCGATGGAGAATCCGTCGCCTTCGTCTTGGACGTCAGATATGAAGTTGACCAACTCGGGTGCCCCCTGATAGGACCCCTCGAGCTGGCTGATCATCTCCTCACGGAGATCCTCGGCCATCTCACGACCGGCCTGCTCGGCGATGTCGTGGCAGGCCGAGACCAGCTCTGACTCCATATCTACCTACTGATTGAGCGGCGAATAGTAAAACTCTTCGTCCGAAACCTCACTGATTCCCGATGGTACGGACTTCGGCGAACGGTGCGAGATCCTGCTCGGCGATCTCCCGCCAATTCTCCGCGACCGCTGAGGCATCGGGAGCCTCCTCGTTCCCCGGAACCGTGATGCGGTACTGCTGACTCTCGAGGTAGTGAGCCGCGACCCTTCGGGCACAGACGTCCCGAATGATCTGCGGCACGCTCTCTTTCCCGAACCGATAGGAGACTCGGATCTCCTTATGCCGGTTGAAGAACAGACGCCGACGGTAGATGTAGAGCATCCCCGTCGACTCCTCTACCCAATAGTCTTCGTCTCGCCCTTCGAGCTTCTCTGAGTCGGACACCCACTCCTCGTATTGGTCACCTTCCCAGATCTCGATCTTGTCTCCCTTCGACGGATCCAGCGGAGTTCGGATACTCCGCTTCATCAGTTTGAGCGGCGTCCCCGCCCTCCAATAGTAGTTCGTGGACGAGGCCTGAGTACCACCGAGGGACTTGTATTCGTCCGTGACCCGCCGCTCGCGCCACGCGTGACCCGTATGCTCATCGATCCAATTGGACTCCGCGTAGAGTCGGCTCTGGACCTGTGACTTCGACGGGTTCGTCGGCCCCTCCTCGTCGATGGTCTCCCCACTCTGGACGTTGGACTTGTCTTTGACAGTCCCGTCCTCGAGGAGCACCTCACCGATGTCGAGGAACGCATCGTACTTGTCGAAAAAGTCCGTGACGTCAGCAGGCTCTGCGTAGGCCGTGGTCGTCTGACGATCCGGTGGTTGGACGCTCATACGTGATTAGTCTCCGCTGGATCCGCTTTGATTTGCTCCCTGTTCGTCGTCTCCTTTGGTGAACTCATCCTCTTTCGGGACCGGAGGCTTCTGCTCGATGAAGTCCTCGGGTTGACTCCCGTTCTCGATGAGGTAGTCGTTCACCTTCTCGGTGTCGATATCCCGATGGGCCGAGGCGAGGGCTCTAACGACCACGACGATCCCAGCGATCCGTTCACTGAGATCGTTGATCTTGCCCTTCGGTCCACGGATCTCCCACATCAGGTAAAGGATCACGACCACCCACCCGACTTCCGGGTTATCCAGAAGCCAAGTGACGAGGTCGATCGCCATTACCGCCCCAGCTGACCCGTAGGCGTGTCCTCACGTTCCTTGAACGACTTCCCACGACCACCCCATCCTCCGATGAAGATGTACGCTGTGACCGTGAGAGCGCCCGCTGAGACGCTGTCGTAGGACGTGACGTTCGCCCGGATGTGTTCAGCCGGAGTGTCGTTGTGCTGGATGTAGGCAGCGAAGGTCCCTGTCTCGTCCGTCTCGGTCAGGTCCCCCGTCACGATCTGGAGACAGTTATCCACTGCCGGAGCCGCGCTGTCGATCGGGGCGAAGTAGGTGTCGTCCGCAGACACCTCTCCCTGAACCTCCAGCGTGTCTTGACCGGGATCGAAGTTCTCTGCGATCACCAGCAGAGCGTGCTTCGTGTGCCCCCGCGTCTTCTCCGAGGATCCAGCACCCGTGGCAGTGACGCCAACGAGGCTATCGACCCGGCGATGCTTTGCCATAGGCGACTACCTCGTTACTGTCGCCCGGTGACTTTTGCTCGCACGACCGGGCTGACTCCGCCCGCGGTGGTTGCTTCGGTGGCTCCGTCGAACACCTGCAGTTCGCCGGTGCTCTCGTTCCAATCGACTCGGAACCCGGAGCCGTCGATTGTCTCGAAGTCGACGTGCTGGATGCGGCTCATCCCAGCGTCGTTTTCGTCGAACGTCTCGGTACCATCGTAGTCCGTGAAGTCGAGCTCGAGGAACCGAATCGCCATCGCTCCGGCGAATTCGAGTTCTTCGAACGTGGTGGTGTATGACATCTGTTGTTACCTCTTACCGTTGTCGCTCCATCTGCATCTGCAGTCTCTCTGCCTGATCGGCGAGAGCTTCTTCGAGTGCCGATTCCTCACTCCCGTCAGTCTCCAGACCGAGTTTACTTGCCAGCGATCGCTTGACGTTGTAGTCCAGCTCGGAGATCGCCGCCTCGACGTCCTCGATTTCTCCCGACACCATCTCCATCAGCTGTCCGCGCGCCGTGTAGCTGACCTCGAAGTTGGGAGCGTTCTCGAAGTGCCGAGCGTCCTCGAGTGAGCCGATAGACGCCTCTTTGGACCCACCGAACTGATACCGCTCGCCGGTGGGGCCACGCTTCGTCTGGTTTCTCACCCGGCCTGTGTACTGAACTGTAGCTATACGCATATTTGCTTCTCTGTTAGCTCGTCTCCGGGTTTCACGCCTAACACGGCGTATCCATTGTTTCGATACCACTCCGTTTTGCTTTGACGTCGATCTTCGTACTCGTCGCTCTCCCACCCCCAGACCTCAATGATCAGACCGTCGGCCATGAAGTCTGGAATGTACGGACCTTCGATATCTGGTTCGTACTCATAGTCGATTCCATGATCGTGGAGCCAGTTAGCGACTTGTTCTTCGGGCTCCGACCGAACCTTCTCTCCACGATTGGTCTCGATGCTATGGCTGGCAGGATGGTCCAGATCGATCTCCTCAATCTGCAACCTGCGACGAATTACTTTCCTCGTGGTATCATACTCATCTACAAGAGATGAGATGGATTCACCATTCTCGTATTTCTGACCTACTTCCCCGGACGGTACAGACCAGTCGTAGTTTGGACTTCGCTCGTTAGATTGAAGTTCAGACCTACACTCCCGAGAGCAGGTACGATATGACTCCGCCCTTGTCGGATAAACCATCTCCTCCTGCTCACATACCTCACACGTAACTTTGACCCGTTCGGACGTGGACTTCCGTCCCATCGCATCCGAGCAGTCTCTGGAGCAGTATTTGGGCTTGGTCTGAGTATAACGAGAGAGTTCGAACTCCTCACCGCACCGCTTACATTCGAACTGGTCACCGGGTCGGTAATTCATGATTCGTATGTTCCTCCGAAACAGGAGCGCGATCAGGCCGTTAGGCCAGATCCCGCGCCTTCGCGTGCGCGGCAGGGTTGACGAGCGTGAGCTGACCGATCGTCGCGTAGAGACCCTGATTCCCCATCCGATCGATCGCGTAGGGGTTCGCGTCGACCTCCGTACCAGTCGAGTAGAACTGAGTAGGGAGGAGGGTCTTGATATACATCGTGGTGCTGTCGATGAGGTAGACGCGCCCGAGGTCGTCCTGCGGGACGTCCGTGGACTCGAAGATCGGGATCTGCTTGTAGCTCTGCACCGTGATCCCGACGTCCTGTCCGGGGTTCGTCTCGACACCGCGCAGGCCGACGCTGACCCGCTGCGGCTCCAGACGCTCCTTCCCACCGACCTCGTTCTCGATACGCTGGTACGTATCGTGATTGGTGAGGAAGAAGTAGTTGTCGTCCGTCACCGGGTTGCGACCGGACTCCGTCTTGACCAGCCGGATGAGGTCGTCGAGGATGTCCGTCGTGAAGGTGAGCGCGTTCCCACCGTTCTCGATGACGTTCGCTTCGAACTCGTTGGCCGAGCGATCGAAGCCGTACAGGTCGTTCGCGGCCGGGTCCGAGAGGATCCCGGACTCCGTCCCGTTGGAGATCGCCTTGTCGATGGACAGGAAGTCGTCCGTATCGTCCACGGTCCCGTCTGCGACGTCGTCGACCTTCCGGCCGAGCTGGACGTTGAGGTGCTTCGGGTGCTCGCCCATCCCGGTCTGGTGCTGAGTCCCTTCGCCGTACCAGCGGCGCAGGAAGTCGAACGGATCGTCGAGGTCGTCGTCCTGAGTCTGCGCGAGGAGCTGCTTCTCCTGCGAGACGTCGAAGGAGTGAGCGACCGTCTCCGGATCTTGTTCGAACTCGTCCAGCGGTGGGTGGTCCGTGTCCGGGATGGTGGCGTTCTCACCGATCCCGCCCTGACCGAGCGGCTGGTGGCCGTGCTCAGTGAGAGCACGCTCACCGGACTTGGTCCACGCGCGGTTCTCGAGGAGCGCGAAGATGTTGGGCTCGCTGTTGACCAGCGAGAACACTTCGGACCCGTAGACCGCGTTCCGGTACCCGGCGTCCGTGGAGACGACCGAGTTGTCCTGCTTGTTCATCCCGCCGGACTTCTGCTGCATATACTCCGGCACGAAGCCGTAGTAGTAGTCGATCATATCGTAGACGGTCCGGATGTACCCGTCCGCCTTCGTGACCGACCCCGGACTCTTGCCGTCCGTTGTCCGACCTTGGAGCTTGTAGAAGCCCTGACCGACTCCGCCACGCTCGATCTGCCTCTTCTGGAGGTAGTCGCGCGCGGCGTCGGACTTCATCAGCTCCTCTTGCTTGGAGAGCTGTGCTTTCGTGAGCTGGTACGCTTCTTGCTGACCGATGGATTCGCTACTCATCTGTGATCACCCGTAGAAATTGGAGAGGGCTGGCGAAGCCTCCGCCGCCCCTCCGTCTCCGCCCTCATCAGGGCTGGAGTATTGCTTGTCGACCTGACTGTCCTCGGGATCCGTCGGGATCGCCGCTCCGCCCTGCACTTCGGCTCCGCCCTGAAGGACGTCAGCCACCGTCTTCTCGAGGTCCTCCTCATCGGACTCCTCGCCCGAATCGTTGGACTTCGCGGCGGCTGCGATCTTCTGAGCGTCTTCTCGGGCGATCTGATCGCCGCCGACGTACTCCCGGACGACCTCGAAGACATCCGATGGCAGAGACTCTTCGAGAACCTGCATCATCTCCATCTGGGGATCCCTCTCGTCTTCGGGCTCCCCTTCAGGGACGGCCATCTCCTGCTCGTCTTCGTCGTCCTCGTAGTCGCCGCCCTCTTTCCCACCGTCGGGATCGAGCTGCTCGAGCACTTCTTCAGTGCTCATATCGTACTTGTCGGCGAGTTGGGACGCGTGGGCACGGACGTCCTGCTTGTCCGTCTCCATCTCGTCGTCCTCGTCGTTGTCCGCACTCTTCTCCTCGCCGCCATCCTCACCGGACTCCAGATCCTCCGCTTCTTCGGAGGCGTAGTCTTCGAACTCGGCGGACCACGCTTCGTAGTCTGCCTGCCACGCCTCCTGAGTCTGGTAGTCGTCCGGGTGAGGTGGCTCCATCGAAGGCGCGTCCGATGGGGTTCCCATCTCGTCGCCTTCTGGTTCTTGCTTGTCCATCTCTGAGTCACCGTCGTCGGACTTGTCGGACGTCGTGCTGACGTCCGTGCTGCCCGTCTCGCTCCCCTGATCGGGTGAACGATCTCCGCTGGTCCGGTTACCAGCTTCGCTGGCAGCTTCGTCCGGGGTAGAGTCCCCGGCTTGGTCGACGTCTCCGGCTTGCTCCTGCATATCGTCAGCAGGACTGTCGCCGTCCATCCCACCGTAGTTACCGTCGTGCTCGGGGGCATCGACGTCGGCCATATCGGACCCGTACTCTTGCTTGAAGGCCGTCTCGAACTCCTCTGCGGTATCCGCTTCCGCATAGAGCTGCTGGACGGACTTCCGAGCGTCGTCCGAACGCTCGAGTGCCGCTTCGATCTGCGAGGCGACTTCGTCTTCGACGATCGACTTCATCGCCTCTACCGTAGCGAGGTTACCCTCCGGGAGAGAGTCCTGAACTGCCTTGACAGCGTCCTCTTGGACGTCGTCCAGATCCTCTTTGGTAGCGAGCTCTCCATCGTCGGGGAGACGCTCCTTGAGGATCTCAGCGGCGGACTTCTCCTCGGTGGAGTCCTCGTCTGAGTTGTCGTCACTCATATTTTTCGAAACCGTTGCTGTCTGGGGATCGGCGCTGCCCGCGCCGTTTGCATCCACCGTCTGCGTGGTGGGATGCTCGAGGACAGGAACATCCTCCTTTGAGACGTCGCCATCCGACGCCTCTCCTGCGAGTTCCTTGTCCGATAGTTCGCCCTCGACCTTTGCGTAGGCAGCACCCTGATTCATCCCCTCCTCGCAGAGGGTGACCGCTGAAAGGTCCAGATCGAGAATGTCGTCGTAGACAGTCCCGTCATCGACCTTCTTGCGGGTCACGAGTGCCTCACCCGAGATCGAGTACGACGTCAGTTCCCCGTCTTGGATACGTTCACGCGCGCGTTTGGACTGTTGAGTGTCATCGTAGACCTCTCCAGCCACATACAGCGCAGGCGGATCTCCATCGTTGAGATCCAGAACATCCGTAGGGAACTCACTTCGCTCGTACCGATTCCCGTTGATCTCTATCTCGACCGGCTCCTCTGTGACGAACCGTTCGAGGATTCGACCTACGATCTGATCGGTGTGCTCGAGCGAAAGACGGGCACGGCGCAGGAGCTGCGGAAGGGCTTTGCCCAGCGCTTCCGCGCTGATCTTGTCGCCCTCCTTATCGACGATCTCGACTGACGCCGGACCCCAGATTACGAAGTCATCTCCTTTCTTGAAGACGGTCTGAACGCCTCGAGTGACCGAGGCTTCGAACTCCATCTTCTCGAGAGAATCCGACTTCGACAGTCTGCTGTCGAGGTTCGGGTCGTCGAGTGATACTCCTTGTGCCATCTGTGAAATCACTTCATAATGAGGTCTCGGTTACCACCCTCTGACTTGTCCAACGACTCCCCACACTCATCGCAGGTGTCGGGTGTGTCGTTCTTGCCCGGACGGAGATTCTTGCTTACTCCGATCCGAGCATTACAGTTTGGACAGCGCATCAGGCTTTACCTCACTCTCGAATTGTCGAGGCCGCACAAAAACCTTTGTGCCGATATTCCGATGCCTGAGCGCTTCTACTGTGAAGATCCAGAAAAACAGTCACCTACCGATAGCGAGATATCCAGATAAATCAGTCTTCGTCTGGCCCACCGAACTGCTCGTGAGACTCATCGTGAAGCTCCTCCTCCTCATCCTCCGCATCAGCTTCAGACGGAACCCCCTCATCAGTAGCTGTCTCTGAATCAGGTAGCTCGACGTCCGTGTCCTCCTCGATCTCCTCCTCCGTGTCCTCCGGGTAGTGCATATCTCGAGACTCCCACGCCGTCTGCTGGCGGTAGAACAGACCCGTGTCGTCCTCTTTGACGGTGACGTCCTCGGGAGCTTCGTCCTCTGATCCGACGTAGACCTTGTTTGCCCCCTCGGACTTCCGAGCTTTGTTCTCCGCCCACGCGCACCAGCCTTCAGGATCGTCGACCTCACCTTCCATCTGGCGAGCGCAGTCCTCCAGAGAATCGAACGGCCCCTGACCGTTCGGACCCTCGAAGGGTTTGCCGAACGTGTCCTCCTCGGACTTCTCTGTGTCCTCGGACTCTTCACCGGGCTTCGGTGTGAGCTCCGGGCCGGACTGCTCGAGGAGCTCGTTCGTCTTGTTCCCGCCGGTGTGATTGTTTCGCCCGCGATCTGACGGGGTGTAGTAGAGGTTCCCGTTGTCGCTCTCCCGGATGAGCGCGTCGTCGGGGGCCTCGTCCTCGTTCTCGATGTAGACGCGGTTCTGCTCTGAAGGCATCGCTCTGCCGCTCACTTGAACCGATACCTCGAAAAGTCTTTGGCGGGAGGTCTACTCCCGCAGTTCGCCGGGATCCGCCGTTCGTTCCCGACACCACCAGCAACCGTAGTAGCCTTTCCGCCCGAGATCTCGGTACTCGGACTTCTCGTGACCACACTCGGAGCACTCCTCTCCGAAGGTGTGGTACTTCATATTGTTCACAACCACGCGCCGTCCGTTGTGCCACTCGAGCCGTTGACCGACGCACTCGTAGCACTCGCAATCGTCCGGGTGGGTATAGGTCAGTCCCATCAAGCCTGAGGTGACGTCGCCTTACTCGGTCTGGATCTCCTCCACGACGGCCTCGATCATCTCGGCCTCGTCTTCTTCGGCGACGTAGTCGCTGTCGGACACCACGACTTCGGCGGCCTTCTGAAGACCGTAGCCGAGATCGTCCATCGCAACTTCGACGTCGTGAGCGATACTCTGTTTGACCGCGGTCGGGGTAGGCTGGGTTTCGTTCATAGTTCCTCTTTCCTCGTATGTCTATAATACGGCTATGGGTATAAATCTATTGGTTTCGATACTCCGTTAGTCGCGGGTCGGCACGAGTCGGACGAAGGCATCGTAGTCGACGTCCTCGTTGTAGACTCTCCGCTCCCCACCACGCGGCGTGTAAGCGAACTCAGGCTGCTTGTAAGCGGGACGTCGGACCTCCATATCGAATCGGTCGCAGGCCTCTGAGATCTTCGAGAGGACGCTTAGATCGTCGCTGTTCGGAACCGTGAACTCGATCCCGTCCTTTCGAGATTACTCTGTCCCAATACCCAATCGTCCCCTTTATCATCTTCCACCTATACCGCTACTGCAGGGAGGTAGAGTAGGAGAGTGGGTGAGTGGAGAGTGGGTGATTGGAGATCCCTGATCCCTACTCTCTGATCCCTACTCTCTACTCACGAACTCTTTTGGACAGCAGACAGCGGAGGACAGGACTCCTCTATTAGAACCCGAAGACTACTATCCCGAGGACGGTGATCTGGGTAAGGTGGATGATCTGGTCGATGAACCAGACCCACATCTCCGGAGGTGACCAGTGGTCCTTCGGCTCGGCCCGCCGGCGACTGTCCACGAGGTAGTGAACGACTCCATTACTCACGATGAACGTCAGCCCGTTCAGCGGCGACGTGAGCGCGAGGAGTGGGATGAACGGTAGAGAGTACCTGATGACGTGCCTCGCCCTTACAGACCGACTGTCGAGCTTCTCAGCGGCCATCCAATCTGGTTGCAGAGGGAAGTCCCCGATCAGGTGCGCCGTGAGCAGGTAGAGGCTGATCACTGCTCCAGCTCCTCGATCTCGTGTCCACGGTCACGAGCTGCGTCCCGTGCAGCCTGACGAGCCTCCTCGTAGTCCTCCGCACCCTCAAGTCTCTCCTGTCCCGTGTCGTAGAGTCTGTCCCCAGCGAGGTAGACGACGCCCTTCCGCCGAGCTGTCTGCACCAACTCCCACCGATCGTCAAATCGTTCGATGGGCGCACCCTCTCGATCTGGTTCGTACCGGTCGATGAGAGCACGGAGTGCTGACAGAGCCAGACCGGACATCGTCGCTTCAGCCATCGTCTGCGGAGTGTCCTCCTCGTAGGACTCTTCGGTATCGATCCACGTCGGACGGTCTGACTCACATCCCGTGTGACCAGCCTGCGCGGCGCTGGCCGAGGCGTGGGTATCGTACCACTTCTCGAAACCGCACTGACACCAGACGACGAACTCTCCGTCACCCATCGGCCATCTCCTCCTCGAGGACTGCCTTCTCGTGACTCCGTCCAACGAGGAACATCAGACACCCCGTCAGCCCGAGCCGATAGCGAGGTGGTAGACCGGGATCGGGAAGAACGTCCAGACCACCGTCGCGCACGCGGCGGCGATGAGAGCCACTCCCATCCCCATATATCCGTAGGCGTCTGGCTCACTCGCCATCGTCACCCTCCCACGGTGGCTCCCGATCGAGTCCGAGGACCCAGACGAGTACTCGCCATCGTCCCTGATCCTCTTTGGACCAAAGCATCTGATTCTCGAGCTCCGCCAGCTCGTCCGCTACCTCTTGCGCCGTCTTCATCGTGACTTCCACCATCAGGCGCTCACCTCGTTCGTGTCCCGGTACTCAGGTGGCGGGGTTGGGATCGGCTTCTCCGGACGCACGAGGAGACTCCCGTCCCAATCCTCCGGTGGGATTGCCATCCAGCTATGCCCGCACGTCGGGCAGACGTAGGTCCCTGAGTGAGTCGCGTGGTCCTCGTCGTGGCCGCACGACCTGTTCGGGCAGTCGGCGAAGTCCTCCTCACCGTGCCCCGTGTACGTCATACAGTGAAGGCAGTGCTTCGGGATCCACTCAGGCTTCATCAGTTACCACCTGCGATATTCCGAATCCGCTGCTCGTCGTTCGCTGCGAGCTTGTCGTCCCGGCGCGTGACGAAGGCAGGGAACCGGAGTCCATCCTCGTACCCGTCGTCCGCGTCGAACTTGATCTCGACAATCGCGTTGTCCCAATCGTCCCGGTTGTCCCAGATCTGTTTGCGCTTCCGGTCGGTGAACCCGGTTCCGACCTTTCCCAGATCGACCCCGTCCTCCGTCTCCAGCGTGATCGCCCCGAGCCGATCCGAGTGACGTCCCTCGCCCTGAATGAACCCGGAGACTCGCAGGTCGGCGGTGTCCGTCGTGATCTTGTCCTTGATCCAATTCTTGGACCGCTTCCCGAACTCGAATTCGTGGTCTTTGTGCTTGAGGATCGTGCCCTCGTACCCGTTGTCAAGCGCGTCCTCTCGAGCCTCGTCGATGTCGTCGTGAGCGAAGACCGGGATCACTCGCTCGTCCATCGGGGCTTTGGCGATCACGGTGTCCATCCGGTCGGTGAACGGTTCTCTGCTGACGTCTTCTCCGTCTGCGACGAGGACGTCGAACACCCAGAAGTTCATCGTGTGTGGCAGCTCAGAGCTGCCCTTCCGCTGCATACGTTCTGACGTGGACTCGTAGGAGTCGTCTGCGGCCATCACTTCGGCGTCGAAGATCCACTCACCGTCCGGCCAATTGATGTCGGCCAGCTCCGGGAGCTTCTCCGTCTGCTCGTTCAGAGCTGAGCTGAACGCTCGTGCCGTCCCGTCCTCCTCGATGTGGATCATACACCGGTAGCCATCGAGCTTGATCTGAGCGACCCACTCGTCCAGATCGTCCGGCTCACTGATGGACTTCGCCTTCATCGGAGCGAAGGCTTCTCCGGCGGTCGGGCTGTCGATCACTCGGTCGTTCTTGACGGCCTCGACGAACTCCGCCGTGTTCGGGATAAGCGCGCGTCCACGTTGGATCTCGTCTTTGGTGTAGCCGAACGACTCGCCCACTCCAGAGCAGATCGTGCTGTGACTGACACCGATCGAGAGGTCTCCCACGACAGCGAACGTCACGACCCACGGACTCGCGAACTTCTGCAGCATCGAGCTGAACTCTGCGATCTGCTTGTCGCCCCGAAGATCCTCGAGGCTCTCTAAGGCCGTGTATAGCTCGTCTAGGTGATCCGAGGTGGAGGACGACGTGTCACCGTACTCCCGGACTGCCTCCGTCACAGAGCCGATCTCAGCGACGTCAGACTCGACGTCTCCGTCGTGCTTCCCGTAGGCGCGGGCGACGGACTTGATCGCCGTCTTCTTGGCGATGCCGATGTCGTCGAACCGCTGACCCGCGAGGATCTCGAACTTGTGTCGCCAGAGGGATTCCTGAGCGATCTGTGCGATCTGTGCTTTCTTGTCGTTCCGACTGCTCTCGTTTTCGAGCCACTCTATCTGGTCGCCGAATTCGTCGATGGATCGTTCGTACATCTTTCTGAGCTCCATCTACCCGTAGAACGGTATAGGATATAAAAGTATTGATTTCCATATCTCCGAGGGAGAGTCAGTCGGTGATCTCGTCCAGATCGTCCGCCAGCTCCTCCAGCGCCTCCTCATCCGCAGAGAGGTACGTCACCACTCCGATCTCGAGCGCGAAGACGATGTACACCTGTAGCCAGATCATCGGCACCTCGCCCGTACTCAGCCACGCATCTACGATGTTCTCCATCGTGAAGACCAACCCGATCCCGGACACCACCTCGAAGGGAACGAAGAAGTTCAGCACTCCTGCCACCGCTTCCACGTTCTTCCGTAGGCTCTGGAGATCTGGCACCGTGACAGCGTGTCAGGCGTCTACCTCCTCAAGTGTTCCCACGGTCTCCCGCACGACCAGCACCGCTCCGGGTTCACTGTGACGTTGTTCAGAGTCTCGCAGTCAGGACAGCGCTTCAGAACACCCTCTACCGTCATAGCGCTCCCAGCCTCTTGAGCTCCCCCGTACTATACGCGGTGTTGCACTCGTCGCAGCCGTATCCTTTCTGACCGGTGACGGTGTCGAGCAGGACGCCGGCTTTGAGCTGTGCATCAGTCGAGCAGTGTGGGCAGGTCGGCATCTTTCTTATCTCTACATCCACGTACACACTCCCATAGTATAAATCTATGGGTATCTATATTCCGTTACGAGGTCTGCACTCACCGTGAACAGGTTCGCCCCGGTAGGAGGACTCGTACCCGGCGATCGGTGTTTGGCACACGAAACAGATCGTCGATCCATCGTCTTGGTCTCGCACCATACCCGAGCTATGACGGACTCGCGTATAGTTACTCACTCCGTATCGACCTTAACGATCGTATGACGACACTAATAACCGTGGTCACACCTGAACAAGTGTATGTCTACATTGGTAGTGGGGTATATACTCCTCCACGCGCTCGGGGGTCCCTCCCTTCTCCCGGTACTCTGAGGAGACGTCCCGGAGGATCTCCTTCAGCTCCTCGATCGGGACTGAGCCACCCTCGGCGTTGATCCGCTCTTTCACCGTCTCGCAGATCACCGTGGTATGGGAGTCACTCGGCCCCGACCAATCGACCATCACTTCGTCTGGACGGGCTCGGTAGGCTACCTCTCGAGCTTTGTTGAGGACGGCTGCGACCTCGCTTCGCACGATGTTCCGCGCGTCGTCCGCCTCCAGCCACTCAAATTCGTCCACTATACGCCCCACAATCGAGTTGACGGACCAACCCTGCGGCTGGGTCAGACTGTCAGTGATCTCTTTGTGGACGGTGAGAGCGGCCATACGAGGGATGTCGTTGAACCCACCAGCCCAGAGAGGATCCGTGAGCTCCACCACCTCGGAGATCCACCGCTGAACGAACTCGGGGACGTCGTCGGAGTCAGCCCACTGCTGTTTACCGAACTTCTCCTCCCAGATCTGCTCCCGGTAGGACTGAAACAGGATGTCGTCCAGCTCGTCCCATTTACCGTCCGGTACGGTCGTCCCGCTGGTCAGAAAATCTTCTTTGTCCAACCCCTCCCCCGGATCGACCGTGGTGAGCATCTCGATCTCTCCCTGCGCGACGTCCCGGACGTCGTTCATCGTACTGTAGATCGAGACGTGAGGCCCGTCGAGTTCCTCACCGTCAGGCCACGAGTCCGTCCTCCAATCGACGAAGACGTCGTGGCTCGGGAAGTTGACTCCGACGGCCATCAGGTCGCTCGTGAGGCCCATATCCATATCCTCCGTCGCGACGATGCGGAAGATCTCGACCTCGAAGTTCATCTGCTTCGCCATCGCCTCGACGACCGTGATCGGGTACCAATCCTCTTTCACGTCCCCGGCGTCCGCGTAGGCCTCCTCGAGTGCTGGATCGGGATCGGCGTGATCGTGGAGCTTGCACCACCCGGACCACTCGACCGGTCCCCGGATCTTCGAGCAGATCAGGTTCCCGCTCTCGTTGGATGCATACAGGTACTCGCAGTTCCCGCACTGCTCCCCACCCGAGGGAGCGCTCTGGTACTCCGAGTCCTCTTTGGACATCTTGTAGTCGGGCGTGCCCGTCCCGAGCAGCCAATAGAGGAGCGCGTCCTCCTCGGCTACCTCTTCGGGTACTGTCTGGCGAAAACGCTGGACAGCCTCTCGGACCTCTGGCTGCGCTTCCATCGACCCAGCATCGGGGTATTCGTAACCGGATTCGTGCGCGGCCGTCTGTTCGGCTTCCGTGGATGAACGGTCATCTGGGTCGCTCTGATTACCGATTGTCTCGTAGTAGTAATATTCGTTCCCCGCAGGTCCGTCTCCTTCGAGTGCCTCACATCCGGCTGGGACGTCGTCAGGATCACGAACCCAGACGCGCACGAACCGACTGATCTCCAGATCGTCCGCCTTCTGGACGTAGTCGTCGAGTGCTCGCTCCACGGTGTGATCTTCGTAGACGTAGAACAGCCCCAGATCCTCGTGAGAGTGAACGACGACGTCCTCGGGAGCTTGATGGACGTTGTCGACTCGGACGATCTGTCCAGCCTCCTCGTGAGCGTCCACGTCCTCCTCTTGCTTGGTGGTCGGCCCACCGATCGCCAGCGCATCGTCCTCGTAGTCACTCCAGATCTCCTCGACCTCACCCATCGTCAGCCCGTAGACGATCACCGGGCGATCGTGGTGACCGGAAGCGTGCTCCCACGGCTCGTCTCCGAGGAGGACCTCGCCACCCGCGTCCTCGAGTTCGGCGCAGAAGTCCTTCAGATCCTCGTAGTCTTGGAACGGGTCTCCGCCGACGTTCGTGAAGTGAATCGGCTCGTCTTGCTTGTCCAGCTCGAGGACAGTCGGTTCCGGTAGGGACATCGCGTTCTCGATCTCCTCCTCATCCCAACCGAAGAACTGCTGGTAGAACTTCTCTTGGTGACGATCGGAGACGTCCACGATCTGCGGATTCGTCTCGAACTCCCGAACCTCGTTGAACACTCGCCACGACGTGTCGATCTCGTGCTTCTCACAGAACCCGGACGAGAGCTCCAGCGCGTACTGACAGGCGGACGTGTACGTGTTCGGATCCTCTGGCTGCACACGCTCCACGATCTGCTGAACGTAACCTCGCTCATCGAGGAACACCATATCGATCGGGAACGACATATTACGCATCGTCAAACCGTGAGTGCCGAACTCACCCCAATCGAACAGCATCCCCTCGTCCCGATTGATCTTCTCGTGGTTGGACAGACCGACGTGACGAGCCTGATCCGATGTGTTCACCCAGACGTGGACGGGGAGATCTTCGTCGTCCTCCTCGTTACGGAACAGCGCGATGGTCTGGGCTTTGGCGTCCTCGGGAAGGTTCTCCTCGTCCTCCACTTCGTAGATGTCACCCTCGGCGGGTTCCCGAGTCGGGTCAGGTGTTTCGGATGCGAGCGCGGTGAACCGCCGCATCGAGATCTTCTCTGTGCCTTTGTCGAGGTCGTGGATGTTTGGTTCAGAGCTCATCGTTACTCATCCTCCGGGGGTGCCCGCTGGACGATGTCGTACATCTGGCGGACGACGTGGTTCTTGGTGTAGTCCTCCACCCAATCCCCGCCTTCAGCTCGTCGGAGATCTTGGAAGGACTTGTCTGGGTCGTGTGCAAGCGCTGTGAGCCGTTCGATGCCCGGTCCGATACCTGCACCGTTGTATGCCTCCTTCGCCTCAGAGACGGCGTCATCAGCCTTAGATTCGTCCTCGTTCAGAGCCTCTCGGACGGACTGAAGGTACTCGCTGATCTCCTCGTCAGCCCCGCCGTAGGACGTACTTGAGTAGCCGCTCGACCCGGACGTCACCGAGCCGCTGCCACCAGAGTCCTGCCGGTTGTAGGGTTCGTCTGTGGACGGATCCTGCGGCTCATCAGGAGCTCCGCCCATCTCATTCGGCTCATCTGGACGTCCACCGGACGGGGTCGTGCCACCGGATCCACCCTGACCGGGCGCGTCTTCAGGTTCTCCACCGGCGAGCGCTTCTGCCATATTACCCTCAGCGCCTCCGCCCTGAGGTTCATCGGCAATCTCTCCCTGTTTGATGTCGGCGACGTCTTCGTCAGTCCATTCAGCATCGAGCCCGAGTTGTTGAGCGACCTGAAGATTGTTCAGGTGACGGCCCGTGAGCTGAGCTTCGGCCTGCTCGTCTTCGGGTTCGGGCGGGGACACTCGCAGCTCCCAGCCTTCGGCTTTTACCTGTCCGAGGAACGCTGGCAGGAAGACGTCGTCGAAGACGCTCTTGAGTCGCTCCGTGGATCTGTTCGTCACCACGATCTCGAGGGACTGACTCATCCCAGAGGACTCTGCTCCGGCGTCTTGGAAGACCTGAGTGACGCCGAACTTCGAGGAGATCCGGTCCTTGAACCACTCACGCATCTCCATATGCTGCATCGCCGCTGGCTCCTCGAGGAGTGGCTCGAATTTGAGCGGATCGCCCTGTCCATCGGTGTCGTCGATGAACGTCGGGATGTGACCGTCGTCGGCGTTCAGCTTCTCCATCTGCTCTGTGTTCCACGCGCGGACGGACTCGGCGTTCGACGAGCGGATGATGATCGCTCCTCGCGGGGCACGACGCTGCTCGTATGCCTCCTGATACCACGAGTCCATATTCTCCAGCGTCCGTCCCTCCTGCCAGACAGACAGGATCGGCGAGTAGCCGTAGAGGAACGAGGGCTGGTACTCGCTCGCGTGAGCGAACTCACCCCGGATGTAGTATTCCACCGGGTCGCCCATAATGTCGTCCAGCATATAGGCGAATACTTCATAAGTCCGACTTCCGCATTTTTGGCACTCTCCGGGCTTCTTCTCCGGGGAATAGTCTTCGGGGTTCTTCGCTCTGCACTCGAGACAGACCCAATACTCGTTACCGATCTTCCCTGAGTCGTCGTCCACGGAGTAGCGCATCAGATGAGCAGGCGCTCGGTGGACGTCGCGGAGATTCCACTGAAAGACGCTCCCGTCCTCCTCCAGAACGTAGGACCGCTCGAAGATCATCCAGCCATCGTCGAACACCTGAATGTCTCTGGCGACGGTCTCACAGACCTCGAGGAACGTCTGACTGATCGAGGCGTGACGTCCCGGATCCAGATCGTCGTTCGTGTCCCGCATATTCGCCCGCTCGAGGAACGACTCGGCGACGTCCCGATTGGACGGATCAGGCGTGATCATCTCGACCGGCCCCTCACTCGGGCACTCCGCGTGCGGGCAGAGACGAGGGGTGTCCATATCGACTTCTTCGTCGGAGATCTCCTCGTCCAGCTTGAACGGATCGAGTGTGGAGAAGGTGTGATCGCACTCCGGGCACTTCGCTTCCCAACGCTTCTCCAGCCCCGTGAAGCCGCGTCGGAAGGTCTGGTGGACCTTCGTCTCCACGGAGTTGTTCATAATCGACTGGTTGTTCGCGACGTTGATCAACCAGCGAGGGTCGACCTCGTAGGCGTATGGTGGCTTCGCCTCTTGGGACCCTCGCCCTCGTCCTCCGCGCTGCCCACGACCGAACGGGGGATACCCGTACTTCGCGAGGACGCCGAAGACCTCGTTCTCGAACCGTTGTTTCGCCGCCTTCAGCGGCTTTGTGAGTCTACTCATAGTCAGAATCCTCCGTCCGAGTTGAACATCGACTCGAGGCGCTCCATCTCATCCTGCGTCCACGTACTGCCCTGAGATACCGTGTGAACGTAGTAGCGCATCGTGTCCATCCCGTGGTCGTCCTCCTTTTCTGGCGCATCCTTATTATCTTTCCACTGGTAATCGCGGATCTCGTCGACTGTCTTGACAGGAGCTCCCTCGTCGTTGAGGTTCGGATCAGGAGCGTGCGCCAGAGCTCCCGACATAAACATCAGCTTCGGCCCGTCGTCGGCCGTATTGAGCTTGCCCTTGACCTCCTGAACACCTGAGCTGACGTCCTTCTTGGCCTCCGTCGTCTCCACACCGTGACGAGCGAGAGTCGCCCGATCCTCGGCAGAGGCAGGGTCTGCGTAGGACTGCTCGATCCGCATCCCGTCCGTGAGACGCTTGATCTCCACGGCCAGATCCTCCATCAGCTCCTCCGTCCGATAGACTTCTCGGAACATTACGTGCTTGTCCGTCTGAGGATTCCGCGCCCACCACTGACAGACGAACGGATTCCGATACCCAAAGTCGATACTCCGGTAGACACGCCAGCCCTCAGGTGGGAGAGCGAGGACGGTCTCGTACTCGCCGTGATCGATCCTCGAGTCCACCGTCCACTCTCCGGGTAGATCCTGCGAAGGACGGAGGTGGATCTCTGGGTCATACTCGTTGTAGACCAGCCCGCTGGCAGCTACCCACTCACCGTGAATGTACCGGTCGGCGTACATCCCCGTGAAGTTCGACTCCATCGTCTCCACGTAGTCGTTCGGGACGGTAGGGACGTGCTTCGCCAGCTCGTGAGCAGTCATCCGGTAGGCTTTCGCGTCGTCCTTCTCCGAGTTGAAGAACCATTGGTACATCCAATGAGCCTTCGAGGCCGGGTTCGTCGCCGTGAAGATCTGACGGAAGGGGACTTCGTAGCGTCGACCGTTCATCTCCTTCCCCGTGTACCGGAGACGTCCGAGGAGCTGAACCCACGCGGACTTTGAGATCTCGATACCCTCATCCACGAAGATCCATCCATACTGCTGACCACCGATCTTCGTCGGTAGTCCATCAGACCCGCCAGCGTCCAGCCCGTGGTACTGAATCTCTGAGGTGACGGGCTCTTTGTCAGGCCCGCGCGTCCCCGTGAAGTGAGTGATCTTGTGCTTCGTCTGGTTGTGCTCGACGATGTGACTCTCGGGGATTACCTCCTCGAGGAGCGTCTGGTCGATCGTCGAGCTCCAGACGTCCGTGTATTGGTCCCGGACGATCAGCCCACGGTTGCCGGGGTACTTCAGATTCAGCATATAGCCCTTCTCACATCCGATCCGAGACTTCCCAGCCCCGAACGACCCGCTCATCAGAACCTGCTTCTTCGTATTCCGCAGGAACTCTTTCTGCGTCGGAGTAGGCGTGAACGGCTTCTTACGGACGTTGTCGTCGACTCCTCCGCTCGAGGCACTACTCATCAGTTGGCCCCACGGACTCGGTGTCTACGGGCTGAGCGTCCACGTCGACGATCTCAGCATCCGGGAGCGTACTGTCGGCACCGTCGAAGTTGTAGATCTTCTGCTCCACGACCGCGTCCCCGTGGTGCTCGGTACGGACCTCGTCTGGCTCGTCGAGGGACATCATCTCCCGGATGTCGTTCTCGTGCTTCCGAATTTCTCTGAGGATCGCACGGGTCTCGTCGTCGAAGACAGATCGCTCCTCGAATTGATCAGGGGTCGGCGCGTCCAGCCTGATCGTGTTGCTCACGCCGTCCATCGATGGGGGTTTGACGCCCTCGACGTTCTCGAAGTTCATATCAGCCTGCGCCGACTCGATCCGGTGCCCCGTGACGGAGATCTCCTTCTCGTCGAGCTTGTCCTCGAAGAGTTCCCGGAGCTTGTCGAGGCGCTCTTTCTTCTCGAGGAGGATGTCCATCTTCATCCGCTCCTCGGCGGCGGGGAACATTTCTCGAACGCGGTCGCCCATCTCGGTGTCGTAGAGGTAGTCTTTGACGGTGTCTTCGGAGACTCGGAGGTAGTCGGCGATATCGGGGATGTCCCACTCCTCGCCGGATCCCGTCCCGTAATACTTCGCCAGCGCGACCCGCCGTCTCTGTTCGACCCGGCGGAAGCGTGGCCCGTCGCGCTTGGCTTTGTCTGGTAGCTGGGAGTCGCTCATCGATAGATCCTTAGATACGGGGAGTAAAAACTTTTTATCGGATCTACTCGTGATAGAGCATCTCTAAGTCGCTATTCATCTACTTCTTCATCCTCCTCGATAGGCTCTTTGAGCAACTCATCTTCGAGCTCCTCCACCGCGTTGACCGGTCGGACGATCAGAACGTGAGTGGCAGCGAAGAACGTGAGGACGAGGCCGCTCGCTACTATTGCTCCGGGAATACCGTACGACGCAAACCCGACGACCGTGAGCACGATGAGTGCTCCTACATCGTAATAGTCTACCCTCACACTCTCACTTTCGAGACGAACCCTCTTAGTTGAACGGGGCATCTTCGTGACATACGGGCGACGGGATTTGAACCCGCGTGGGACCTATGCAGATGAATGAATCACTCTATGACAATTGCTACATAGAACATCGCACTTTTGAAGTTCTGTTAGAACCCTGCTCCATTTGAAGTTACCAGATACCAACCTCGTAATACTGCGATCTTTGTTTTCTAAGTGGTGGAAATCCAGAGCAGCAGGATGTTCGTTGTATCCACACTCAGAACACCCTACCCCCAATTTGATCTGCTGAATCCTCCGACGCTTGTGTAGGGTACTATCTTCGGAAGAACGACCATCTATATCTTCAGGCCCTTTCAGACTCATCATATGTTCAGACCACTCATCGGAGTGTTTATCACTACACTCGTGACATAATTCTCCAGATCGATTTGAGGGGTAGTAGGAAAACTCGGAATCGCACGACAGACAAGTAGATTTCTCTGTTGCTAAACTTTGCCCGTGTTTCGCTTTATGGTGTATCTTCATCGCCTTCTGACTACCAAACCCCTCACCACAAGTAGGACATTCAGACGTCATACAAGAAATTAAGACCTACTGAGTAAAGAGGTTAATGCGGGCGGTAGGATTCGAACCTACGTAATGGGTTGCCCCGTTGAGCCTACACTCATCTGGTCTTAAGCCAGACGCGTTCGGCCAAGCTCTGCCACGCCCGCGAGCGGTGGGACAGGGATTCGAACCCTGAAACCCTCTCGGGTACCTGTTTTCAAGACAGGCGCGATCGTCCACTTCCGCCATCCCACCAGACGCCGACGCCCGGATTTGAACCGGGGAACCTCTCGGCTCTCGTCCTCCAAACGAGTCCGTTGGCCTGACTACGGTAACGTCGGCCCGACGGTGCGCCTCGGAATCGAACCGAGTGTCCACGGAGGGATCCCGCGTAGCAGGCGGGTCGGGTAGCCAGATCCCCGATGCGCACCCTATGGGCGGAGCAGGATTTGAACCTGCGAAGACACTAAGCATCCGGTCCTGAGCCGGACCCCTTCGACCTGACTCGGGCATCCACCCTCTGTATAGGAGTCTGCTATCTACACACGAGAGCAACGGTTTACGCCGGGTCGAGGGATCGAACCTCGCGCATCCTGATTAACAGTCAGGCACCCGCACCAAGCGAGTCTACCCGGCACGCCACCGTTGCACTATCGACTAAGAAGAGAGGATAGCAACGATGACGATCGATTCGGGTGGGGCATCGTCTACTCGGACAGAGAGGAGCATACCGTATAAATCTATTCATCCAACGGAAGCTCGTCACCCGCCGGAGTGATCACGACTCCACGTCCGGGGATCCACGTCGAAGAACAACAGAGGAGCGTCCGAGCTCGTAAAGCCTGAGCCGTTTCCGGGGATTGCTCCCCGCAGTTAGGACACTCCTCGATGGTCAAATCGGCAGGGAAGGAATTGAACCTCCGTCGACACGGATCTACAGTCCGTCGCTTGCGGCCTCTGAGCTACCTGCCGTCACCAGAGCGGTAGGACAGACGTCCTCTTTGCTCTGCCGCTGATGCTCCCGGTCGGAGTCGAACCGACGTCACCGGCTCGAAAGGCCGGTAGGATTGCCTGAGAGCGTGTGTCCGCTACCCCACGGGAGCTCGCTGAGAGGGCAGGGTGGGAATTGAACCCACGATAGCCGGGTTAAAGGCCCGGTGCAGGCTGCGCATCGCCTTTGCTACCTGCCCGCGATGAGCGATGGACTCGGCCGGACTTGAACCGGCGGCCTCCCACTTGCGAAGCGGGGGTTCTACCGAGCTGAACTACGAGCCCGCGAGGATTGTAGTCCGGGAGCGTCCGGACCTTGCGAGCGTTTTCTATCCTCGTTATGGGATTCGGGGGTCGGGTCAGGAGCGTGTGACAGCCACCTGCCCGGTGGTTGGAACCGAACTCCTACTTAGTGAGCGCCGGAGAGGCGCATAGCGGGAGCAGGATTTGAACCTGCGTTCTCCGGGATATGAACCCGGCGGAGTGATCTGGCTATCCCATCCCGCTGCACGCCGAGCGCGAGATTTGAACTCGCGGCCGCGCCGTGACAGGGCACGATGTTTCCTGACTACACCAGCTCGGCTCATCGCGTCTTGCCGTATAGCACCGATGAATATAAATCTATGGGTCTGCGGGTCAGTAGTCCACCTTCTCGACCGTGTCGAACTCCTCGAGCAGATCCTCGGAGAGGACAGCGCCATCGGATCGGCGGACCACGTCGGCCACGTAGCGACCATACTTCCCCTTCTCGTGCTTGTGAGTCCGCATCAGAACGGGGAACTCGTGCTCGGAGTCGGCTTGTGCTTTGTGGAGCCACTCCTCGACGAAGGTCTTGTGAGCGATCCCATTCTGGTACTCCTCGGATTCCTTCTTGACTCCGTAGGTCTCGGCGGTGTTGACGTCGTTCAGACGGATCCTGATCTCTTTCGAGAGCTTGAAACCGATGTCGATCACGACGTCGTATGTATCACCGTCTACGATCCGCTCGATGCGGGCCTGATAGTGGAACAAATCTTGGTGAGCCATCGTCCGCTCTACGATCTCCAGATAGATAAGGGCCGGGAGCGGGACTTAGCACCCGCGTCTGAGGCATCACAAGCCTCCAATCTTTCTGTATTAGACCATCCCGGCAGTGGGACGGCTCGGATTTGAACCGAGGCAGACGACGTCTTCAGCGCCGCGCTCTCCCGAGCTGAGCTACCGTCCCAGAGAGTCGAGGGTCGGAATCGAACCGACGTTTTCCCGCTCTGCAGGCGGGTGCGTTCACCACTCTGCCACCTCGACCTACGCCCACGACAGGATTCAAACCTGCGACACCCAATTTCGAAGACCGGTGCTCTGTTCACTGAGCTACGTGGGCTCTCGATGGGCACAGACCGATTTGAACGGCCGACATCCCGGTTAGAAGCCGGGTGCTCTGTCCAGCTGAGCTTATGTGCCCCGTATGGGGACGAAGGGATTTGAACCCCTCTCTCGCGCTCTGGAGGCGCGTGTGATAGCGGGCTACACCACGTCCCCAATTGGTACGGCAGGACTCGAACCTGCGACCTCCCCGATGTGAGCGGGACGATCTACCAGCTGATCTACGCACCATCATACGGGGGACAGGATTCGAACCTGCCTCACCTCGGTTATCGGCCGAGTGCGTCGACCGGACTGCGCTACCCCCGTTCATCCTCCCGGCCGGAATCGAACCGGCGATCTCTGGATCCAAAGTCCAGCGTCCCTCGCCAGCGGGGACTCCGGGAGTGCGATGCGCGGCCCCGGAATCGAACCGGGATCTGAGGCTTGGAAGGCCCCTGTCTTGCCGTTGGATCAACCACGCGCAGAGTGGGATCGGCTGGATTCGAACCAGCGATCTCCTCGTCCCAAACGAGGGGTGATAGACCACTACACTACGATCCCAAGAAATCCGGCGGAGGGAATCGAACCCCCGTTCTCCTCCTTACGAGGGAGGTGCATTATGGCGATGTGCCCCTGACTATGCTACGCCGGAGCGATGTGAAGCGAACAGACCCGCCTTTTCAGCGGATCTAAAAGAGGTGTTGAGGCCATCCCTGAGGATGGACTCTAATTGGACACCCAACTATCGGGCCGAACCTGCCCCGAGTGAGTGTCCGTGTCAGCATCGTTCTACTACCCACTAACGAGGTGGGGGTATAAAAATCTTGATGGTCGGAGTTGACCTACTTCTCTCGCTCGCGCTCGAGCTCCCGATCGATCGGGTCGGTCGTGATATCCGACATCTCCTCGTGACGGTGCTCCTCGCGCACCATCTCCTTCTCGTGACGTCGATCCGCCTGATTGTCGAAGTACCGATACGCGGCGATCACTGCCACCGAGAGCACGAAGGCCACGGCCAGCAGACCGAAGACGAGTTTAGCTACCATCGTGCAGCTCCTCCAGAACCGCGTTCTGGTACTCGAGAGACTCCACGACGAAGGCCCAATACTCGTCGTCCGGGACAGACGGCGCTGAGGGCGGCGTGAGAGCGTTCGTGCCCTCACCCGACCCATCCGTCGCGTTCCCGTCAGACCCGTCCTCCTCCGCTGCACAGCCAGCCAGAGCGACTGCTCCGGTGGCACCGGCAGCTGCGAGGAACTTCCGACGGTCCAGACCCTCGTGATCGTCACCGGACGTCATCAGTTACCACCCGGCGAGTCCGGCACCCCTGAGCTGGTCGAGTTCCCGGAGTTCGATCCATCGAGGATGATCTCCTGACCGTCCTCAGTGACGAAGACCGTGCCCTCGTCGTAGGCTTTGATCAGGCGATCCTGCAGTACGATCGGATTGTCGTTGAGTCGGATCTCATCGTCAGTCCATCGACTTCGCGCAGAGGGAGCAGAGGAGACGGTCAGCGACGGAGTCCATCTCCAGCTCGAGGACAGTCGCCTTCGACTTCCGCTTCTTCACCATTCCGCAGAACGACTTGTAGCGATCCTCCTCGTCTGCCACGACAGCCTCCTCGATCTCCCGGACACCGTGAGCAGTGATATCGTCGTCGCTCGAGTTAACGATGAACTGCGCGGTCTGTGCATCCGGGTCGTCCCGAGCCATCGCCAGCAGCTGATCTCGATCCGTGTCGTCCCCACGAAGACGGTTCACGATTCCGGAGCGCGACCCGCTGAGGGTCGACCAATTCTCCACGACGAACTCCAGACTCGGAGTGATCTCCCGGAGATCTGCCTCGAGGACGTCTCCCTCGTGCTCGATCGCCCCGGACACCAGATCCGGATCGCCCCACCCTCCGCCGATGGTGTTCACGATCTCGCCGTCCCCGTCGATGATCGGCAGGACAGGAGTGACGTCCAGCTCCTGAGCGGCGTCCCAGACGGTCGTCTCGTTGATGGCCGCGTGCAGGTAGGCGTTGTCGTCGATCTGATCCCGGAGCTCTGCGTATGCCTCGGCACCCTCGTCGACGATAATCTGGAGAGCCGGTCGCCCGAAGCGGTTGTCGGCCTCCTCCGTGTACGTCTCGAACTCGAGTCCGCTGTCCATCAGCGTCGAGAGGACGCCTCTGTCGGTGCTGTTGACCGATTCACACCGGAGGACGGACTCCGCCGTCGCGTAGACGAGATATCGCGTGTAGCTGCTGTTAGCGGTGAGAGACTGCTCCTCGTTCCCGATGCAGAGGCCGCCTCGATGGCCGCTCCCGATGCGGATGGGGATTAGCGTGTCCTCGGTGATCTGTTCGACTCCGGTCTCGACTTCTGCCGCGTCTTCTGTGGTTGACATCGTTGGTCTTTCCTCCACGTATTTCGGTGTCATCGCGCTCGGCAGCGCTCGGAGTACGCGGGGGTGGATTCGAACCACCGTTGCCGGACAGGCAAAGGTCCGGCGTGATACCACTACACTACCCACGTATGCGTGCGACCTCTGGAGATCCCCTCGCCGTGATCAGGGGGTCATCGGGGAGCTCCCGGCTTCAGATGACTCGGTCGTAGTCGTCGGAGTCGTCGTCCTCCAGCCCGTCGAGGACCTCCTCGACCAGATCCTCTGCCTCGCCCGTGGTCGTCGTCTTCCAGTCCTCGAGGTACTCTCGCACCGTCATCTCAGCGTCGAGTAGGGCGTTGTATTGACCGGCGAACCCTTCGACGTCGTCGAGCTCGTTCTCGATGTCACCGATGAGGTCGTCGACCAGCGTGTCCTCGTCGGCGAGGTTGTCGATCGCGTCCTCGATGAGTTCGCTGACCTGACGTTCGAGGTCGCGGCGGACCTTCTCCTCGACCATCGACTTCTTCTCGTCGCTGTCGGCGACCTCGATCGTGTCCAGCTCACACGGGAAGCCGGACTTCTTGTGCTCCGAGTTGATGTCGGAGACGAGGGTGTCGAACGCCTTCACGACCTCCTCGGCAGCCACCGGGGCAAAGTAGACTCCGCCACCGGCTCGGAACTTCACGGACTGACTGCGCGTCGTGAAGAACCGGGTGATCATCGACCGGATGTCGCGGCCCGTGTTCGACTTCTGCTGGAGGTCCCACTCGTCGCGGAACGCACCGATGTAGTCCTGAGCGGCCTGCCACATCTCGTGCTCCGGCTTGATGCGCGGATTCCAATTGAGGGACTCCGTCTCGCTGTCGTAGCCGATGTACGCGATCATCTCACCGTCGAACTCGTTCTCCTGACGGCGGTCGTGAACCTCGACGCGGTATTCGTACTCGTACTTCACCTTCTCGAGGTGGATCTCGACGTTCTCGTTCTCCTGCTCGATCCCGGCGACGTTCCGGTCCTCGACGAAGCCACCGGCGCGAGTGAACGCGCGCTTCTTGCTGGTCTTGCTCGGGAGGACGGCGTGGCTGAGACCGAGGTCGCTCGCGCGCGTCTCCAGCCAGCTACGGGGGACGATGAAGTCGTTACCGATCGTGAACGGAACGACCCATCCGAGGATCTCCCGGTCGGAGTCGTCTGCGACTGCCTCGATGTTCTGGCCGCCGACTTTGACGCTGCCCTCGAGGTCGGCCTGCTTGTCTGCGCTCTGTGCTTCGGTCGTGGAGTTCGCTTCGTTGCTCGCCATAGTTCTTATCTCCATCTACTCGTAGAACGGGTATGTATATAAATCTGTTGATTCAGAGGTATCGTTATTCCTCTGTGGCTGAGTACGAGGCCAGACCCTCCTCCGCGCGCACGATGTCCAGCATCTCCGACTCGGCGATCATCCGAGCACGTCTCATCCCAGCGGCGTAGTTAGAGCCGTGTGAGGACGCCTCAGATTCGATTGAGTCCACGACCCGACGGACTCGTCGCCGATCCACGAGAACGCTGTCAGCGCACTCAGGGCAGCTCACAGAGCCATCAGAGTTCTCCTCGAGTTCGTCCGTATCAGACCCACACCGGGGACAGGTATCCACGTCACCGATCGTCCAGACAGAGTCCTCGCTCACGGTCCGAACACCGTAGTTCCGACTCCGCTCTGAGTCTTGTAGACTCCGCACGCGGGGCAGTAGTGCTCGCCCGGTTCGTGGTCGTAGGTGGCTCGCATCTGTTCACCACACTCCCGACACTCCTCGGTCTTCACCTCGAGGACGTCGGCCATCTCTCCGGGGATGTCGTGGGACTGCTCGACGTCCATCGTGAACGAGATCGAGTCGTCGTCCTCACCCATCCTTCATCGCCTCCTCGAGATCCGTGGACGAGGTGCAGCTCGGGCATCCGTGGACTTCTCCACCGACTCCAAACACCCGCACGAAGTCCGGTGTGACGTGACCACCGCACTCGGTACACTCAGGCATCTCGATCACCCATCTTCTCGTCGGCGTGTTTCGGGCAGAGGACTCGCGCGGCTCCCTCGTTCTGGGAGACCACGACGTCCGCTCCGTCAGTCCCGAGATCGTTTTCCGGTGGGGATTGGATCGCGCCCACGTCAGTACCACACTCCGCGCAGTTCAGTCGGTCGTATTGAGCATCGGTCATCGTTCACCCTCGATGAAGTTCTGTAGCTCTGCACCCGCGCTCTGGATCTGGGATCCGAGGAGGTGCGTGTTGATCTTCTCCAGCTCCACGACAGCAGACTCGATGTTCTGAGCTGCCGTCTCGAAGTCCTCGAAGCGTAGATCCTGCGCTGCCACCTCGAGATCGTTGCACGCCAGATCGAGGTGATCCATCTTTTGCAGATCGAACCCGGCATCTTGTAGGAGCATCGCCATCTCTTCGAGCGCCTCGAGCTGATCCCGATTCAGCCCGGTGCCCGTGACGTCACTCCCCATATCGTTCCTCCACCTGATCAGCGTCGAGGGCCATATTCTCCACGTCCTCCTCGGACAGCTCGGCGGGATCCTGAGCGATGATCGCTACGGGGACGTGATCGATCTTCGCCATCGCCCGGCTCTGCATCCAATCGGAGAAGGCGTGCATCGTTGCGAAGTCCACGATCACCGTACCGACCAGAGCATACGGAGTGATCTGCGCTCCGTAGGCCGACGCCACGATGTAGGAGATCGTCGCGAACATCAGTCGTCCTCCTCCGCTGTCCACGTCCACGTATGCCCGCATCCGGGAACCTCACCATCGCGGGGGACACCGTCGCCACACCGAAGGTCTGCTTCGAGCACTTCCGTCTTCGTCTCGTCAGTGACGGGATCGACAGGTAGCTGCCTCTCTCGCACGACGTGTCCCATCAGGTACTCCTCCTCACCACACTCCGGGCAGACGACGTCGTCGGGTAGGGGCCAGCCGTCAGTCATCTCTGGAGTCCCAGCTCCTCCGCGACATCAGACGCCTCGAGACGACGACCGAGATCCTGCCGGATCTGGTCCTGCCTGTCGCTGCCCGTCGTCCGGTAGAAGTTCCGGTAGGCGTAGTATTTCTGATCGTCCGCGTGGTAGACCAGAAGCTCCGCCGACCGGATGTCCTCCGGCAGCAGCTGGTAGATGAAGCCCCACGTCCCGGTCACCTGATACGGGATGATGAACCGAGACTGATCCTTCCCCTCGACGTCGAGGGCAGGCCAATCGATCTCGTGTGTGCTGAAGTTCCAGATTACGTTCTCGCCCTGCCTGACAGGGTTCTCTATGCAGTGACGGAGGTACGCCGTGATCTGATCCACGGTCGTATCCTCAGTCACATACAGCGCTTCTTCTCGGTACGGAGTTCCGTCGTTGTCGTTGCTCATTTTGAATCGTTCCTCGTTCCCGCTCAGAACATTACGCCCCGAGCGAGCTCCTCCAGCTTCGTCGACAGCGTCGTATTGTCCGTCACCGTAACGTGGTGATCGTACATCTGATCCATCGTCGCATCGTCGATCGATGCACCGTCACCGATCGTGACTCCGAGTACGGGGACGTCCTCATCCTCGAGGTCGTCGACCGCGCTCTGATACGTGCTCTGGGAACCGGGGCGACCGTCCGTCACGACGATCACGAACGGCTGACCGTCGACGCCCTCGATGCGCTCTGCGACGAGCTGCATCACTTCGCCCAGCGGGGTGCCACCGTCGGCAGCGGATCCACCCTGCAGGATGTTCCCACACTCGGCTTCAGCGTTCTGCGTCTTGGTGTTGATGACGCGCGCATCGTTGTCGAAGAAGTCCACCAGCTCGGTGCTGACTCCGGCCTCCTCCAGCGCGATCATCAGGGTAGCGACCGCGTTCTCGGCAGGCGCCATCTCCGAGTGCTTCATCGAGTACGAACGGTCGAGGACGATATACGTCTCGTAGTCAGCCTCGTCGCCCTCCTCCTGCCGCTCGAAGACTCGCGGGTCACCACGGCTCGCTTGGATCATCCGCGAGGAGTCGAAGCGACCGGACTGCTGGCCCTTCGTCGTTCGGGCGCGGCGCATCTGTCGGAGCTTGTCCTCGAAGATCGCGGCGACGGGTTCGGCGTCCTCGCTGCACTGCTGCCAGCGGGCACCGGGAACTGAGTTGTCGGATCCAACGAGGACTTCGAGATCCACGTTCTCCGCTTCGGCAGCTCCGACGTACTCTGAGACGTCGTCGGTCGTGTCGTCGACCTGCTCCTGATCCGTGACCTCGTCGACCTTGTCCTCGAAGTCGTCCTCGAGCTCGTCTTCCATCTCCTCGACGTCCGTCCGGTCGTCCAGCCCACCGGACTGATCGTCTGACTGTTCATCTGCCTCGTCGTCGGAATCGTCGTGCGTGTGATCCTCGACGTCGAGTCGGTTCTGTGCTTCTTGTGCGTCCCCTTCGTTCAGGTCCTCGACGAGGACCTCCCCGCAGGTTTCGCAGACGAGTTGTGACATTCGTTCCAACCTCCACCCTACTCTAATGCACCCTTGAATATAAATCTATTCATCTATACATCAGCCGGGAGTGTTAGTCCCGGATCAGTTGTGCTCCTTAGCGTGGCACGAATTACAGAGCAGTTTGAGATTTTCTGCATCGTTATTGGTGACATCGTTATCGATGTGATGAACAGACATCTTCTTTGGCTGCTCCTCGGACAACTTCCCACACTCCTCGCACATACGTCCCCTCGATTCTCTGATGAGCTCTTTCTGCTTCTGAGTAAGAGGACCCGGATCATACGGTTCTCCTCCAGACCACGACGGGTTTTCGTCACCCTCCGGGAACGGATCTGCTGGTTGACGCCCTTTCAGTTTGTCACTCCACGTCACTTGACGCCCACTCTGAGCCTGCGAGATATTCCGCCGGTGTTCAGACGATAACGAACGTCCGGAGAGAGTATCTGAGATCTGCTGTCTGACCTTCGGATCCTTTGCTGGATTAGAATCTCCAGATCTGCTCCTCGACAACCAATCCATACGACACTCCTCCCCGCAGAACCGATGATCGGCATCGACGTACTTCAGAACCTCTGTCTCTTCACCACACTCATCGCAGTCTACGACAGTGGTCTGACGATCACGTTCAGCAATCGATTTGTCGTGAGCAGCTTTGTGGTGGATCTTCATATCACGGTCACGGTCGAACCGATCAGCACCACAGGTGGGACACTTTGGCACACTCCAGATTAAGGCGGTGTCCTACTTAATCTCTGATGATCAATGAGTGACCTTCGTGACCAGGAAACTCTGAGCTACTATCACCGTCTCCACCAGACGATCCTCCAGAGCCCGCCTGTCCGTCGCTGTCAGCGTCCCCGTCCTGATCCCCGCCGGATCCACCGGACGAGTCACCCTCGCCCGTGTCGTCGCTCTCAGCGCCCTCAGAGCCGTCGCCATCTTCGCCGCCCTGACCGTCACCATCACCGTCGCCATCGTCTGCCTCGTCGTCACCGTCCGGATCACCGAACAGATCTCCGAGGGACGGCTCGTCGTCTTCGTCACCCTCCTCTGCCTCAGCATCCTCCTCGCCACCAGCACCAGCCTGACCATCGTCGTCTTCGTCCTCGTCGAGAATCTCGTCCCAATCGTGCTGCTGGGGTGGCTGGGCGATCTGCTCGAGCTGCTCGCGGACGTCGTCTTCATCGAGGTCGTCCAGCGCGTCGGCCATCTCGCCGGGCGTCATCCCGGACGTGTCGTCAGGCTTCGCATCGTCGTAGCCGCCGCCCTGTTGAGCCTGACTCGCAGCGTCGTTACCGTTCTCGTCTGCCATCAGGTCCTTCAACCAGTACCAGAACTCGAGCATCCGTTCGTAGCGCTCGCCCGGATCCGGCTCGGTCATCACGTCGGCCAGCATCGAGTTGACCTCCGGGAGGATCGTCTGGTCGAACAGCGTCCGGTTCGACGGCTGAACGAGATCGCGCTCGCCCTTGACGTGCTCGTCCACCGCGCCCGCGTCGTAGCAACCCTTCTCGAGGATCGTGATCTTGACCGCCTGCGGGATCGGCAGGTTCCGAGCACCGGACTTCTGCCGGGTGAACAGATTCGCGTTATAGGTGTCGAGCTCTCGCGAGCAGTCGAACTTCCATCGGAGCTGCTCCTCGATCGCCGCGTCCTCGGCAGGGTTCCAGACGATGTCGTGGAACGCATTCATCTCCTGCATACCGAGGTCGTTCTTGATGTCCTCGTGCGCGTCGAAGTCGGTGTAGAGGACGTGCCCGATCTCGTGGACGATGAGTCCCTCCTGAGCAACCAGCGACCAGACGTCCGGCGCGAGGCTGGTGACCGTCTGGTCGACGATCTCTCGTCCGACGTCGATATCGATCTCGCCCTGATTGTGTCGGCACCGCGCGGTCGGGATGTCGCGGAAGTTGACCGTCGGTGAGTATTCTCGGCACATCAACCGAGCGAGCTGTTCGAGGTAGCGTCGGCGCTCAGGCGAGGTCGCCTGCTGCTGACGTAGTCGGGTGCTGACCGTGTCGATGATTTGGTTCGCCATCTTTCTTAGCTCCACCAGAGTCTAACAGGGGCTTGAATATAAATCTATTGGTATCGATACTACCTTCGGGCCTGATCTGGCACCGACGTCGCGAGTAAGGAGCTGATCGGCTTCTCAGTGCAGGTATGCCTGCTGAAAACCGTACACAGAGGCTCTCTACCGGAGTCGATTCTCTGTAAGTCCGTGGAAGGGTAATCTCCGGGTGTTTACCCTCGGGGTCGTGGCCCTGAAACCGGGCTCCGTTTCCCAATCTCAGAAGTTCACCATATTCAGTCGCTTGTTGACTGCGCTCGACGCGGTGTCGCTCGTCAGGTTCGACAGGAGGATCATCCGGGTCGCACCTTCGATCCCCATCGTGTCCTTCATCGCCGCGATCTGTTTGAGCTGTCGGAACGAGCACGGCGGCGCGTTGTCGTCCGAGCGGAGGTCGAGTGCCATCTCGACCAGCTCATCAGCCTCGCTCTTGGACAGGTCGGTAGTGTCGACGAGCAGTCCCTTCTCCGCTCGCGGCCCGAGCGCCGGGCAGTCGATCGGGATGAACCGCGTCTCGAACGCTTCGTTCATCTGGTGGGTACCAGCGAAGGTCGACGGGTTCTGGGTCGCCACGAACCGGAAGTCCTCGTGAGGCGTGATGACCTCGCCTTTCTCCATCAGCTCGAGCGATCGATTGTCACCGTCTTCGAGCAGACCGTGGAGTGCCATCGTCGCTTCGGGCGGGGCAGCGTTCAGCTCGTCCATCTGGAAGACGCCACCGTTGCGGACTCGCTGGGTGAGCAGGCCGTCCTGCCATTCGAACTGATCCCGGCTGCCGATTGCTTCGAGCGCGTCGGCGACGGTCAGGTTCGCGGTGTTGCTCGCGAGCTCCTCCGCCTTCTCGAGTTCGGTCTCGAGCTTGTCACCGTTGCCCTTCGGGACGAACCCTCCGACGAGCTGCTCCTTCCGGATGCCCGTACCCGCGTTCACGCGGTCGTGGGGAGTGTTCGTCTGGTCGCAGGCGTGCTTGATCGAGTAGCTCTTACCGACACCCGGCTCGCCGATCACGAGGACCGGGAAGTCGGGGACGGAGATCGCCTTCGTGAGTGCCTCGATGAAGGTGACGTTCTGGTTGAAGTCGACCTCGACGTCGTCACCACCCATCGGCCGCTTGATGTATTCGCCCGTACTCGGCACCTTCGGGTGACCGGGCTGGCGGATCTCCATCTCGTGGAACGTCTTACCGACTGCCGGCGGGATCTCGTCGGTCGCCTCGAAGGTGCCCTCGGTCAGACCAGCGTCCTCCGCGCTCGCGGACACCGTCGCGTCCATATGCTCGGGCTTCATCTGCGCGACCCACTTCGACCCACCGCTGTCCTCGCTCTGGGCGTACTGGTAGATGTACGTCTTGATCGTCTTCTGCTGGACGTCGAGCTGGTCGTCCAGATCGCGGACGAGGTGTTCGAACTGCAGGCCGTCAGGGTTGTTCTCGAGCGCTTCTGCGATCAGCTGCTTTGCTTCGTTCGACATCTTTCTTAGCTCCACCCTACTCTATTACCCCCTTGAATATAAATCTATTGGTATCGATATCTGCTTACGTCGATACCGATGACTCGCTCTATCCGAGGAACGACCAGACCGCCCATCCCACACCTGCGATCAGAAGCGTGAGGACGGCCCACACACCGATCGAGAGCGCAGATAGGTAGAACCCCATCTTCACGGGGGACTCCCTGTCAGAGCCCAGCTCCGTGTACGTGAGCGCGATCCAGAGCAGGACCCAGACTACACCTACTCCGCACGCTACCGCTGGCAGACCGATCATCGTCAGGGTGCCAGACGGTTCTTCGCGTGCTCTTTCTGGTGCTCTGATCGGGACATCGGCTTGACGTTCTCCGGGCGATTATCCCACGGAATGCCTGAATGGTGGTGGACGTCGTCCGACAAAGCATCCAAACCGTACTCTGCTACCACGAGCAAGCGATGGACGTAGACGCGGTCTTCACCGTCGCACCACATCTCGTAGCCCTCACCGGTCATCGACAGAGACGCATACGGAAGTGAATGATCACCGCCCTGTCTTCTGGGAATATTATACTCTCTCATCCAATACAGAATCGTGCCATCATCTACCCCAAACTCCCGAGCAATGTCACTAACATCCAGCCCTTCATCAACGTACTTTGCACGTAGCATCTCCTCATCTTTCCACGCCTTCGTCAATCCGTACTTCTCGGTATAGTAGCGAACAGCTCCGGGAGTAACTCCGAACTGTGCAGCTATTTCAGCTTGAGTACGATTGTTCTGGACGTACTCGCGCTCTAACCAATTTTTATCTTTATATCCCGCCATCTTTCTAAGGTGCGAGTCTATTCTTTCTGTGCTTCATTTCGGTCTCGTAGAAGTGCATCGTGATCGGTGCCCACTCCCGAGCGAGATCGAGGACGTCCTCGGTCATCTCACGGATCTCCCACTGAGCGTCTGCGGCGGCCCGCATATCGGCGACGTGCATCAACATCCGTAGATTCAGAGTGAACACCATATTCACCTTCGTCCCGATCGGCAGCACCATCCGAGCGTCCTGCGCGGGCACGCCCAGATCCAGCAGGTTCTGGTACTCGTTGAACGACCGCTCGATCGCTCGCTCGTAGCACATCCGCCGCTCCCGGAGGATCACCTCGTCGGCCATCTCCTCCTCTCCGTCAGCGAACTCTGCGTTCCGCCCGGTCAGCCCCGGATCGTCGAGTCCGGGGATCCTAACCACTGCCTCTCCCGGCTCGGGGACGGCGTCGTCGAACCCGACGTAGCGCATCGATTGGATGTCGAAGCTGACGTGACGGTGTCGGGTGATCTGTGCCATCAGCGAGCGGCTCACTCCCTCGACAGCGAAGGTGACGTGCGGGTGCTCGAAGGGACCGAAGTGCCCGTGGTTCAGAAGCGTCTCCGTGATCAGGTGGTGCATCTTCCGCGTGAGGACGATGTCCTGCTCGTCGTGGTAGGCCTGCCTGACCTCGTCCGGTAGATCGTCGCTCTGGGAGATCCCACTCATCGCTTCGTGGAAGGAGAGGTCGCCGACGTAGCGGTCTTCGTAGTCGTTGCGTGCAGCCGTGCAGATCAGCTTCTCCGGCTCATCTGTGGATTCTATGATCTTGACGTTCATCGATTGAGTTGCTCGTTTAGGTCGTTTCGGATTCGGAGGGCCTCAGGGATCTCGAAGTCTCCGTGGAAGTCCCAGCTCTCCTCGCCGCTCGATACCGCGTCGTCGATGTCCTCGATGATGGCCTCAGCTGTCTCCTCGTCTACCTCGAAGGTGATCTGAGGACTCATCTGCGATCCGCCCTGTTCATCGTTCCGGGTAGACGTCTCTCTGCCTCGTACAAAAATCTTCAGATCGACATCCTAAGAATCCGAGGCGCGTTCAGAAGTCGAACTCGTCGATGTAGCTGAAGCGCTCGTAGGCGGCCATATGCTTGCATCGCACGTTCCGCTGCTGGTGGTCCGGGCAGGTACACATCTCGGCGTCACTGCCGGACGTGTGAACGACGTGAGTGTCGTCGCTCCCCTCGAAGTCGAAGACGAAGTCGTCTCCGAAGACACCGGTGAGGGTGACGTGACTATCGCGGGCGCGGTTGTCTCGGGACTGTTCGGCGGTCGTGAGCTCGTCGTCGGATTGGGTGAGTGCGGTCGACATCTTTCTTATCTCCACCTGTATAGAATACCCCCTTGAATATAAATCTATTGATTTCGATAGTCTACGAGTGCGGGTGAGTCCATCAGATCGTCGTCCGGCCGCATCCCCTGACCGAGCTTCACCACCTCCTCGTCGGTCAGGAGGACAGAACCGTTCGTCTCCCGACGCTCCCGCGTCTCTACCACGGTCTCGGCGTCCACGGTGACTCCGTAGTAGATCGCCTCGCGTCCGTCCGGGTAGTGCCACGGCCACGTAATCTCAGCGACCTCTCCGTCGATCTCGATCCACGCGTGACGGACTGACTGCGCTGCCTGTTTCGGGAGGACGATTCCCTCGGCGTACTCGACCCGGTGATTGTCGGCGTGGAGCATCGCCGCGTGCTGGGCTGTCCAATAGCACATCTTCGGCTTGACGTCGATCTGCCGAGTGATATCTTCCGCCAGCGTCTGCCCGGACCCCGTGAGTTCCTTCGACCGGAACTCGCACGGGTGATCGTCCAGATAGATCGCGGCAGCCCAATCGCCACCATCACCAGCTCGCCACTCGAGAAGCTCGAACAGACGGACCTGACGTTCACTGACGGTTAGGGACTCGATCCACTCCAAGAACGGCGCGACGTCCACGCGCTCAGACAGTTCCTCGATCGCGGCCTCCTCGTCCACACCGTGCGTCTCCAGCGTGTGCAGATAGTAGGCCACTCCGACGTGGTAGTCCCGGACGATGGTTCGACTGAGGTTGTTCTCCTCGTCTACCTGAATCGCAAACGGATCGCCGTCCGGGATCTCGATCGGCCCGCCTCTGGAGAACATCAGCGACCGCGTCTCGCCCGTCGCCGACACCTCCATCTGATCGACCTCCACCTCAGCCTCGCACAGAGCCTCAAAATCGCGCTCTGTGTCGGTGACGTGGATTTGGAAGTATTCCTCACTCATCGTCGTAGACCGTCTCCTCGAGGCGCTGAGCAGCCTCATCCGTCGTGTCAGGGACAGCGGCCGGGTTCTCACTCGCCTCGAGCGCGACGTACTCGAGCACCTTGTCCAGATCCTCCGCGTCGACTTCGACCGTCTCGCTCATAGTGCCCCCGCGCGGCCGCCCTCGAAGACCTCGCCGGACTCCTGAGCGTGCCGGTGCTCCTCCTCGATCGTCAGCTCGTCTTCGTCGTTGGACGTCGGGTAGTGTTCGGGGCTGTTCTGCTCGACCATCTGCCGTTCGCGTGCGATGTCGTTCATAGTTCCTCTGGCCTCATCTACAGAGAGAACCCCCTTGAATATAAATCTATTGGTATCGAGACTCCGATACTGTTAGAAGTTCATACCCCCACGACAGACTCGCTCCGTCCAGAGCTGTCGCCGCGATGGGGATCACACCCAGCGTGATAATCTCGTCCTCGTCGACCGCCAGATCCACGTCCGTACCCGTAACAACTGACGTCGCCTGATTCCCAGACGGGGGGGACGAACTCGAGGACTTCGACGTCTGCGAGATTGTCGACTGCCGTCGCCTCGTTGTCGGACAGAGCCGCGTACTCAGAGTCTTCTCGAGCGAGGTTCGCGAAGGACAGGTTCGGCTCCGTGAAGTTCGCTCCCGTCAGGGTTGCGTCGACTCCGACGAACACGTAGAAACTGTTATCCATCGACACCGAGTAGTCGAGCGGTGTCAGGTTCACGCTCTCCCACCCGTTACGCTTCCGAATCGAGATGAGTGGGATCGGCGTCCCGCTCGTGATTGTAACTCCAGCTCCGAAGACCGAGCCGTCTCGACCCTCACCACTGAACCGATTGAAGTCTTTGCTCTCACCGGCCTGATAGTGAGCAGCTGCGATGTAGCCCGTCAGGTTCCCAGCCCCTGCCGTCGTCTCCATCTGCCAGCTCAGGTCGGACCGCTGCCACATCTCGTCTCCTACCACGTTCAACTCGTGGAGTGTGATCACCTCCAGAGATCCATCGTTCTTCTTGATTCCGTAGTTCACCTTCGCCGTTCCCTCATCGTAGAAGGTGTGATCGATGCGGACGAAGCCACCCCGGTTGAACAGATTGCCTTTCGACAGATCCTCGTCGTCGAAATCTCCATCTGCGATCTTCTGAGCGAGTTCTCCGTTCCACTGATCGCGGGGGACCCGGAGGTTGCTGACGCCTGAGACGCCAGAGTAGAACCAGACGTACTCTTGATCGCCGCCTGCATCAGCTCCTCCCAAATCTCCCTCTCCAGCATCGAAGTAGGAGTATCCGATACCAGCACCGTCCCGATCTCCAGCAGGCTGAATCAGACGATTGGTGTACCCCGTCCACCAATCATCTCCCGCGTTCTGTACCGGCGTCCCTTCGACTCGAGCAGCACCACCAGCCAGAGCAGGGACTCCCACGATATAGTCGCCAGACTGGTCTGTACGAATGTTCTCTCCCGGAGGAACCTGTGCCGAAGGTCCGACACGGTTGACCCCAGAAGTGAACGTCCACCACTTCGATGAAATCGCCGTCTCTGTCCCGCCACCATCTGCTGATTGAGGAACGGCAGCGATCTTGTGCTTCCACTGAGTCAGCAGCTGCTCGATCTTGAGATTGTGGAAGTCGTCCGTCCGCCGATCCATTACCTCCTCGAGCGTGTCTGCCGTACCGAGTTCGTATCCGTTGCTACTCATTATTCACCACTACCAGAGAGTCGAGGACGGAGTCGTATAGAATTGTCCGCTCCTGATTCGGTCCGAACGTCAGGTCGTCCCCGGCGATCAGACCCTCGGTCGCTCTCTGTTGGTTGACCGAGTTGTCCGAGTAGTTCACCGTCGCGATCTTGCGTGACGGGTAGCTGGGCGTACCGCTGGATCTGGCCTCGAGGATCGCCTGAGTCTTCCGAACTCCGAGGAAGATCTCGTTCTGAGTGTTCGGCTCCAGATCGACTTGATCATTGAGCCCTGCGCGGATCTGTACGACTTGATCCTTCCGGAAGATGAGGACCTCCGTGTCTTGTACCGTCGCCACGTCGCTCACGAAGTCCGCCGTCACCGTTCCCTGATTCCTGACTCGCTCGATCTGCCCGAGCACCCCATCCTCGATGAGGTCGTTCAGATCCAACCACGACAGATTCGCGAGTCGGGTCTGTGGCATACTTAGGACATCTCGCGGCGAGTCCAAAAGAGTTCTCCAGATCTACCAATCAGTATCCACCGGTCGGCTTCGTGCCATCGCACTTCGAGCACTTCTTCAGATCCCACTCCTCTGCCTCCTCCCGATCCCACTCCGTATGACGATCTGAGACGTACTGACAGTCCGGGTCGGTGTGAAACTTCCGCTGTCCACCAGACTTCGAGCTGGCGACGAGGACCTTTCCCTCTGGGAGTTCTGGATCGTTCTCGACGAGGATGTCGTCGAGGAGCTCGTCGTCACTCACGGCTGGTAGCGATGCCCTCCTGTCCTTGATAGCGTCCCTCGTACCCGGAGGACGGTTGGTCGAGCTCGAAGAAGACGAGCTGCCCCACTCGCTCCTCAACAGGGATCTCGATCGGCTCATCGCTGAAGTTGAAGATCTCCAGAGTTATCTGACCCTCGAAGCCCGGATCCAACCACCCCGCTGTCTGATGGACGGTGACGAACAGTCGGCCATACGTACTTCGCCCTGTCAGCATCGCGGCGATGTCGTCCGGGAGCTCGATCCTGTCGTGCGTGTGCCCGATGTACGGCGTGTGAGGCTCGACGGTGACCGTTCCCGGCCACTCGCCCTCGTAGAGCCGGTCAGCGTCGATGTCGTAGAGCTCAGAGCCCAGACGGACGTCCAGAGACGCGGGCTGGAGTTGCTCGTCAGTGATCTCCGGTTCCACGACGATGTCACCAGCCTCGAGCAGACGGTCGATCGTCTTGTCGCTAAGAAGCATCTACAGGTCTTCGGACGTCAGTCCGTATAAATCTATATGTACCTACCCTCCGACGGAGTCGCCGAAGGACCATACAGGCAGGACTCGTGAACAGGGTAGCTCCCCGGTCCCGGTACGGCGTTGTCGTGGTGGACGTACTCCCGACAGAGGATGCAGATTACCTCATTACGCATCCGGCGTTTTCGTCATATAGAGACCACCAAGAGTGACGATTTGCTCACCTATCACGACTTCGTCCTCCTCCGTCTCAAAGGTGAGGCTATCCTCCAGCGCATCCTCGGAGTTCTCTACCATCTGGACAGGCTGGTCGTCTTGGACGTGCCGCTCGATCCGCTCCGTGATCTCCATTCGCTGCTCACCATCGATCCCCTCCAGACCGTAGGTGGCGAGCTGGTCGATCAGGCGAACGTGCTCGAGCATATCGTCGATGTCCATATCACGCTCGCTCGTCGCGTCCAGCTTGAACACGATCTGCTGATCTGTGTATTCCGTTCCCGGCTCTGGAGCGCGCCAGAAGACGAGTTCGTTCTGGTCCGATAGTTCCATCGTCCATCGACCCTCCTTCGCCTGAGAGAAGATCTCACGCAGCTCTCCGAGCCGCATAACGTCCTCGATTGCATCCAGAGCGAAGCGGTACTCGACCTTCTCCACCTCGTAGAACAGCCGGTCGCGGAAGATCACCTGCTCGAATCCCGGTCGGTCGACGTTCTTGCGGGTCGGCTCGATCAACTGCTGAACGAGCTGAAGTGGTGGATCGTGGAGGGTGACGTCGTCCGGGATGTCCTCCACGTCCTTCGGCAGGAGCTGGGGTGACGTGATCTCTGAATCGCCCCGAAGCTCCACGCCCTTGACGCCATCGTCCGGGTGGTTGTGCCGGATCGGATCTGCGTCGTCGTAGACGCGATGCTGATCCTCGGAGGACAGCCAGATCGCGTAATCGTCTTTCTCATCGTCGGTCAGTTCCTCGGCCATCGCCTCTGCATCTACGTATTTCATTCTTCGTTCTCCTTGATCTGAGTGACTCGGTTGTGAATCCAATCGTACTTCGCCCCCGTGAGGAACAACGTCCACCGCTTCCACGTCGGCAGCTCTCGCCACTCCAGATTCGCCTGACGGTGACGTCGCTGCTCCTCTCGCTTCTTCTTCTCGCGCTGATACCGCGGGTTGTGCTCCCTCTCCTTCTTCGCCACGATCTCCTCTTTCGGGACAGGAGTCGCGTGCTGAAAACTCGGGTCTCGGACTCTCTCCTCACCGAATCGAGTCGGTTCAGCCTCGAGGACGTGGACGGAGTGTTCGGTGACCTTCTGGACGTAGCCGACGCGCATCGGCTGCCCGTTGATGTGAGGCGTCCGAAGACGATCGAAGACCTGTTCGAACTCGTCACCTGAGTAACCGGGCTTCGGCCACGCCACCAGATCCCACTTCTCGTATGGCTCCAGATCGTCGACCATCGTACCCGGTCGCTCGGACGTCTTGGTGTCGTTGAAGTCCATCAGTACCTCCCAGCGTCCGGAGATCCCTCGGGGAATTGAGCACCGGACTTCATCTCGGCCTTCTTCATCTCGTAGTTCCGGACGCGGTGCTGGTAGAGGGCCATCCCCATATTCACCAGCATATCGTCCGTGACCGGTAGCCCGTACTCCTCCTCGAAGTCGTCGGCCAGCGAGACGGCGTCTCCGAACGACCGCCGCATCAGCTCTTTGTAGCGATCTTTCATCTGTTGTCGACCTCCGCGACGAGAGCTCCTCTGCCGAGAGGACAGCCTCGCAGTCGTGCTCGATCAGTCCCACGATATCGAGGACGTCACCACACGACTGACACCGGTACTCCTCTGGGCCGGTCTCCGAGGACTCCGTCGTGCTCATAGCGGATAGACCTCCAGCTCGTCGGCGTAGTTGTTGATGTAGGCAGGGAGCAGGTACTCCGGCACCATCAGCCCCGTAACGTCCATCTCACCGTCCTCGATCTCGTCGCGGACGTCCTCGAAGACAGTCCGGGAGATCGGCGACCAGATCTGGAGCTTGACGCTCGAGCCCGCCACGTCCTGACCGACTACATCCGTCGCCTCGACCTCGTACTCGACCTCACTTTCCTCCTGCGCGTCCTCCACGCTGTATCGCACCGTGAGGACAGTCGCCGTCGTGATAACACGGATCTGTTCCATAGTCCACCCGGAACGTCAGTCGCTAAAAGTATAAATCTATTGGTCTCGAGGTTCCAGAACTTGATCAGCCTTCGCCAGCATCTGCTCCTCGAGGGACTCCGGCTGCCCCGTCATCACCGTCCACTCAGACGACTCCTCGTCCCAATACACGCCGTTCAGGCCCATATCGATACAGTACCACTCGAGGGACGTCGTCAGACAGAAATCGACGTGCCACGCCCACTCGTCGAACTCCTCAGCGACAGTCCTCGCGTGCTCCCACGGCTCCGACAGATCCGACTCCGTCAGCCGATCCCGGAGATAGTCGTAGGTACACTCGTGCGCCCTGTTCAGCTCCTCGAGTGTCTCCAGAGACGGATTCACTGACTGGATCTCACCGCCCTCCACGATGAACCGGAGCTCCGTCGGATGCCAGTTCGTACACTCACGAGGACGAGAGCAGTAGTCCAGATCCAACCACTCCCGGACGAAGACGGCCTCGCCCATCGGCGTGTCCATATGGTTGATCAGATGGTTCGTGAGCGTCTCCACCGTCCGACGGATCTCGCTCGGATCAGCCTCCCGAATTACGGAGCCGGTACGCGGGTTGACCTTATCGGAGAACGAGTCTCCCCGGATGAACGCCCGGTCCCAGCCCTCGTGGTTCATCACCTTGAGGATATACTCATAGGATGGCTCGTCGTTGTCGTCCAGCTCCACTCCATAGGTCGTCGGGACAGGGACGCCGTCGAGCTTCCGAAGCCGATTCCACCAGAAGGACTGAAGGTTCTGCGGACAGTGAAACTCGTCCACGTAGATCCCGTCTACCTCACGCACCATCGTCCTCCACCGGATCCCCGTTCGGCTTGATGCTCCACCACTCGACAATCTGCAGATCGTGGTGACCGTCGTCCTCGAACGCGTCCGCCTGATGCCGCCCGCCGTGTCCCACATCCCGGTGACACGTCAGTCCGTTCAACTCTGCTCCACACTCGTCGGCTGTCTCAGTGCTCATACGAAGGAGAGTGAGTACCTATGAATATAAATCTTTAGGTAAGCGGATTCCGGGTTTGCCAAAATCCGGGTTTGTGAAAAATCGGCAGATGCGATGAAGAGCCCCCGATCGCGTTTTCACAGACTCAGAACCGCAGAGAACCCCCCTCGAGATGATCGGCGGCCCGTTGCCTAACCCCCCTCCCCTCAGGGCTGCTCGTAGGTGGCTCCGCCCAGCACGGTGACCACGTCCAGCGTCCGTTCTCGCTCGGCCATCGTCTCCTGCAGCTCTGCCTCCATCCACTCCCGGTGGTCGAAGTCCTGACCGGCGATGCGGGTTTGCTCGGCGAGTTCGTCGTCGGCCATTCCTTGCAGCTCTGTGGCGGCGTGGACGGCGCGCTCGTCGAGGTCTTCGAGGCGTCGACGGCCGGCGTCGGTCATCAGTCCCACCTCGCTGCGGCGGTCTCGTTGGCGAGCTCGAAGAGGACGTCTTGGAGGACGCACTCTCGGGCTCCGTCGGCTCGTAGCTCGTCCAGCTCTCCCTCCAGACGCGCGCGCACTTCTCGCTCTGTCAGTCCGTCGAAGGCGTCGTCGGTGGTGCTCATCAGGCCGACCCCGTGATGATCGATCGGACGACGTCCTCGGTCAGACCGAACTCGTCAGCGAGGCGTGCCCAGCTCTCGTGAGCGCGGTCGGCGATCTCTGCCTCGACGTCTCCGGAGGACGGGAGCTCCTCGATGGGGTCCCACGCCTCGGTACAGAGGTCGTATCCGTGCTCGCGGAGCTGCGTCATCACCTGCTCGACGGGACGGTTGACCGTGCGTCCACCGACGTCACAGACGAAGTGAGCCTCTTCCTCGATCCGGGTCATCGCGACGACCTCGCCGGCTCCCATACCGCTGTCGCAGTTGAAGACGGTGTAGCCGATGACGTCGCGCGGGTTGATGCTGTCGTAGTTGAGCGTGGTTTCGTTCATAGTTCCGTTGTCCTCATCTACACAGAGGAGTGCTATGGGTATAAATCTATTGGTTTCGAGGTCTATGGCTGAGTGTCCTCGAGCCGATCGAACCGGTCGCCCAGCTCTGACAGCTCCTCGGAGAGCCACGCCTCGTTATCGAAGTCCCCGTAGCAGTGCTCAGTGACCCCGTCCATATCGCCCGCGTCCATCGCCCGCAGCTCCTGCATAGCGATCCCGGCCCGTTCCTCCAGCTGCTTCAGATGGCTGCCGATTTGATCTCCCATAGAGGCTCTGTGAGGAGCTGACGTAGACGGGAGCGATTAATCTTCTCCGGATCCTTCGACGCGGTCACGGAGCTTGTAGAAGGTCTTCCGACTCATATCAGCCCCGTCAGACACCGTCCCGACGTCGATGTCCTCGAGCTCAGCTTCGCCGTTCGTGATCCGCTCCACCCACTCGTCTACCTTCGAGGGACGTCCATTCGAGGACGTCGACAGAGCACGCTCCCGATTCAGCGCCCGCACGATCTCTTCATCGCCCATCTCATCCAGCAGCTCCTCAGCCTCGGTGGGTAACTTTCTGCTTTCTCCACCCTCCGAGGACACACCGGTACGGAAATCGTTCAGCCAGATGCCTATTTGGTTATCGAACTGCACCTCTTTGAGGTCCTTGAACTGACGCCAATCGAACTTGTGAGTGTTTCTATCGACGAGTTTCAGCGCTTCGTCGACGATCATCCTGACGTCGTCTTCGGTGTAGGCTGGGTCGTATTCCATCCGATTAGTGTGTAGAAACCTGACTCCTAAACTCTGCCGGATATCGACCGGTGAAACCGACTCGACCACCCCCAGATCGGCCTCTGTTCAGGGTGGTGAACCGGTGAAACCGAACCGACGCCGGCGCGTCTGAGCAGGACACGCTCTCACCAACTCCTGCCGTAGACAGGCTCTCAGGCGCTCCTCTCCACCTGAGCAAGAGCGACAACTTTTACCAACCCGCGCCCGCCCGCCGTGAGCGGGTACCCTAAGAGCCCTGATTGCCCCCTGTTTGCCCCGTGTAGTCTCTCCTGTATCGGCTCTGTATGCGGGGCTGAGGTGTCCCTCTGGTGTGGACTCGTCTGGAGGGGTCTCCACTTAAAAAGATCTTATACTCTCGATCTACCTACTCATCACGATCTTCACCGTGACCCGGTCGTCCGTACACGTCGGCAAATCCTGTCGTGAGTTCGGAGATGAGGTAGCCGCCGATCAGTCCAACGAGGAGCTGGTGGGCGGGGAGGACGGTGGCGGCGATGTCGACGGTGAGGAGACCGACTCCGAGGATCCCGAGAAGCGCGTAGAGTCTCCAGTCGGTCCAGAGGGACACGGCGCTGTCGATCAGGCTCATCCGTGGATCTGCTCTCGCAGGTAGCCGGTTCGTCCGATGTAGTATGCGAGAGCGAGCGCGAGGACGATCACGGTCAGTACGGCCACCACTCCGATCACGTCCGTCTGGCAGAGGTAGACTCCTCTGGAGTAGGCGCAGCTCATCTTCTGTTCACCTCCATACTCCTACCCACACAACCTATGAATATAAATCTATTCATCAGTCCGTGGATCTCCACGCGGCGATCGCTCCCCAACAGATCGTCTGACCGTAGGCGCTCGTCGCTGCGAGCCAGAGCTCCAGAGAGACGTAGCTCGTCCCGATCACCAGCAGGCAGATCGCAGTCGGGATGGACGTCCACCGAGGGACGGCGCTCTCCTCATCTCTCAGGGTCGGGAGAAGCGGGAGGATCAGCGTCGTGTTCGCCAGCGCGAGAGCGATCTCCTCCCACGCCATCGTCAGTCGTCTGCCTGTTCGAGAGCGACGACGTGGTCGACGTCTTCGACCTGTTCGTTCACCCACTCGTGACGCGCGTTGATCTCCCGACGTCCACGGCGTGTGAGCTTGTAGTAGTTCGTCCGCCGATCGATCTCCCCTTTGGAGACCAGCCCTTTGTCGACGAGGGTGTCGAGGTTCGGGTAGAGTCTCCCGTGGTTGATCTTCTCCACTCGGTAGTCCTCGAGCGCTTCTTTGACTCCCAGCCCGTGCGGCTCCTCCTCGTTCATCCCGGCGATCACGTAGAGGCAGTCTCGTTGGAAGGCAGTGAGTTCCTCCATCGTCAGCCCTCGATCTTGGCGCTCACCCATCCAGCAGGGCGCTCGTCGTGTTCGTCGGCCTCGGGATCGTACATCCCGGACGTGCTCGCGTTCAGCTCGACCTCGTCCACCTCGGGATGCTCCTCGAAGGTAGACGCGACTCCCGTGACCTTGTCGACAGCAGGCTCGTAGCCCTCGAATCCGCGGAAGTTGAGGCGGATCGAGACGTCTCCGTCGTAGGTGTTCACGTCCACGTCAGTCGCCTTGAACTGCTCGAGAAGACACTCTCGGACGTCCTCGACGGACTCGACCATCCCACCGATGTCAGGGAGGCGGGTGTCGTCGCTCATCGTTTGTCCTCCTTTCGGCTGACGTCCGTACCCGGAGCACCCGTCTCAGCAGCCGTCCCCTCGTTGATGAGCGTCTCGTAGTCGGCCGAGACACCCTCGTTCACGCGGACGACGCGCGGGGTATCGAACCACTCACGATCGATGTCGTTCTCGCTGTCTCCGCCCGGTAGGATCGTGTCTGAGCCGACCTGTGGCTGGACGGCCACCCGCGGGCAGTTGTAGAGGTTGTATGTGATCGTCGAGGCCACTCCTCGGAAACCGGTGACGTCGTCCTCGACCACGTCACCCAGATCGAAGTCGACCTCCGTGATCGAGTCCTCTGCGTCTTCGGCGTAGTCCGTGTCCTCGCTCAGGATCTCCAGCTGAGCCCCGTAGAAGAACTCTGTGTCGCCTCGTCGAGTGGGATCCTCGTGACTGTCGGGCATCACTCCGAAGCGCGTACAGCCCGTCAGATGCGTTCCTATGTCCGTGACGATGCCTTCGTAGCCGCTGATCGTATCCCGGACCCGGTATCCGAGTCCGATGTCTGTATCTTCTACCATCGCATCCTATGCTTTCCCTCCTATGAGTATAAATCTATTCATTCCTCGACGGGGTCGATTCGGGGATGAGCGAAGACGTCGTCAGGATCGACAGAGACTCCCTCCACGTAGGCTCTGACGTACTCAGCAGACTCCGAGCCGTCTCCGTCCTCGTGCTCATCTAACCAGCTCTGATCGGCGAGTAGGCACCACTCACCCGTGTCTTCCCAGCGGTGGAGGAAGACGTCGATGCGCTGGTGATAGTAGGCGATTAGAGCGGCGTTAGCGTGCCCGTGTACCCTCCAATTGATCTCGAAGACCTCTCCCTCATCGTAGTCACTCACCGTGCCTCACCTCGTCCAGACAGTCGTCACACATCTGGTTCGCACTCTGTGCTCCGCCCGGCGTCTGATTCTCCTCGCACCGTACACAGATCTCCGGACCGAGTTCCTCCGGCTCATCGTCCTCCGGTTCCTCGAGGACGTCGTCGGCCTGCTCGTGAGCACGCTTCAGGTGCTTCCGGTAGGTGTTCGGGTGGCAGCCGAGTTCGTCAGCAGCCGCCCGATCGGTGTCGTGCTTCTCCTCCAGCTCGAGCAGACGGTCGTAGTCCGTCCACGGTTTGTCCTCACTCATCGTCGTACACCCGGAACCATTCACCCGGATAGGCTTCAACACCAGCTCCGCAGGCGCTGATCTCACCGAGTTCGTCGTTCGTGAGCGTGCTCGTCCGGAGCAGATAGCCGTCGTCCACCGTACTGTCCCGCTCGCTCAGGTCGCACCACGAGCAGCTCATCTGCTCAAACAGGTACTCGAGGGCATCTCGGTTCATCAGATGGCCTCCATCGGGAGTCCGATCCGGTAGACGTCGTCGGTGTCGCTCCCGACCGTGTAGACGGCCATCTCAGCGTCCTCATCGTCGAGGAGATCGATCACGGTCTGCTTGTCGTCCGCCTCAACGAAGACGATCACACCGCGTACATCGTCCACTGAGCCGACCTTGAGGACATCGTCGGACTCCTCGACTGCCTGCTCGACGACGTCCAGATCGCTGGTGTCCATCATTCGTCGTTCACCCGGCGAAGCCGGTTTGTCTCCAGCGCTTCTTCGACGTCCTCTCGGGTGACGGTCGTCTCCGAACCGAGATCCTCGATCCGCACCTGCTCGTGACCATCTTCGTCCTCGTAGATCTTGAGGATCTCCACGTCAGGTCCGGGGGACGGCGCGGGGTCATCGTGCCAATTGAACTGATCTCCGACGCTGAGTTCGAGATTCATCAGGCCACCACCCGAGCGTTGCTGCCGAACAGTCCGTCCGTGGACGCGTCGTTACCTTCTCGCGCCCAAAGGTCACCGTCTGGGTCGATGATCAGCGTCAGCTCGTCGTCCTCAAACGGGTTCGCCACCTTGACGATCTGGCCCATCTGCTCGAGGACTTCGCAGTCCTCCATCGTCTTGCGGCCACCGCGTCCGAGCAGGCGGCTCTCGGGCGTGTATTCAATCGAAATCGTGCTGCCTTCGTCGACGTCTTCGGGGTTGATCGCGTTCATTCTTAGGTCCGGAAGCGGCGCGTCACTGAGATCGCCTCACCGGGAGGACGCCCGGTGGGTCAGGGAGTCGAACCCTACGAGGAGACGACCTACACCTCCACCCTCTCGGGTCGGTGCCCGGTCCTCCTCTCCGTTCTCCGCTTCCATCTACTGATACACGCCCCCATAGTATAAATCTATTGGTTTAGATATCTCCTTACGTCATAGCTCGTCCTCGTCGAATCGGCCCTCAGTCCCGCAGTTAGAGCACTCTACATAGTAGGTCCCGATGCGCCTGAACTCGACTCGAGCAAAAGCTCCGCAGTCAGGACAGCGACTCGCTCGTCGGTAGCCGGGCATCGGATTCGGATCTTTCGGCTGCGCCATATCCTACCCGGAATCAGGTGACGGAGGTACGAAAAGGTGTGCCCTCAGTCCCAGCCCGGAGTGTAGGAGTGACTCCCCGGATCTCCATCAGCTGGGACCACGCTCGTCTCGATCCGCATCTCGTGGACGTAGTCTTCTCCGAGGACGTTCTCGGGATCCTCCGGGAGAGTGACGTTCACCGTGCCCATCGGATAGTCCTCGGGCGTCGTGTATTCCTGTCGATTCGGATCCCAGAACTCCGTATCGTTCGGCTGCTCGGCGATGCTGGCCTCGATCACGATCGCCCGACGTCCCACGAACTCAGAGCAGTGGACGAGTCGATCGGCTTTGTACGTCGTACTCCGCTCATCGCCCGTTCCGGAGCGGTAGATCGTCCACTCCTCACCAGCGCGTTCCTCGGCTACTGATTGCTTCTCGCCGACGCCGTCCGCCTCGAGGATCTCGTCGGGGACGTCGCTCTCGTCCAGCTCCTCTTGACCAGACCATTGCTTGTATTGAGTGAATTCGTGTTCGTGAGTACCGTCCGGGATCGTGCTGTTCCGATCGCCGTCGATCCGTCGCCAGCGGAGCCACCACGGCTCTCCTTCACGGATCAGACCCTCCTCATCGTCCCGAGACATACGCCCGGTGCGCTCGCTTTCGCTGTAGATCTCCTCGGGATCGTCTGGGAGGACGTCGGCGTTCTCGTGGTGCTCTCGGTAGGTTTCGTAATCGATGTCCACCCATTCGCCTTCGGGCTTCTCCCAGAAGGTGACCTTTGCGCCCAGCATCGGATTCGTCATATCCTGTCTGAGGACGAGGAGGGTGGCGAGCGTGTCCACCATCTCGGCCATATCAGACTGATCGGAGACGACGCTCCGGAGTTCGTTGACTTTCTGGAGTGCCAGAGGTTCGTTCGACATCTTCGTCCCTATGTACGGGTTCCTCTTTTACCGCACTTTGCTTGACTTAAAGGTCCACAACAGATCTACTGATCACGGAGGTAGTCGTCGAAGTCGCGGACGAAGTCTGCCTCCGTAGCGTCGTGGAAGATCTGCTCGGCGGCGTAGGTAGCCGCCTGCCCGATCCGCAGCGGCTCGATGTCCGTGCGCTGTGAGTAGTTGTAGATCAGGGTCGCGAGAAGCATCTGGGGCATCGGCATCTCGGTCTCTTGGTGGAACTGATCAGCGTGCATCGTCACCTTCGACTGATCGCCATCGAACGAGATGAGAACGAAAGACTCCAGATCGTCGGAAGCCAGCTCTTGGGACGCTTCTTTCAGAGCCTCTTTCCGCTCGCGCTGTTGGTACTCCCGGTCGAACTCCTCGTCTCCATCAGACATCGGTCTCGCCCAGAAGCATCGTTATTCGTCGTCCTCGAAGTCAGCGCGGGTCGTCTGGATCGCATCGGACACCGCGTTGATCTCCTCTTGGATGTCGTCCTCGGCGTCCTCCTCCGGCAGATCGACTGCCTCGAAGTCCGCTTCGACGTCGTCCAGACGATCCTGAAGCCGATCCAGATCGCCGAGGTCGCGTGCTCGCTCGACCTCCTCCTCGATCTCCTCGAGCTTCTCGTGGAACTCCTGCGGAAGTGGATCGGTGTGGAAGCCGCGTTCCATCCCACGGTTGATGAGCCGCTCCGTGATCTGGCGCATCGTCAGTTCTCTCTGCGTCGCTTCGACCTTGACCTCCTTTTTGAGATCGCGTCCGATGTAGACCGGATGCGTCCCCGTTGATTCGGTACTCATACTACGGTCGAGGATAATTGGTCTATGTGTATAAATCTATTGGTCTGTGGAATTGGCTATATCCGTACCTATAATTCGGTGTAGACACTCACTTCTCGAAGGTTAGCCGGGTCTTATCGTTGTGACTCTCGATCTCCACCAGCTCCGCAAGAAATTCCTCCCCCTTCGCGTTCCGCAGACGGTAGTTGTATCCCGTACCCCACGTCCCGCCGAAGTCCTCTACCAACCCCGTGATCCGACCGTCGTAGGTCGTTCGGACGTGTTTGATCTTGACGTCCCCGGAGTTAAGGCAGATTCTCACTACTGATGGCTTCGAGCTCCGTCGCGAAGAGCTTTGCTGATTTCTGCGGACTCCTCCATCCGCTCCTCCCACTCCTCATCGAACGTCTCTTTCACCCACTCCTCATCCCCACCCTCGACAGTCAGACTCAGGCTGCCGAGCGAGCCGTGGATCTTGAAGTGATCACCGTTGTCCTCCTCCTCAGTCATCGCTCTGGCTCACGGTGTTCGTCCTCGGCCAGCTCCATCGGATTGAACTCGCCCACGTACTCGTAGAGCTCCACCCGCGGATGCCCGTTCAGGGACGGCTCTGTGGCGTAGTGGAAGCCCGGTGGAGCGACTTCGTTGAGTTGTTCGAGGACTTCATCCTCCAGCGGGAGCGGCCACTCAGAGCCCGGCCACGACTCGACCAGACGGTAGAACTGATCGTTACTCATCGACCGGCACCTCGAGCAGTGCTCCGTTCTCTCCGTCCTCCGTGACCTCGATTCGGTAGGCACGACCCTTCCCGTGCCACTCGATCAGTTTCTCGAGGATGTCCTCGGCCATCATCTCGCAGGACTTCTGACCCAGATCCCGATCCTCGGGTAGGTACTCGTTCTCGATCCAGCTCTGGAGACGGCGCTTGAGGTGGATGTATTCGACGTCCCGGTCGTCGTGGTACTGCTGCACCTGTACCGTGACGTGGAACTCGTGACGGTGTTCGTTCTGAAGGAAAGCGACCTCGTCGAATGCTTCGTCCCATCGGTGGTGAGCGTCGAATCGTAGACTGACCTTCGCCCACGTTGTTCTAATCTGTGGCGGCATAAGCACTCACCTCTACCGTATCAAAGTCTATAAATCTATTGAAGAAGGTAGACCGATTACTCGACGTCGGCTCGCTCGAGGTCAGTGAACTTCTCCAGCCCCTCGACCACGGCGTACACGACCGGCGTGTCCAAGAAGGCGACTCCGAGGACGATGAAGTATTGACCGAGCACGATCAGCACGGCGGTCTCGATCGGTACCGTCTGTCCAATCCCCGTCAGTCCGGGCAGGAGTAGATAGGCGATCGACGTGAAAGCGATCGCATCGACCAATTGCGACGTCCCCGTGGACGCGATGTTCCGGAGCCAGAGCTTCGACTTCCCGGTGATCCCACGGATCTTGTGAAACAGGAAGACGTCGAGGTTCTGGCTGATCAAGTAAGCTCCGAGCGAGGCGAAGACGATGTTCGTCGACGACGTCAGCACCTCCTCGAAGGCTCCCTGACTCGCTCCAGCCCCAGAGTTCGGGACGAAGATAGCTCCCCAGACGAAGGCGAGCAGTAGAAAGTTCATCAGGAACCCGATGTTCACCATATAGGCCGCTCGCTTTTTCCCGAACATCTCGGACATCAGGTCCGAGCAGAAGAAGAGGACGGCGTAGGTGATCGAGCCTACCGGGTAGAGCAGGACTCCGAACCACGGTAGTGAGTACGATGCGAGCTTTGAGGCGATCACTTGAGAGATCGCGAGCGATACCACGAACGCGGCGACGATGCCAAACAGGAGCATCGTTCGCTGACGGTCGGTCTTTGTCTCCATACTACGTCTGCCAGTAGAGGATCGGAGTCTATAAATCTATGGTTCTCTACCCTCTCGTCGTACACGTACCATCCTCTAAAAAGCGCTCACACGCGCTGTGAGCGAATCCGTCCTTTGCGCGACGGATGACTCAGCTCTCTACTGAGGTCCGTACACGCGGCCCTACACGCGCCCGTTGTCGGACATCTGGATCAGGTCGTAGAACTCGCGCTTCATCGAGTCGTCCTCTCGGACGGCCCCTCGCAGGGCTGCCGTGGACGTACTCGAGTGAGGCTCCTGAGCACCCCGGCAGCTCATACAGAGGTGCTCCGAGTTTCAGCTTCAGCTAACTCAAAGGCCGTCTTCTGACCCTGTCTACCCAAATCCTCCCGATTGATCCAACCCTCCAGATAACCGTGGCACAATCGACAGAGCGTTGCGAGGTTCTCCAGATCGTTCGCCTTACGGAATCCATCGAACTCATGAAACGATACGATATGATGGACGATAAGCTGCTCTTCGTCTCTACAGACACGACATTTATGTCCATCACGATTTAGAGCTTTCTCACGCTGTTCATTCCAATTAGAGCCTCTGTACTGGCTCTCACCACCTTTCCAATTGGGATGATCTCTCCCTGCTATCTCCTCTGAAACCCACTCAGCACGACACTGAGGACTACAGAACCGCCTGCTACTCAGGTACTCTGGTACGCACTCAACTGCTCCACAAGTCTCACACTCAACGTCGATGGTATCAGCAGATCTGTGTTCCTGATAGCAGCTTCTACAAAACCGACTCACACGATCCTCAGCCCCAGAGTAGTGACCCACCTCTACACCACAATCCTCACACTCGTAAGTAGTCCACTCCGGGTCCTTACCGTGCTTTTTGGTATGGTGGCACTTCAGAGTACGCTCGCTACCGTATAGCCACCCACACTCCTGACACTCGACGCCCTCACCCGAAGAATGAAGCTCGAGATGTTCGTCCAGAGTCTGACTATCCTGGACACTTTTACCACACTTCGAACAATCCATTACGAGAGTATTAGCTCTCGTGCATCTTAAGGATATTGTAGAACTCTTCTCGCATAGGGTCGTCTTCTCTTACAGCACCACGAAGCGCTACTGTCGACGTCTGGGAGTTCGGCTCTTGAACACCCCTGCACGTCATACACAAGTGCTCAGACCGAATGATTACTGCCGTCGCCAGCGGATCGAGCTTCTCGTGGACGGCGTTGGCGACTTGATTCGTCAGCCGCTCTTGGACCTGCGGCCGGCGAGCGTACCCGTCCGTCACCCGCGCGAGCTTCGACAGTCCCACGACCTTGTCCTTCGGGATGTAGCCGACGTGAGCGACTCCGCGGAAGGGCAAGAAGTGGTGAGCACACATCGACTCCACCTGAATGTTATCGACGATCACCCAGCCAGCGTCTCCGCTGTATTCACCCGTGTCGCCCTCGTACTGCTCGACGTCTTCGAACGTCTTCTCCAGATGCTCGTCCGGATCGTCACCGTTCCCACCGAACAGCTCGTTGCGACGGGATCGGACGACTCGCTTCGGTGTCTCCTCGAGGTGCTCGTCGCCGTCCGGGTCGACCCCGATCTCCTCCATAAAGCGACGGAAGTGGTACTCTGCTGGATCCTGCTCCGGGTGCTCTTGTGTCATAGGTTCTTGACTCATCGTTCTGCGTTCCTCATCGTGCGCGGTTCTTCCCACGGATAGACGATCCAGCTATCCGTCTGAGAGATAGAGACGTTCGGCTTGAACTCGCTGTCGGGCTTCTCGTGCCAGACAGCGGTTCGATGGTCTACCTCGTAGCGATCCCACAGCTCCGTGATCCGCTGGAGCGTTCGTCCGCTATCGACGACGTCGTCGACCAGCAAGACCGTTTCGCCCACCTCGATCTGATCGAGTCCATCCGTATGGATCTCGACCTCGTCCTCCCGTTCTTTCCCATCGTAGTGTGTCGCGCGTAGGGACGTCATCGGCAGGTCGAGCTCGTGACTGACCATCACGGCCAGCGGAAGCCCACCCCGAGCGACTCCTACGATATGATCCGGGTCGTCGATCATCTCGGCGGCCTCGGCGATCTGGACAGCGGCCGACTCGGCCTCACCCCAATCGACGTATTCTTTCTCGACCATCTCAGACCCCTGTCTGTCGTATGAAGTTATCGAGCCTATTATGGCACGTACTACACAGAAGAAGGAGGTTTGACAGCTGATTAGCCTCCTCTCTGGACTCGCACTTTCGTCGGGGTTTCACATGATGAATGTGCAATCGATTGCTTACCATAACCTTGTGAGCCTCGTTACTTAATCCACACATCTGACATTGCTTGTCCCTCTGAACAACCTGTTCAACCTTCGACTGAGACATCCAGTATCGATCGGCTTCTTCACTTACCCACCGGGGATGATTGTCTCCGCTCAGGATGTCCTCTTCCGATCTACGGATATCGGTACATTCTCGCGAACAGAACTCTCTATCAGCAGCGGGTGGAGCAACAAACCACTCATCGCACCACTGACATCGATTTGTACGTGCTCTCGCCCATCCCTGAAGCGTATTGCATCCCGCCTCAGAAGCCTTCTTACAGGGAAGAGAACAATACTTCGATTCTGAGATGGATTTGCCATCCCGAATCTTATACTCACACCTACAGGTCTCGCATACAGACGTCTTTGCCAGAGTCCCGTCATGAGAACGTCCGTAATGCACCTTCACACCATGATTAGTGCCATTGTAATCGCAACCACTGGCGGGACAACTACTCATCGATGTCTAACTCCCTCCGTAGGATATCGTCGTAGGACTCTCCTTTCTGGCCCAGAGACTTCAGCTCATCCCGGACCTCTTTGGAAAGCTGGATACTCGTCTTCTCCATACTCGATAAGTGTTGATGGGTGTAGTTAAGTGTTATCTATACACCGGTAGCAGCGTCCCAGACGTCTACGTGAAGGCGTGGGCTGAATCGGAAGCCCCTCACTTTACAGATCTCAGCCACCACGGGATAGGTCTCACGAAGCTGCTCCTGAGTCTGCCCGGCAGGCATCAGGGACACCTTCTCTCTGGGGATGTCGCAGACGTCGATCAGGTAGTCGATCTCCTGCATATCGCCCTCGGAGGAGACGACGAACTTGAACACGGCGGGCGGGATCTGGTCGTCCTCGTCCTCGCCCATATACACGAACTGATCGACCGCGTCCGTAAGCCGACGCTCCTCGGACATCCCGGAGTTCGCGAGTTTCAGGCTGACGTTGAAGTGATCAACCACAGCTCCGAAGGACGGGGTGATCTCTTGCGTCCCGTTCGTCTCCACCTCCACGAAGGGACGCGTCTCGATCTCGTCTTTCAGAGTGTGGTAGAAGTCGAAGAACGCCATCTGGTGACTCGGTAGCGTCGGCTCGCCACCGGTCAGGACGATGTGCGCATCCCGGTTCTGGAGGACGTCGAACCACCCTCTGTCCTCCCACTCCTCGACCAGCTCGATCGGCTCGTAGGTGTTCTCGGGATCACGCCAGACGTCGATCGTATCGCAGACCCACGTCGCGTCTCCCTGCGGCTCGTCGCCCGGCTCGTACTCATCCAGATCGTCTATCCACCCGCAGGAGAGATTGCACCCTGCGAGGCGGAGGAAGATTGCTGGCGTCCCGGCATACGGTCCCTCTCCCTGTATGCTGAAGAACTGTTCGGCCACCTTGACCTGAGTCATAGTCCCATCTCCTTCATCGTCAGCAGGACGGTGATGAACCACGCGATACTGAAGACGATCCCAGCGATCACGAGCGTTACGACTCCGCGGATGATCATCGCCCACTCACCACCGGGCATCGGTGGGAGGAGCGTCCACGCGCCCAGCCCTGCGACAGCGGCGAGCGCGAGGGAGAACAGACCATCTCGGACGGCCTCGCCCAGAGGATCCGCGTTGTCTGTCTCCATCGTCAGCCCCAGCTCGAAGTCTCGATCCCGTACTTGTCCGTCTCGTAGACGATGATCTCCACGTCCACGACGGCGTCGATGTTCTGAATCCGGTCAGCCATCCACTGAGCCATCACCTCGCAGGTGGGGTCGCCGTGGAACAGGTACGCCTCTCCGAGCAGAGGGATCTGCCCTGAGTCGACGTAGATGCCGCTCTGATCCTTCTGACGCATCTGCTCGAGGCTCTGGGACTCATCCAGCAGAACCTCGTCAGCGAGCGCGTCCAGCAGCTTGTCGTTGACGTTCAGAAGGATCGCGTGATCCGTGTCGTCGATGAGACTGCTGACGTCTTTCAGATCCAGCGGCATATTGTCGTCACCCACTTCTTCCATCGACACCTCGACCTCTGCTTCCCACTTCATATTATGCCCGTGGACGTTCCCACAGACACCGTCGTAGTGGTGGAGTCGGTGCGCCGTACTCGTGCTCCGTTCAACGTGGAGCGTTCTTGTGTCGGTCATCGGTCTGCGCTCGTCTCTTGGATACGCTTGGATATAAATCTTTATGTCTCTCTATCGGCTCCAGACTCGGACTCGGGAGTTAGTGCTAACGAATCCAGAAGATAGCCTACTTAAAAACAGACGGGCCTCTGAGACGGAATCGGCCTGCTCGACGCGCTTTCCTTACCGAAATCAGGCACCGGGCCTAAACTTCAGCTCCGCACTCTGTCACTCCGAGTGCTGGCAGTTCGGGTAGTTGGTGCAGCCCCAGAAGGCGTCCCAATCGTCGCCCCGGCTCGGCTCTCGCAGAGCCATTCGGTTTCCACACTCCGGGCACTCCTTATCGTAGTCTCGCCAGCTGCTCACGAGGTCGACGATCTTCGGGCGCAGGTTGCCCTTCCAGCCCTCGGGGTTGCTGTCGGTCGGGCCGAGGCGGAGCGTCTTCTCACGGCCACCGATCGGCTGTTCCTCCTCCGTGTCCCAGACGACCGCGCGGATCGCGTCCTGACCCTTCGCTCGGCTGTTCCCTCGGACGAGGGTACTCCAGACTCGCACGACGAGCGTGTCGGACGGCGTCGGGATGTCGTAGACGATCTCTCGGGCGTTCTCGGGGACGGACTTCTCGTACTTCGCGAGGTCGTCCATAAACGCGTCGAACTCGGCTTCGGTCACGTTCTCGTACTGTCGGTCGCTGGTGGATTGGGTGGTCGACATCTTTCTTATCTCCACTTACGTCTAATACCGCTACCCATATAAATCTATGGATTTCATCATCCCTCTACGACTCGCCACGGTACTCGCGAGGTGACTTCAGCATCCGCAGGGACGTCTCTTTGTTCCGGGAGCCGTACTCCTCCATCAGCCCCACGTTCTCCGAGGACGTCAGAGAGCCATCGACCTTCGACGTCCAGTCCCTCACTCCGTAGTGGATCGCGGCAGCCTTCACGACCTGCCAGTCGATCACCGTCAGATCGCTCGAGTGCTGATTCCCTGTCTTCAGACGCGTCACCTCTTGACTGGTGAGCTGAGCCTGACCGAACGATCTGTCCTCCTCATCCTCAGGCACCAGATGAGGCCTCACCATCGTAGAGCAGTCCGTACATCCGATGTAGTCCGGGTGAGTCTCCCCAGCGTCCTCGACGTCCTCCCAAACAGGAATCGTCTGAGGCGAACCACACTCGATGCACTCGTTCATCAGACAATCACCTGAACACCCTGCCACCCGAGCCAGAGGACGAAGATCAGAGCAGCCAGAGCGAGGATCACGAGGAGCAGATCTCCCATCGCTTTGTTCGCGTCGTGGACGTAGATGTCCGGCTCGACTCTGATCGAGTCGTCCTTAAACTCGCAGTGCTTACACTTCCCGTATGACTCCTCGAGTCGACCGTCGTAGAGTGGACGGTACTGAAAGCGCTCGCACCGGGGGCATTCGTCGTAAGGACGTCGCTCGACCAACCACGCGGGCAGGTGCGGTTTGACTCTCCGGAGTCCCTTCCACTCGTAGTCAGACGTACTCATCTCTGTCCTCCAGATGGTGCTCGGTGACGTCCATTACCAGCTCGAAGCCGTCCTCTGTGAGCGTGACTCCCTCGAGCTCTGCCTCGTCGATCACCCTGACTTTGCCATCAGGGACGTCGGGTAGCTCGGACTTTCGAGTCATCGTTCACCAGTCGAACACAGATTTGACATCGTCTGTTACACGAGACTGTGCAAGCTCGTAATAGTCTTTGTTAACCTCTACACCAACGAAGTCTCTCCCCGTTTTACGACAAGCGACTCCCGTCGTACCAGAACCCATAAATGGGTCGAAGACCACGTCGTCTGGCTCAGACCAGAATCTAATAATCTCAGCAAACAAGTCTACGGGTTTCTGGTTGGGATGACAGCGTTTATCTCCGCGAGGGCTTCGGTATCTGAGTACATTCTGCTGCTGAGGTGGTTCTTCGTTGAAGAACCAGTCATCATCGTCGGAAGCAATCACGAACTGCTCTACAGCATCCATCCAGCGATCTTTCTTGACCATCCTCGGCGGGGGGGATGGCTTCAGCCAGTAACCCATCTGAACGACATCCATCTGTATTTCTGCGAGACAGCTCACCAGACGTCCCATCGTTCGGTTATCGTAGAACGAGATAACAGTCGCTCCATCTATACCATTTAGCAGAGGCACCCACATCTCGGGGACGATGCTATCGTGGTCCCACTCACCGAAGTCCTGAGTAAACTGACTGTTCATCCCGGAATGAGATAGGTCAATATCCCCCGAGATATTATAGGGCGGATCAGTAAGCACCAAATCGATATCGTACTCCCCGACCACCTGCTCGCCAACATCGAAGATATCTCCGTCAATCAGTTCGTACATATTATCACCAATCAAATACCGACTGCTCCTCGACCTTCTCACCCGACTCCGTCGCCCAGTCCTCTTGATCGTCTGGGTCGATGTCGAGGGCCTTCTGTGCTTTGTCCGAGAGGTCGTATTCAACTGCGAGTTGGTAGCGTTCCTCGACGTCCAGATCCAGCAGCATCGGCAGGTAGATCTGGCGGAACTCGTTGAACTCACACGACATCCCGAACCGTCCGTCCTCACCCTGAAGCTCTCGGTAGAGCGTGGACTCGGCGTTGTCGCTCTGGGCGTTCGGTGGGTAGACTCTCGTCGGACCACCGTAGTTCACATACCCACCGTAAGGATCTGTGAGCCGGACGTTGGCTATCTCCTGCTGCAGAGCGCCGGCGTACTTCCAATATCGGAAGTCGTTGTTCGGACCCGCGCGTGCGCACCACTTGTCCGATCGTGCCAGCAGATCCCAGACGACCTGAGCCTCGACTCCTCGGTAGCGATCGCGTAGTCCAGAGTCCATCCACATCAGCATATCGGGCGGCGTCTCTGCCATCAGACCGTCGACGCCTCGTCCCATACGGATGTCGTCCAGCGCGCTGAATGGTGAATCTTCGTAGGTTCGACCGTCCTCCAGTATTTCACCACCAGCGGCGACCATCATCTGCAGATCTGTGATCGCGTCTCGTAGGTTCTCACGCTCGGACAGTTCTCCGATCTTGGCGGCACCGATATCCAGATCCTCCTCCTTTGCAATCTTCCGGAGCTTCGCCTGACGGGATGAGCGACCGAGGCTGAACTCGTGCTCTTTTGACCGACTCTTAATTCCCGATCGGACGTCCCACGGCTCATTACAGACCATCATCACCGGGTTCGGCGGATCGTCCAGAACCTCGTAGAGCGGAGTCAGATTCGTGCGTCCGGGCAGCGAGTCCACCTCATCCAGCAGGACCAGCTGGTGCTCCGCGTCGATCGGAGTCAGCTTCATATCGTTCACGATGTCTGCGATCTCATCAGACCGGCGCGCGTCCGAGGCGTTGATTTCAGTGATCGGCCAGCCCATCTCGTTCGCCACGACCTGCGCCGTGGACGTCTTTCCGACACCGGGCGGACCGGACAAGAGCTGAGGCTGGTCGCCTCGTTCCCAGTGCTCAGCCCACGTCCTGATTGACTTGATCGCGGAGTTATTACCCTGCAGGTCTTCGAATTTTTGCGGACGAAACTTCTCAACTAATGGTTTGTCACTCATCTTGATCACTCATCCACTCCATCATTTGAATACTTTTCTCCTCATTCACAACCACTTCATCTCTGGAAAACGTCTTCTCACACGGTTCACACACAAACCGATCTCGTACATTACCCACTTCTCGTCTCTTGACGTTCTCGATGAAATTGGGTGCTCTCTTACGCAACGAACCACCACACTCTGGACATTTTACATCTGGCATAGTAACTCCTCCATCGTCTCTCCAATTACTGTTTGATCTACCTCTTTGCTGTTTAGACAACCGATTACGGTGCTCACGTCTTTGATTGACGTTGAAATCCGATAACGCTGTATCGAAGTCCCGGAGGTCTACTAACTCTGAAACCATATCCTTCGTCAGCCACTCGTACTTTCTGGAGATGGACAAAGTTCCCAGCCCTGCAGCATAGAGCGATCTTATCTCATCGCCTATTTGATCATCCACCCAGTTCTTCGGAGTAGCACCGTGTACGTGTCTGAAATGATTCCGATGCATAGTCGCTAACTCTTTTTCGCATCCGGAAGCAGGACAGGTGAATTTACTGTGAGTCTGTGCCACGTTTGAGCACCTCTTTCCACGTCAGACCCTCGTCGTCTTTGAACTCACTAAGCTCCTCGTACTCTTGATCGCCCAGAGTGAGATTGATGTTCTTGGGCATCCACCGATAACTTAGTTAGTTACTTACTTAGTTCTTCCGTCCTCGATCTCACGACGGCGGACGTTCTCCAAGAAGTTCGGAGCGCGTCGTTTCAGCTGACGTCCGCAGTCCGGGCAGTTCGTTCCCATCCGCTCAACACTCGAGCGTCGATGGATATAAATCTATTCACTCGGCTTGAATCAGTTCACGATCTCCTGAGCGATCTCGGCACGGTCACGGTCGTTGGACTTCTTCACGACGCGCTTCGGGTACTCGTACCCACATCCGCGGCACTGAACGTAGACCTCGTCGATGGTCTCCGTCTCGTCCTTCGTGTAGTAGGTGACTTCTTCTTCGCCGCACTCGTCGCAGGTCGCGTCCAGATTCATTTCGAGGTGCATCTTTCTTATCTCCACTTACTCGTAGAGCCGATACCCATATAAATCTATTGGTATCGATACTCCTCTACCAATCGAAGGCCGAGTTCTGCTGAGGCTTCGAGTCGTCCTCGTCACCGAAGTCCGGCTCCTCGACCGTCGTCTCCCCGAAGTCAGGCGTCCCACCGCCACCCGACCCACCCAGCACCGACTGCTCGTTACGACCCGTCTTCAGCTCGGACCACGTATATTCAGTCTCCTGAACGATGGCTCGGATCGGCTGTTCAATCGCCTTCTCGACGTGCTTCTCGACGTCCAGCTCATACCCACGGGGCAGCTCTGTGGCCGTCCACGGGAGCGCTAAGACGTCCGTAGAGCCGACTCCTTGAGGGACGCCGTCCACGTACACCAGCCACGGATCATCGCCCACAGACCAGTGGTACTCGTCCACGTACTCGTTTACGTGTCTGACTCCTCTCGGCATCGGCCCGTTCGGATACTTCTCGATATCTTTGTTGATCGTGCTCGGCACACCGATCTCGTCCACCCCGTAGGTGAGGTTCCGAATCCCCTCGACTCGTTCTTGGACGAACTCCGAGAGCTCCTCGAAGGACTCGGATTTGAGCACCAGCTCGATGAACTTCGTCTGCACCTTCTTGGCGAGCGCTGGCGAGTCAGATCGCTGGGACTCCATCCCGACGGTGTCCACCTTGTCGACTCGCTTGCCCTCCTTCCAGACGATCCAGCCCGCGTATCGCTTCTTCGATCCGGGTTGGAAGAACCGGCGGTAGAGCTTCTCGAACTCGTACTGCCACAGGTGATTCTCATCCGATGGCAGACGGTCGTGAGGTAGCTCGTCCACGTCCACGTATGGGTGATCCTCGGGGATCCCGAACTCGTCGGCGATCGGGGACATCAGCTCCACGAGGTTCTCATCCAGATCCTTCCCACGCTGGATCACCTCGTCCGTGACGAACTCCTCATCCTCGTCGATCAGCTCGAGCATCAGTGAGTCCGTGTCTCCGTAGATCACGTCGTAGCCCTGCTCCTCGATCCGCTGGACACCGTACCACTGAACGAACCGGGACGCTCCCGTGATCGAGTCGCCCATCCCGTCGCCGGACAGGCGGAAGTAATCGTTGTCGGAGACACCGAAGAACGAGTTCATAATGACCTTCACCGCGCCCTGCTGAAGATCGTAACGAGCGTATGCTACCGATCCCGGCTCGTGCTGGTCGCGGAGATCCTTCTTCTTCTTTCGCTCGTCGAACAGGAGCTTGATATACTTCGGCAGGATGCCCTCTTTATCGAGCGTGAAACCGTGCGCGCCCTCCGTGATATCCCACCCGATGTCGTCCTCCGTGATCTCGTCGCCGTCGACCTCGTCGTAGTTCAGCGGCATATCGGGGACGATGATATCGGCCTCCTCCGGGTCGTCCACCTTCGTCTCCTCGCTGATATTGCACGTAATAATCGAGGACGGGTAGAGCGACTTCAGGTCAGTCACCCCGACTCCGTCGCTGATCCCATCCGACGGTGGCATCACGAAGCCGCCAGAGATGTCGTCCAGCTCTCGATCCTCTGGAGTGTCCGGCAGGATCTCATTCGGCGAACGGTGCTTGAACAGGAACCCCTCGACCTCCTTCATCTCCGAGCCGACGGAGTACGGTGGGATTGAGCAGATGTCTGCGATCTGGTACCAGAACTCGAAGATGCCTTGAACGTCGTCCAGAGCGACACAGAGCTGCGTGTCGACGACGTTGTAGGCCATAAACATCGAGCGGTTCTCGTCGTAGGAGTTGCCCTCGGCAGAC